CAAGATTGATCTTGATCAATTTCTTGGTGATATAACCATGTTTTGCGAAATTAATCAGATGAGTTTTAAGACGAAAAACTACTATTATGTTACTATTCCAACTGAATTTCTTGAGGATATTCTTCATCTTGGCGGAATCTTACGTGGACGAAAAATAGACCAACCGGCAGTATTTCCTGAATTTATCTTGGATGAAAAATGTCCTCGCCCTGTTGTTCGCGAATTTCTTGGCGGAATGTTTGGCGGAGATGGACATACATGCGTTCTCGGTATGCATAGAGGAAAACGAGACGTTATGACATCCGTTTCATTCTCAAAATCAAAAATGGTTGAATACGGCGAATCGTTGCAAAAAATGTTTGAAGATTTTCAGAAATTGCTTGCCAAATGCGGTATTCATGATACAACAATTCAAAAAGCAAAAGAAACAACATCTTCGAAAAGAAAATTTGAATTGAAAGATAAAAGTGATACATCGAATCGGAGTTTTTCGTTAACGCTTCATCTTCCCATTGAACAACTTATTCCATTCTCCGAAAAAATCGGGTTTCGTTATTGCTGCCACAAATCCCAGCGTCTTGAAGCCGGTGTTTCATATCGCCGCCTGCGTGAAGAAGTTTGTCGTCAACACAATTGGCTGGTGAATCGTGTGGATGAAATTACGCATTTCAAAGAAATCAAATCCAAGTATCCGGACAAGATTGTGCCTACAAAGAGTGCCATTATTAAAGCCGTCGAAGAACTAAAGAAAACGGAAGGGCTACTTCACGATTACGCGATTCCAAGCACGCACGACATTACGGATCATCTGATTAAAGGCACCGAATTTGGCAAATTCACATCCAAGTCATTTCCCACTGCGGAACAATTCATGGAAAAAATTGGAGCGCTGAGTTGGTTTCTAAACGATGATGTAGAGTCAGATAAAAAAATGGATGATGTGGATGACCAAGTATTTAAGGAAGTAGAAGAAAAAGAATACGAATCTACTACAACATATGGCGTTCACCGCGAATGTGCCTCGCTTCCCACGATGAATTTGGAAGTTGTCTCACGCATCAATGTCGGCCCGCAACACGTGTATGACATTAGTGTAGAAGACACGCACTCCTTCCTCGTAAATGGCATCGTTGCACACAATTGCATGGTATCGCACGGAGCTGCACGATTCACGCGCGAGCGACTCTACGACGTTTCCGATAAATTCCAGGTGCACGTGTGCTCGAAATGCGGAATGGTTGCGGCGTATAACGACGCGCTCGGAATTCACTGCTGCAAAATGTGCGACAACCGCACCGATTTCGCGTATGTCGAAATTCCGTATTCGTGCAAACTCCTGTTTCAAGAGCTGCAAACGATGAATGTAGTCCCGCGAATCATGACGGAATAATTAATTATATTATTACTGGTGTAAAGGTAATCAAGGTAAGTAGAAATAATAAATAATAGATTAAATAAATTGTTATGAAAAAAAATATAAAAATATTATTATATTATTTTTCTCTCAAATCTCTCTACAATTTGGGAGGAAACTCTTTTTATAAATGTCAATCACAAAACGTGTTGGCGATAAAAAACGCGCCCACGAGTCCGAACAGCGCGCCCAAATGGTAATTGTATTGCATGATTCGATACACGTTTAACCACGCCTGTTTCTGTTTATCGCCGTCAATGTGAAGAATCATCCAGTCGCTTTTAGGAGACAGCATGTAGTAAAAATAATTGGTCATGAATGTAATTGCGCCAACGACGCAAATGGTTGAAAAACGATTGATTTTATACGAATTCTTTGTCGCGCTTTTCCAAAATAAGAATAGGAAAGATAAAACAAGTCCTAAACCGAATCCCGTGAAATAAATTCTGCGCCGTTCATCTGCAATTTTTTTATAGATTGCATTTTGTTTTTTAGAGAGAACTTGAGTGAATTTCTGAATGGACGACACGCTGTCTGTTTTATACATTGTGAAAACCATTGCAACAATAAACATTGTCGCTATAATGCAGCTCTTCATACAAACCATTTTTATTAAAACCTTTTATCTTTATAATTATTTTCTGATATAAATAATTATAGAAAAAAATAAAAACAACACAAATTAAAATATTATTATATTATTATATATTAATATTTATTTCAAACTCGGTTTATAAAAATGAAACTAGTTTTAGGAGGTTTATACAATGGATTTTCCGCCAAATTGCTTGGAGGCGGTTCCGGTAAAAGCGGAAGCGGGGGGCCGGAGGGCGGCAGCGAGCGCGAAATGACTCGTGTTACGTTGAGGGAAGCGTGGAACGGTCAAGCTGCTAGTGGCAGTGTGAATAATGTAACAGTCGCAGTCACTCCGTTTCGTGCCGTGAACAATGCCGGCGATTTTTTGAATCGTCAATACTATACTTCCGGCGGTTCGTCCCAAATCAATTCTCTAAGGGGTGGTCTAACCGGATGGAAGAGCATGGCAGGTGCCATTCAGCCGCATCCCGATAATACCGGCGTCCCATCTTCCACGTGCAATGTGAAATACGTGTATGACAGTTCTGATTATACGCGATTTAGAAAACTTCAGGCGTCCAATCGGAACTACAATGACGGCAGCTTTGGCGGAAATTTGAACAGCGGAGCCCAGTCGAAGATTCGAGCATCCAAACGATTCTTTTAATTTTGATTAATAGTATGCATGTGTGCACGTGTATTGGTAATTATTGTTTAGATAAACTTATAACCTTGTATTGTTTAGATAAACTTATAACCTTGTATTGTTTAGATAAACTTATAACCTTGTATATAATTGAAGTCAAACCACATATTTTAATTATATACATATAATATTAAAAAGTATATATAATATAAATTATATATTTATATTTACAATGGCATCATCATTGCCCCAAACGCTTGAAATAGTAACAGCACCGAATCAAGTGAATGAATTGACAAAAGATGCAATTGATTATATTGATACAATTTCAGATCCCATTCTTTTTGATGAAATGTTGAGAGATAAAGACAAGAGAGATAAACAAGCAAGGTGTAGCGAAATATTTGGATTTACGATGAGAAAGTTGACCCCTGATGAATGTGTAAAATTCAAATTAGATTCATCAAAAAATTATGAATTAATAACAAGTATTGAGCAAGAAAGCGTCGCCTCCGTTGTTGGATTGAAAGTGGGTGATGTGTTAATTGGCGTTTATAATACAAATGGCCAAATTCGACAACTGTTCGATTTTGTCGATGAGGATGCACTTTATAATATTTACGGTAATAAATTATTTGATAAAATGACTATACTATACATTAGTTTTCGCGTGTTGCGATATGTTTATAAAAACGTATTTAATTTTAATTTAGATTACGTTGATGTGCGCTCACTCGACGTAAAAACGTTGCATCATACACTGCGTTTTGCTCTACCCTATACAAATGGTGATGTGAATGACACGATTATCAATTTTGGAAGTGCGTATTTTGAAAAATATATCGACGGATTAACCGACACCACTCAACAAATGGTGGGAGGGGCTAAAGGAACGGGACCAGGAGCAGCATCGGTAGCAACAGGAGCAGCAGCAACTCCTTCCGGTCAAGGAGGCGTCGTTGTTGGAAGAAGACCTCAGGGTCGGGCACCACTTCCAATTGAAACTATAATGCGCCAAATTAACGAGTCAATAGAACTTGAAAAAACATTACCACCCGGACCACAAAAAACGGCGTTGCAACAAGAAATAGCAAAAGCGCGAGCTTTGCAAAAAGGTTTTATAGAAAAAAGAAAACAAATGGCTCAAGAAAACGCTTTAAAAGAACAAATAAAAGCTCAAGAAAAAGCTTTAAAAAAACAAATGGAACAACAACGATTACGCAACGAACAACTGTCGTCTTTATTTCAAGGTCAAGGGTCCGCATTATCAGACGAACGGTTTAATTCTGAACTTGCACGATATGAACAAGATGTAAGAGAAGAACAAGCATCGTATCGAACCGCTCTTGAATCAGAACCACCATCACGATCGTCATCGCAAGCATCGTATCGAACTGCTCTTGAATCACAACCGTCGTCGCGGTCATCGTCGCGGTCATCGTCGCCATCACCATTATTGAAAATGCCTACTGTTTCAAATATGCCAATGCAAATACAAGGAACGCAAGGTGCTTTTGGTCCTATTTCTAGTGTTGGAGCACAAGGTGCTTTTGGTCCTATTTCTAGTGTTGGAGCACAAGGTGCTTTTGGTCCTATTTCTAGTGTTGGAGCACAAGATGCTTTTGGTCCTATTTCTAGTGTTGGAGCACAAGGAGTTGGACAATCCGTTTCTGGTGTGGGAACACAAGGAGTTGGACAATCCGTTTCTGGTATTGGAACACAGGGTGCTGTCAGCCCTATTTCTAGTGTGGGAACACAAGGAGTTGGACAATCCGTTTCTGGTGTTGGAACACAAGAAGTTGGACAATCCGTTTCTGGTGTTGGAACACAAGGAGTTGGACAATCCGTTTCTGGTGTTGGAACACAAGGTGTTCTTGGACCCGTTTCTAGTGTGGGAACACAAGGTGCTCTTGGACCCGTTTCTAGTGTTGGAACACAAGGTGCTTTTGGTCCTATTTCTAGTGTCAGAGCACAGGGAGTTGGAGAAGCAGCTTCTGGTATTGGAACACAAGGTGTTGTCAGCCATATTTCTGGTGTTGGAACACAAGGAGTTGGACAATCCGTTTCTGGTGTTGGAACACAAGGTGTTGGACAGTCCGTTTCTGGTGTTGGAACACAAGGAGTTGGACAATCCGTTTCTGGTGTTGGAACACAAGGTGCTCTTGGACCCGTTTCTAGTGTGGGAACACAAGGTGCTCTTGGACCCGTTTCTAGTGTTGGAACACAGGGTGCTTTTGGTCCTATTTCTAGTGTGGGAACACAGGGTGCTGTCAGCCCTATTTCTAGTGTGGGAACTCAAGGTGCTTTTGGTACTATTTCTGGTGTTGGAACACAAGGAGTTGGACAATCCGTTTCTGGTGTTGGAACACAAGGAGTTGGACAATCCGTTTCTGGTGTTGGAACACAAGGAGTTGGACAATCCGTTTCTGGTGTTGGAACACAAGGTGCTCTTGGACCCGTTTCTAGTGTTGGAACACAAGGAGTTGGACAGTCCGTTTCTGGTGTTGGAACACAGGGTGCTTTTGGTCCTATTTCTAGTGTGGGAACACAGGGAGTTGGACAATCCGTTTCTGGTGTTGGAACTCAAGGTGCTTTTGGTCCTATTTCTAGTGTGGGAACACAAGGAGTTGGACAGTCCGTTTCTGGTGTTGGAACACAAGGAGTTGGACAATCCGTTTCTGGTGTTGGAACACAAGGAGTTGGACAGTCCGTTTCTGGTGTTGGAACACAGGGTGCTTTTGGTCCTATTTCTAGTGTTGGGGCGCAAGGTGCTCTTGGTCCTATTTCTAGTGTTGGGGCACAAGGTGCTCTTGGACCCGTTTCTAGTGTGGGAACTCAAGGTGCTCTTGGTCCTATTTCTAGTGTTGGGGCACAAGGTGCTCTTGGACCCGTTTCTAGTGTGGGAACTCAAGGTGCTCTTGGACCCGTTTCTAGTGTGGGAACTCAAGGTGCTGTCAGCCCTATTTCTAGTGTGGGAACACAAGGAGTTGGACAGTCCGTTTCTGGTGTTGGAACACAGGGTGCTGTCAGCCCTGTTTCTAGTGTGGGAACTCAAGGTGCTCTTGGACCCGTTTCTAGTGTGGGAACTCAAGGTGCTGTCAGCCCTATTTCTAGTGTGGGAACACAAGGTGCTCTTGGACCCGTTTCTAGTGTGGGAACACAAAGTGCTCTTGGACCCGTTGGAAATGTAAGTGTGCAAGGGTTAATTGTTAGAAGATTAAAACGAGGAGAGCTGCCATTCGGGACATTAAGAGACGGTCCTTATGATGTAACCCCTCCGCGCATTCTACTTATGAATCTATATTTGAACGTCATTTTTAAAACAATACTATCGAACAATGCGTTGAAACAGAAACATGACACATTGAAAACATCAAATAAATCGCCATATGTTCCACTAACCATTCAAGAAAAATATATGACGTCTCCTTCTGAAAATTATGAATTAGAAGTGTATCCAAAAATAAATTTCAATGATATTGATATTATAAATAAACTAAATGCAATACTCGGAACAAAACTCGAAACCGCATTTGCAACTTCAAGCGGAGGTGGAGGCGGATCTTCTAAAAATAAATTTTTCAACGGTGCTATGAAGGACATTAAATATAAAAAAAAACAAAAAACGCTGAAAAAGAAGATTGGGAAAATAAAAAATAAAAATGAACTAGAAAATAAAATAAATGCCAAAATAAAAAAATATATAAAAAATTATCTTGAAAAAAAAGAAAAACAACTCAAAGTGTTGGAAATGCAAATCATGAATGCAAAAAAAAATGTAACTAAACAACAGCATTCATACTCAAATTCATTATTTGACAAAAAAGAAAATAAAAATAAAATCAAAACCCGTTTAAACTCGAAAATAAATAAAAAAATAAACAATTTTAATAAAATGAATAATAAAATAAAATATAATAGTCATAGAAAAAATAATACACGTAAAAATTATTGAGAATTATTATTATTGAATGATACTTAAGGAAGTTTTATCATTTACCAAAAAAAATAATATAATAATAATATAGATTGTATTTTTATTATATTTTTCAAAAAATGGCATACTCCAGAAAACAAAAAAGTCGAAGTCATCGACGAAGTAAAAGCTATAGACGAAGTCATTCGCGTTCTAAACGCCTTTCACAAAAAGGTGGTAATGGTAATATGATATTATCGCCTTCGCTTTTATCCAATTCTAGCAACTCTCATTTTTCAGGGATCGGATTTACGGATCCCGCTGGTGCCAAAACCGGATGCACCGGTTCAACTTCAAGTCCTGCTGCTCTAAAAGGTGCCGACATTTATACCACAATCGGCGGAATCAAAATGCCCGTTACCATGAAAGGCGGTGCCCGGAGGTCGTGTGCCAAATGTAATCGACGCAAGTGTGCGTGCAAAAAAATGAAGCGAACGCAACGCGGTGGAAACACCAATGGATACTCTATTGGCGGCGTTCATTTGAAACCAAGTTTAAGCGGTATTGCAACGAATTATCACACCGCATACGATTCTTGCAAAGGATAAGATGTATAATAATAATCGGATCGCATTTATCGTTTCAACAAAAGTAATTCAATCAACAAAAGTAATTCAACAACTTGAAAATAATATTTCAAAAGAGTTAATACAACTTCCGTATGGAAAATGTAACAATGTACGATTTGATATCGATGGATATTCAGGAACACGATGCAAACTGGGTTGCAATAGACCTTGTTGCTGATATAATTTATAGAAAACACGTCCCATTTAATATTGGTTGTTTTCTATTCGTTACGCTCGTTACGCTCAGTTCTGTTTCAGGATCATCATCGGCGCCGCCATCCTTATCCTTTCCAACACTTTGCGTCGTCGATTTTACTTTAGGGTTATACGCAGTTAGCCAACATCCATTTTTATCGTCGCTACAATACAAGCTGTTTTCCGTGACAATGATTTTATAATTCTGTTTTTTATAATACGCCTTTCTTTTTTGCCACTGGTTAATAAACAAGTCGTGCGCATCAATAATGTCAATTACGACGGGAGTTGTATGCTTCGCGCGCAAAATGCGCCCAACCGACTGGCACACATCCGTTTTTGGCGTCGCCATAATCAGCGTGGTCAGCGTTTTAATATCTAGTCCTTCCGACGCCATGGCATACGTCGCTATAATAACTTTTTTCGTCTCGCTCGCTTTTAGTTCCGCCTCTTTCATTCCGCCAAGATAGTATCCAACGGTTGCAACTTTCTTATGCTCGATCGCTTTGAACAAATACTGAATCAGCGTTTTATTATGCGCCAAAATCATGATTTGTTGTTCCGGATTATGCTGCAGCTCTTTTATAACAACCTCCACAATGAATTCGCTGCGTCGATTGTAATTGCACAATTTTGAAATCATGGTGCTGAATTTCGGGTTTCCGCGATAATCGTATTCCACTTCATTGAACTCGTCATCATTCACAACATACTTTATACCCTTTACCAAAACACAGTGTTCCGATTCCGCTTTTTCTTTATGAACCACGTCCCCCAAAAACATTTTAAACACTTTTGAAAGCCCGTCTTTGCGCTGCATGGTTCCAGAAAGCCCCAGCGTGTATGTCGTCATCAGCTTCATCATGCATCGACTAAACACTTCCGCACCCATGTGATGACAGTTGCTTACAACAATGCCTTCGGAAGAATTCCCCGCGGTTGCTTCTCTTGTCGCTACTACAAAATTATGATTGCCTTCAACTTCTATATCGTATACGCCGTTATGCTCGCATTCATTCTTTTCACGTTCAGTCAACGTTACTGGAATGGTTCCCCAGTGTTCGAACGCATTGTTCCAATTATATTTTTCTTGACATTGGTCTTCGCATTGACATTGGTCTTCGCATTGACATTGGTCTTCACTATCGTATTGCACATATTTTTGTATTCTATCCATCAACGCTAGAGAATTTTGTTCATTCAGTGTCAACCGAAAGCCCAGTTCGCATTTTTCAACCACGCATTCGATGCCAAACTTGGTTGCAAACATTTTCGCCATTGTCATGTGACTTTCGTAATCAAAATAATGCGTACGAAATTGCACGCACTCAATTGTGCCATTTTTCTTTTTATTCACAGTCGCACCATCCATAAACCAAACTGCTAGTCCTCGTTCATCTATTTTTTGTAAAATTTCGGCACATTTTTCATTCTTATATGTTCCGCAATTCAAATTGACATCCAAGTCGAATGCGTCCGTTTCAATGCATACCGCGTTGCGTTCATCTTCGAATCGCATGACTTGTATCGAAAACATGTAAGCTTTCCACTGAAAGTAGTTCCACTTAGATTGAGTAGATTGAGTATAACCATTTCGATGAAACCATTTTAATTTATACCTTTGCAATCCAATTTTATGAAATAAGCCATCTCCAAAATACGAACCATACACAATTTGTAACTGGTCTTCATTCAACGCTCGCGCAATATCGCCGCTCTCGTATTTGTACTTTACTTCATATTTGCACAATAATAAATCTCCGCATTTCAACGCGCCGGCCTCCACGTAACCCTTATCCGCTGTTAAAATTTTATGTTCCGGCGTGCATCGAATCACTCTTTCCAATGCCCTTATTTTTACGAATTGTTCCCTCGCCTTTTTCCACGCATGCGTCATTTTTTTATATTCAAATACATTTACATTTCGATTAAAACTCAAAATATCAGGCAGGTCGGCGGACCCATTCTTGTTCCATAATTCGTATAGCTTGCCAATGGGCTGCGCTCCGCGCGATGTGTGAACACAAGTGTCATACGGAAAACACTCGTCAAATACGGTGAGTCCAAATGATTCAAATGCGTTTTGCGGATACTCCTTCATTGACAGCGACTGCACCATTCCAATCACAATGTCTTTATTCTCAATGTCAAACACTTGGCCTTGAATTGTACCGACTTTGGCACCCGGCAAAAACTGCTCGATTCGTTCCTTCCACTGATTTGTCAGAAAACTTTTATGCACCACCACCAGCGTCTTTACTGCAAGGCGTTCAATAATTTTCAAAGCCATCACCGTCTTCCCTTTTCCCGGATCAACATCAAGTAATCCGCCTCCGCCACAGGTCTGCGTTATAGTTGTCGCCGCTTTCAAATACTTGTCCACAATCACGTTCTGGTAATCCCTTAGCTCGCCCGCAAATTTCAAGGCGATTTTATCACCAGGTGCCAACTTATTTTCAATCTTTGACCCGTAGCGCTCCATTCCAAAATAGCGCGGAACGTATATTTTTAGCAGTGATTCGCGATACACGGGAAACGGTGCAGGTTGAACGGGCGAATTCGGAATATGCGCATGAACCATGAGCTCCTTTCTTATTGCGTGTTGTTCTTCCACCGAAAGCGTGTCTTTAAAAATAGAGTATCCCTGATACCCCAAATATGCTTTTATTAATACATTCTGTTGCACTTCTGGTTTACCGGGTTCACATTGTTTTTTCATTTAAATATAAGCTTGCTTGCCTTATTTTACATGATATTTAATTTATAAAAAATGTTTCAATTTTTTATAAAAATAGAATGAAATAAATTAAATAATATTTTTATAAAAAATAAAAAAATATATATTTATATTAATAATAATTAATATTTGATAAAAAATAAAATGGAAACATTTAGAACATTAACGCGCAAAGACAATCAAAGCGAACTACTTTTACTCATTCTCTTTATTATTTACATTTTATTCAATATTCGAACGCCCTATTTTCTCGCGTCATTCGTAGATACTGTAGGCGGTTACCTCGTTGTCGCCGGTCTCTTCATTCTTCTGTGCAAATCCGTGAAATTTTGGCTCGTGGCTGCACTCGGAGCTGTCGCTTTGATCATTTTCATCCAGCGGTCTCGTGTCAGCACTGGAACCGCCGGAATGAGCTTGTTTCTTCCCAGCGAAGTGCAAAAATCAAACCTTTTTTCCAGTTTAAATGACTCACCCGTAACTCTTGAAGAAGAAGTGGTGCATAAAATGGCGCCGTTTCAAGACAGTATCGCAGTGCAAGGGACGTATAGACCCGTCCTAAATGACACGCACGATGCTGTAAGAGTTTAGAGTATAATTCGACTCAGGAGTTTAATTTGGCGGTAAGAATATAATTCGAATGTAAGAATATAATTCGAATGTAAGAATATAATTCGAATGTAAGAATATAATTCGAATGTAAGAATATAATTCGAATGTAAGAATATAATTCGAATCAAGAGTTTAAGCTTCCAATGTATTTTTTAGAGAGATCGAGAGAATAAGTGTATATTCTATAAAAGTAAAAAAAATACAATCGAAAAAATAAAAATTGAAAATCTTTTTTATTTTTATTTTTAATGCAATCAATTCAATTCGTTTTTCCTCCAAAAATGCATAAAAGATCTGTTGCAAGTGAAGTCACCGTTTACTTTAATTTCGGGTTTTCCGGAGTCAACATGGATTCAAGCAGCATTTCTCAGTTTGCGCTCACGGATCTTCTTTCTCACCTCAGAAATTCAGTTACGGTTCGCGCTTTCAATCAAGAAATTCCTCAGAAATCTGAAAACCTTGATAACCTTGCAATCTCCGAATTAGAGATTGACGAAATTGTATTCGTGACTCAACCCACCTCTTTAGCCAAAGCTTTAACAAAGTTTCACTTCAAAATCACATTCAAAGTGTTTCACAAGTCCTCATCTGTTACAAGTTCAGCATTTGAAGACGTTGACAAAATTACGAACAAAATGTTTGAAAAAATTACCAAAACATCAATCATGCCCGAATTTGAATGCTCGCCCTGTTTTATAAAACCCAATTTTTGCGCAACATGCACGCGCCAACACGTCTGTGGGATCATGGCAATCTAACATTCTCATTGATTTACATACCATCAATTATCGCCGTTTCTAATAAACGGAGCTACAGCAACAGAGAAAGCGCGTGAAGCCGCAGCAGCTGATGCAATGTCTCGGGCGAATTCTTATGCCAAGTATTTAGGAACTTCACTTGGTAAAATTATATATTTGACGGAAGTCAACGCTTCAAACTGAAGTAACTGTTACCGTAACGACTCGGTGGAGTTTAAGAGATACTAAATCAAAAAAATAATGTAATCAATCTGATATAATATAATATAATATAAAATATATTTTAAAAATAACATAAAAATATATTTTTAATGTTATTTAACATTAGGTAATTCAAATATGTCGTCGCGATTCACTTTTTCTAATTTCGGAAATTTACCACTTTTGGCAAAAACATTATGGAATGTTCCAAAGTATTTGCCAGATGTTCCACAACAGCAAACCTTTAATAAAATGGTTGGAATATATCGCCCCGATTTTAAGGTCGTATGCAGTTTTACTCATAAAACAAATTCTACAGAATCATTGTTTCATATCAAAAGCGACTTGATATTTTGGTGTGAACAATATAAATTTGAAGAATTATGTGTATTCAGCAACATGAATATGATAAATAATTTTGAAATAACGCATTCGTTGATAGATAAAAATAATAAAGAACAAATTTTTTATAGTAAAAATATTGACGACTTTTCTATAAAATTACTTAATAATAATATACAAGATATAAAAACACAAATAGATGAATTATTGAATAATAATAAAAATGAATGTGTGGTTTCTTAAAGAATTTGCAACTATATATATATATATATATATATATATATTTAATAAACGAGTATAAATAATGAAGTGTCCATAATTAGCTTAATATTTTACCCACCATTTTTAGCGCCATATACGAGAGTCCGATTCCGATGACAACATTCAAATACGGATTGTGCATTAAATTATCCGTGCTCAACGCGCTTAAAGCATCAGAGCTCGGTGGCGGCGTCTGATACAAAATCTCGCCGTCTTCGCCCGTAGGATTGCACTCAATGTAGATTTCATCCTTGTTCCCCCCGGAACCCGGATTCACATTCGGACCAGACGAGTTATAATAGTAGTCGCTCCTCGACACCGCTTGAATCCCGCTTGGCTGTATTAAACCCGTAAGCGTGTTCAGTGTATCGCCGCCAATGGTTACTGGACTCTTTATCTTATCAAATACCACAAAACTGTATTGTCCGTCACACGGCGAAAACGGCGCCCCGCCCATATAAAAATAATAAGGCGAACTCGGTATAAAATTCTCCATATTATAATTCTGGACGGTAATAAGTTGGCTGTCGTTTGTTTTTGTCTTATCCACAGTAGAGGAAAATTTCCCGATAATGTCATCTAAAATAGTTGCCGATGTTGCAGTGTTATTGGACTGAACGAGCGGGACAGAAACAATGAGTTTTTTCCCGGCGCCATCGTGAATAATAAGCATTTCGGCATCGGCTGAACTACCATTGTATGTGTGAACAGATGGCGCATAAATATTCACTTCGCGCACATTGTACCCTTCATTATTGAATGTTACGGCAGCGCTGGTAGTCGCGTCATAACTCAGTTTAATGTGGTCCGGATAATACGTTGCGGTGCACGCGCTGTCTTTGTACTGGTGCATATAAGAACAAAACACTTCACAGCTCAACACATTTGCATTCGTCGATATGTTGATGGGAGAGTCGGAATTTGGGCAGCTCATCTTATATATATAAATAATACGATTTTTAAAATATATTTTTTAGTATAATAACAATATATTTTATTTTTATTTATTTATAATAATATTATATATATTTTATTTTTATTCGATTTCATTCGATTTCAACATATCAAACCTAATTTATTAATTTAATTTATTTGAACTGAATATATGTCTGCATCTGCATCCGATTCTGCATCTGAAATGGCAATTAAAACAAACGATCTTATCAAAAAAATTGCACGGCTAAATTCAAATGTTCAACTATATACACAAGTTCATTCATTGCAACAAAATCTAAATAGTTTAGAAGGAAACTATAAGTCATTACAAAAAGATATACAATCTGCTACATGCAATGCAAGTTGTAAAACTTTAAATGAAACAAGAGACCCAAATAGTATTGACGATTTTTTAATACAACTTTTATTGTCCAAATCTAATTCTAACGCCAGTGCTGCTTTTCCGAGTTCAACTTTCGCCGGACAAGCAACGGCGCCACCATTTGAAGAAGAATAAATTGAAATTATAATAATGAATTATAATAATGATAATATATAATGATAATGATAATATTCGTGAAAATATAAATAAATACAATAAATATAATATATAAAAACATTGAAGTAAGTAAATTATTAGTTTAGTGTATAATTAATTTAGTGTATAATTTAATAATAACTAATTGATAACTAATTGATGAGTTCAGAAGAAGAAACGCTTCATAAACAACAACCCGAAACAATTTTAGATTCGGTTCCAATTCCTATTCGTGTTCCGAAAAATCATGATTCTAATAATATTATTATACAAAAAAAAATTCCAAAAATAATATACATTTGTCATAAAAATCTGAAATGTTTAAACATGACATACAAATTTTGGAAAAGATTAAATCCAACGTATGAAATTAAATTATTTAATGATGCCATGTGCGAGCAATTTTTACTCGATCAATTTTCAGAACTTCATCAGTCCATCTTTAAATTCATACCAGATGGTCCCATCAAATCGGATTTTTGGAGATTGTGCATTCTTTATAGGTTTGGAGGTATTTATGTGGATGCAGACATTCACCCGCTTATTCCCTTGAACAACTACCTGTCGCTTTCTTCTGACTTTGTTACCTGCATCACAACATCCAACGGAAACTTCAACCCGCATTTTATTGCCGCAAGAAAAAATGATCCCATATTGAAAGGGTGTATTGAAGAATATATACACTTTTATAATGATTATAAACAGTCCTACGCATATTGGGATTGGTCCATTGTCCACATGTTTAATAAATTTTTGTCAAACGTCAAAACACATTACAACAAAATGCCGCAATCACAAGTTTTTACTGTCAACGAAAAAAAATATCAACTTTTTTTTGAAATGACAACTCATCATATAACTGATGGTAATAATAAACATGTCATTAACAATATTATGACAAAATTAAAACCGAACGGATTACACGATTATTATTGTACATTTTTAAACAAGCACATTTTCAATACGCGATATATAAACTACGATCCAGATGAACACAAATTTAAAAACCATGTCGTTAAAAATCGAAACAAAAACCATAACATTATAGGATTTCGTTTCAATGTGGATTTGTCAAAATTAAGCAATATGAAACAACTCAAGTAAATGTAAATACGTAATACCCCTTTAATTGCATGAAAAACAAAAATATTTACACTTGCATTTCGTAATCGGCAAAACGCTTATTTTTATTAATTTTACCGACGCATCTAGCATTTGCACAGCATTCGCCTCTTCAACACCATCCAGCGTCAAAACTAAAATGCTCTTCACAATGAAATATAAAAAGTGTAAAATGCATTCGGATGAAAGCGACACCTTGAAATTCTGATTCGCAGTGTATTCGTTGAACAAATTGATAATTTGATGTATAAATGACATAAAGTGCACGGCATCATTCATGTCTATTTTTCCGTCTTCCATAATATTCGTAAATGCCGTCGTAAATATACCATTCACTTCATTCACGCAGGTCGTTATCGATATCACTGACTCTATATTTTCAATATCACTCGGTGTGAATTCCGCCTTGATGTCCTCATACACTTTGAAAATCTCCGCATAAATCACATTCGGCCGGTTCAAGATCGGCTCCAGCTTTACTCGCAGCTGTTTTATCGAGAGAATCAAATTAATAATAATATTTTTCAAAAACTCAAAAATCAGCTTTTCTTTTTCTGAATACGACTCCATCGCATTCTTTACTTCAATGTCAATATGTTCTTGTTGCGGATGCTGAACTTGTGAAACTTGTTGCTGTTGCTGATGCTGAACTTGTGAAACTTGTTGTTGCTGCTGCTGATGTTGCTGCTGCTGCGGATGTTGCTGCTGCTGCGGATGTTGCTGTGGATGTTGCTGAACTTGTTGTCGCATCGCGTTTTTCTGCAGTTGTTGTAAATCTTGTAGTTGTTGTGAATTTTGCATTTTTATATATTTTATAATTTTATTTTTATATCCTAATAAATATAAAATTATATGAAAAATAAAGGATTCAAATAAATATCTTGTAAAATCATCATTTTTTCAATTCTTCTAAAACTCGTTTTTCCGCATCGTCTCTCGACAAAATATTGTTGAAACAAATCTTATTCAATTCCGATGGCGACAGCAGAAACTCTGCCCCTTGAAATCGCTCCAGCTCTTCTTTTGAACGCACGCACTTTTCATCCACAGTTCCGTCGTAAAATAGGTCCATCAACTGATGAATCATGAGGGCGTCACATTTCGTAAAATAAATAAACTCGTCCATCCGCCCGGGCCGTTTAAACGTGGGATCAATTTTCGACGTATCGTTGGCCGTGCAAATAATAAACCGCCCCTTTGCCTCGATAATCCCGTCCATAATGCTCAAAATTTGTCCCTTGGTCAAATCATTCATCGACGCCCGGTTCGCACACCCACTTATCGCAGCAGCCGTTGATGCCAAATTGGATCCATACCGGTTATCTGTTGATCCGTCCACACCACCGGGTCCCTCTTTCACAATGACAATGCTCGAATTTGTCGGTTCTTTTGCCGCCGCCAACCTCATTTTTTCCTTTTGTTCCCTGTCATCTAGCGTTTCAAAAAACTTGTCAATTTCGTCAATCATAAAAATCCGCTTGTTCGAAGGAATGTATTTTCCATTAATGTGCGTCCCGTTGAAAATATTCTCAAGCTCGCACACGTCTTTGATCCCATTCAAATCAACATCCACAATGTGCCGATTCGCATACGCGGCAATTCCCTTTACCGTCGATGTTTTGCCACACCCCGCAGGCCCTTCGAAAACCAACGTCAACTGGTAAGGAATCCCGCGGTCATTGTACCACTGCTCATTGTTAATGAAAAAATCAATTCGCTTGATCAGCGCATCCCTCTGCGTAAAAAAACAATTTCGAATCAAATGCTTGTTTGTTACAAGCGGATACTCGTCACATTTGATTCCTCGATTGTATCTCGACCGTTTGTCGCCGTCATCATAATATCTTCCCTCGTCTTCTCCTCCTCCTGCTGACTTTTTGCTGTTGTATTTAAAAATATATTTCTGTTTCGACAGCTGTTCATTAATCGAACTTTCAAATTTTTCTTCACACATTTTAATAAACGAGTGTATGTGTGAAATATCGTGTTCATATGTTTTGATATAAAAACTAACCGTTGAAAAATCTAAAAAATCGTTTTTTTTCTCCTTGTTTGCTATATTTTTATCGCTCGATAGCTCAATGTAAATGTCTGGATATAACTCGAACGAAACCAACTCATCCGCTGGAATAAATGTTTTCACCACGGTATTCGTTTCCACATCTATCACCTCGCAATATTTTATGTTATACGTATTTTCAACTTTATACACGTGCTTTTGCATGTAATCCAATACGTGAATCATCGGCGGCGGATAATCCACATACGTTACAACAGTTCGAAATCCGCTAGTATACATGTGACCCGTATACATGATGGATTTTTTCTTGAATTTATTTATCAGATATGACCAATTTTTCTTCATGGATTGATTTTTTATTACCGCCGCTTTTTTATAAACACTCTTGAAGTTCGTAATAATTGCGCCCTGGTAAAGCGTAAATATAAAAAATCCAAACATAATTGCATCCGCCCATAATATTCCCGTTTTTATTTGTTGTATCATAAAAAGTTCGGTTACCGCTGTGCGTATATCAAATGACATTTTTTCTATTTATTGGTTTCTATTCGTTTCTATTCGTTTCTATTCGTTTCTATTCGTATTCTTGTCACATATATTACACTATATTGAAATCTTTAATACATTTATGAAATTGTATTAAATCTCATTCTCTAAATTTTCGATTTTCATTGTTGTTAAAAATATTCCATTACAGCATTATCATATATCGTCGCTTGAAAAGCGTCCTTGTACCCTTCTACATATACCGTGTCCCCATTATAAATGTTATCACACCCGTATTCGCTAGTGCAACTCTTTTTCTTAAATGATATGGGCAGCTTTACCGAATTGTTCTTATCGCTCATGGTGTAAAATTGCCACTTGTCTCTATTTTTTTGAAGCGGCCGTCCCATCAGCGGTAGAATCGTTTCTTTACCGTTGATGCGCGTCAACAGTCCCACCTGCCGATAATTCGTATTAATTGGCGGTCCTTGCGTTCGAACGTTGATTGGTATACCGGCGGCCATTGGCATCATCGTGTTTGTTCCACCTCCCCCATTGATTCCGCCAAAATAACTGTCGTTTCTCAACGGAGGGGCATACGGGTCTTCGAGAACGTCGCTATTCGCCACCCTTGACGACATCATAAATAATGGCGATACAGACATTTGTGGTGTTGCCATTGACGGAGTTATTTGCGTTACTGCCATTTTCGAATAATTAGAATAAAAAAAATAGATTCCAATCGCGCTTAATATAATAATAAAAAATATTGTCGTGTTTCTTATACAAAACATATTCGGCAAACATTTAAATGAAGACGATGACGATGATGACTTATATTTCATTCGTTTCTTTTTTTTATTTTTTTTTATAACATATATTTGATATATATTTTATTTTATTCTTTTATTTATTATCAATTTAATAATTTAAAAACTAAAATATATGATTACTTATTAATAAAATTATTTTTTGTTTATAACAATGTCTTATAAAGATCACGAACTATATGAAAATTATAACCAAAATTCTACCGGTTATTATTGCGACACAGGATGTTGCGCGGGTATAAAAAGCATGTTCAAAAGCATGTTTAATAAAATCAAGTCGTATCGTTTCGGAAAAGTTAAGCCAAAAAATAAAAATCTTAATTCCAAGTTACTTTTAGGAGATGATTATTAGGAAAATAAATCTACTTAAATTATAATTATAAAAAGATATAAAAAAAATATAACAAATAATAGTAATAACGTAAATTGTATTGTGGCCTTAAATGAATATAAATATACAAAATGTACATATGAAACATCGTTGTTATTATCTTTTTGTATCATGTTTGTTATCTCTACATACTTGGTATATTTATCCATATTTTGATATTAGTCATGTTACTAGTTACTTAAAAATAGATAGTAACAGTTATTTAAAATTATACCATAAAAATTGTTTTTTAGGATTATATTTACTTTGGGATGTATTTAACATGACATTGTCAAAAAATAGAAAAATATTATTCAGAAAAGATTTAATGATCCATCATGTAACTTCATTGTATTTTTTGTTTAAATATATCAACATTGTTCCATTAGAATGGAGCAAAATTACCATTGTGGAATGTATATCGTTAATGAATTACATTTGGAGAAATAATAAAAATTTATTGAAAATATATAGAACATGTTGTATTTTTTTTGTTAGAATGCCATTATCATTTATTATGCATTTTAATGCTTATAAAAATAATATAGATTTTCCATATTTTAAAACATTATTTTTTATATTTTTTTATGATGTATATATTTTATGGAAATTATATTTTGACAAAAAACTAAAAAATTAATTACAATTTTATATTTATTTATTTTAATTAATTATTATATATATTATATATAGTTAATTATCTAACAATGTCGAACACAAGAAAAAAATATCACGGTAAAAAACATAAAGCGCAAACGCAAAGAAAATCAAGGGTATCGGGAGCAACCATGGAACAAATCAAACAAAATAGAAGACGCAATAAAATGATTCGTAATATAAGAATGGGTAAATTTTATAGAGGCGGCGGCGGAGGAAGTTTCGTTTCACAATTTATCGGCAAACCTTGGACACCAGATAGTTTAGGTAGCAATTATTTTGCCCTCAGCCCTAAAGGAGTAGGAACCGGCGTTGTTCCTAAATTTGACGACGGACAACCTCTCGGTAGTGCTAGATATCCAACGCAGCTCGGTCCCCAACTTGCCAAACTCGGACAAGCTGGCGGACAAGCTGGCGGGAGAAAAAGCAGGAAAAATGCTAGGGGGGGCGGATTCGTAGGCGATTTTTACGATAATGCAAAATATTCGCTTGGTAAGTTAACTTCTACAATGGAAGGAATAAATCCACCACCCAATCCGAATCCTTATGTTCAACCTATTTCAAAAAATATGATATAGGTATTATAATCCCATACATGTTACCAAAAACGAATTATTTAGCATAACTTGTAAATTTAATATTTGTATAAGTTATAAATTATTTATTTATTTTAACATTTTATATTTTTTTATACTTACATTTTTTACTTTTATAGATATCAAATATTGAAAGAATGAATATAAATCTGTGCACTCCCGCAACAATTTATCTCGTTTTATCCGCAATTGGAATTATCCTAATTGCATTTCAAAATTATGGCATGTCTCCAAACATGTACTGTGTTGGAAACGTTCAATGCCCCGTCCAAACCACCGCGCCTATATTTATTATGAAAATTTTATATGTCGCCTTCTGGACTTTTATTTTGAACGCACTTTGCAGTTATGGATACAATCAGCTTGCCTGGTTTTTGCTCCTTCTCCCTTTTATTTTGTTCTTCATCATGGTTTTAATGATTGGAAACCTTATGAATAAACGAACCACATCCATTCCATCCATGCCACCCCCTTCGTCTTCGCCGTTTTATCAGCAACAAGCAGATGCGCAAGCGGCACAAATGCAACAAATGCAACAACACGGCGACAACAATGTTGCTCCACCCGGTTCCGAACAAACACACTGGTTTTCACCGAGTCCGCAGTTTGCAGGAAATCGATATAACGCAGATGGAAGTGGAGGACAATATTCTTCTTACAGCGACTACGACCACGCACTAGACCAAAGAACGAAACAAGCGTACAAAGAAAGTCGTGAAGGGGGTGGAAAAGTTCTACACTATAAATAAATAAGTAAATTAGTGATTCGATTTAATTTAGTATAATTTATTTTATTTTATAAATAGTAAAATATTTATAAAATAAAGTAAAAAATAAAATTAGCAAAATATATATTTAATTAAAGTGAAACAAATTAAATATATATCATCTTCATAATATAAATATAAATATATATATACATCTCTCATGTCATCATCCGAATCTAAAAAAAAAATTGTCATCCCAGCATCTGCACTCGAACCCGAAAAAAAACTAGACCCACAAGAAGAAGAACGAGAACGTCAAGAACCGGAAGAACGAGAACGTCAAGAACCGGAAGAACGAGAACGTCAAGAACCGGAAGAACGAGAACGTCAAGAACCGGAAGAACGAGAACGTCAAGAACCGGAAGAACGACAAGAAGAACAAGAAGAAGAAGGAGACCCAGAAGAACAAGGGAAACAAAATGATAAAAAAGATAAAAAACATCGTAAAGATGATGGCGATGATGGCGATGGCGGCGACAACGGTGACGACACAAGTCGACTACTCAATGAAACAATTCCATGGAACATTATCGATAAACTATTCAACGACAATCCCAATCTTTTGGTAGCGCATCATATTGACTCTTATAATGAATTCATGTCGAACGGCATACGTCAAATTTTTCGAGAACATAATCCCATCGTTTTCCAAAAAGAAAAAGATCAGAAAACCGACACATTTAGAAACGTTTCCCGTTTTTATCTCGGCGGAAAAAATGGCGATAAAATATACTACGGAAAACCGGTTATATATGATGAAATTGGAACAACATCTCGCGTTCATTACATGTATCCCAACGATGCGCGTCTTCGAAACATGACATACGGCGTCACCATTCATTATGATGTAGATGTCGAATTCGACAATGTTATTAATGAAGAAGGCCGAGGCGGCGAACAAGAATCATCGGAAAAAGCGGTATCGAAAGAAAAAATTGTAACAATTACACTTCCGCAAATACTGCTCGGAAAATTTCCCATCATGGTTCATTCCAACCTCTGCATTCTAACCGGCCTTCCTAAAGACGTGGCTTACAACCTCGGCGAAGACAAGAGCGATCACGGCGGATACTTCATCGTCGACGGAAAAGAAAAAATCATTGTGAGTCAGGAAATTTTCGCAGACAACATGCTCTACGTTCAGACGCGCAGCCCCGATGATAAATACAGCCACTCCGTCGAAATACGCACCGTATCCGAAGACACGTCCAAACCCGAACGCAAACTTCGCGTCTACATGATGGCACCTAGTCCGCGTTATACCAACGGTCAAATTGTCGTCGAAATTCCCAACGTCAAACGCCCCATCCCGCTCTTCATTTTAATGCGCGCCCTCGGCGTCATCTCCGACTACGACATTATCGAAACCTGCCTGCTAAACATGTCCGAAAATCGAGACATCATCGAGTTATTTCGCCCCAGCGTGCACGACGCAAATAAAATTTTCACCCAGCGCGCCGCCATCGAATACATTGGCGTTTTCATCAAAGGAAAAAGTGTGGTTCAAGCCCAGCACATTTTAATGAATTTCTTCCTGCCGCAAATCGGTGAGCTAAATTACCAGTCCAAAGCATTCTTTCTAGGATACATGGTAAATAAACTGGTGCGCGTGAAAGCAAACATCGACCCCCCGATTGATCGCGACAGCTTGAAATTTAAGCGCATTAAAATATCCGGCAAGCTAATTCACAGTTTGTTCAACGAATACTACGCGCAACAAATCAAGCGCATTCGAACCCTCCTCGATTTCAAATACAACTATAATTCCGCGATTTTATCCGAGCGGTTCACCGACATTGTCAAAGAATACGAAGACATTTTCAAAGACCGCATCGTCGAAGAAGGGCTCCGCCGCGCATTCAAAGGCGACTGGGGTGGCAGCGAATTCACAAAACAAGCCGGTATTGTGCAAGACCTGAATCGGCTTTCTTATAATTCCGCAATTTCACACTTGAGAAAAGTAAACCTGCCGCTCGATGCCTCCGCCAAGGTCATCAAACCCCGACTTCTCCACGGCTCTCAATGGTGCCTCATGGACCCGGTCGACGTGCCGGATGACGGTCTGCAAAAACATTTCGCCATTTCCGCGCACATTACAAACGGCTGCAACGGCAGCGACATGACGCGGTGGTTGCTAACAGAACCCGACATCAATTTATTATCGCTGGAAAAATACCCTAAAGATTTTCTCTATTATCAAACCAAAGTATTCGTGAATGGCAGCTGGATTGGCGTCGTTGCCGACCCGGAATTCGTAGTTGGACGCATTAAAACGTGTCGGCGCCTGTCATTTATACCTTTGCACGTGAGCTGCTCATGGGACATCCAGTTTCGCGAGATTCAGATTTTCACAGACGGCGGTCGAGCGTGCCGTCCCGTCTACTATTACAACAACGACAAGCAAGCATTCGCATTCCAGGCCAATAAAACCATTTTGAAACTACTGAAGGAACGCAAATTCAACTGGAATGAACTGGTCGGCGGTTTCGGCATAAAACGAATCAACTATAATGAATTTTACAATACGGGCGACGTTGCAAGCATCATGAAACTCTACGATAATTTACCGGAGGGAATCACGTTTGAACGCATGGCGCAAAGAATGGCGGTTCTCGAATACATTGACGCATCCGAAGAGAATAACGCGCTCTTCGCTTTTCGCCCCGACGATAAAATAAAACCCGGTTCGGCGCAATTCACGCACTCGGATATACACCCGTCCCTCATGTTTGGCGTCATGGGCAATTTAATTTCGTTCCCCGAGAATAACCAGCTCCCGCGCAACACGTTTTCATGCAGCCAGTCGAAACAGGCCGTTTCTTTATACAATACATCGTTCTTGCAACGCTTCGATAAAATGGGCGTCGTTTTAAACGCCGGACAAATCCCGCTCGTAAAAACGCGCTACCTCAAGTATTTTAACAACGAGCAGAATCCGTACGGCCAAAATGCAATCGTGGCCATCATGTGCTACAACGGCTACAACGTCGAAGATTCTATTCTTTTTAACGAGGGATCCATTAAGCGCGGCCTCTTTCGAACCAGTTATTACAACATGTACGAAACGCGCGAAGACAGCAAACAATCGTCCGGCGAACGTGTGGATTCGCGAGTTGTGAACATGAACGACTACCAGCAACAGAACGCCGTGGTAAATGCCGGGCGCGGCGAAGGGTACGATTACAGCAACCTGGACGCAAACGGTCTCATTCTTGAAAACACAATGGTCACTGAAAAAAGCGTGCTCATCGGCCAAGTCGTCACCAATTCTAAAAATGCCGGTAGAGTGGTCGACGCGTCCGTTCGTCCGAAGAAAGGACAAATCGGGTATGTGGATAAAACGTACATTACGGAAGCGGCGAACCCGGACATGCCATCTCGTATCGCCAAAGTCCGCATTCGTGAAGACCGCGCACCGAACATCGGAGACAAGTTCGCATCCCGATGCGGCCAAAAAGGGACCGTGGGTCTCATTATTCCAGAAAAGGACATGCCGTTCACCGCCGACGGCGTGCGCCCCGATTTAATTGTAAACCCGCACGCGTTTCCATCGCGCATGACTATTGGACAATTCGTCGAAACAATTATGGCGAAGGCGTGCGTGGTGTACGGCGCATTCGGCGACTGCACCGCATTCGTAAACCTGGGAAATAAACAAGCCACATTTGGCAGCATGCTTCAAAAAGAAAATTACAGTTCAACCGGTACGCAAATTTTGTATAATGGTACCACCGGCGAACAAATCGAAAGCGAGATTTTTATTGGACCCACATATTATATGCGCTTGAAACACATGGTAAAAGATAAAATCAATTTCCGCGCCCGAGGTCCAAACACGAACCTGACGCGCCAACCGGTGCAAGGCCGAGCCAATGACGGTGGCCTGCGCATCGGAGAAATGGAACGCGATGGGGTCATTGCGCACGGCGCCACGCGATTCTTGCAGGAGTCCATGATGGTGCGCGGAGATAATTATTATATGGCCATTTGCAACAAGACGGGTATGACGGCCATTTATAATCCGGATAGCGACGTGTTTATGAGCCCGATGGCCGATGGTCCTATTCAGTTCAATGACGCGCTCACGGATAATCCGAAACTGGTCAACATTACGCGGTTTGGTCGCTCTTTCAGTGTGGTGCAGATTCCTTACTCGCTCAAACTGCTGATACAGGAATTACAGACCATGAACTGCGTGATGCGCGTCATTACCGAGGACAATATTGACCAGATTGAAAGCATGTCGTTTTCGGACAATTACAAGATTCTCTCTGGACAAAAAGGTGCTGATGCTGATGCATCCATGGAAGGCGGGCGAGGAAAAAGGGCAAACAATGATTCTGATTCGAACGAATTTAGATTGGTCATTTCAGAACCAGGTCGCGACGACGAACACGTGAAAGAAAAAATATACGCCAATAGTAATAATAGCGACGGCGAAGGCAATACTGTCGAAGAAATTATTATCGAAGAAGGTGCCAATCCGTCGCCAGATTTTCAACAAATGTTTATAGCAAGTCAATCGAAACAAGGTGCGAATGCGAATGCAAATATAAACTTGGAATCGGGAGATAAAGAAAAGGACAGTTTAGGAAAGGAATGGACAAAACTTGTAGACCAAGAATCAGGGAAAGAATATTATTATAATGAAAAAACAAAAGACACCATGTGGTATCCTCCTCAACCAAGCAAGGATTACGAACTTCGTCCGCCGTTCGGATGGTATGCCGTCGATATTGCGGGACACATTTATTTATACAATCCCCAGAAAAATCTCATTAAAATGCCGGAAGATGTAACGTTTGCAGACGCGAATGAACGACCCGAAGAAGCCATTGAAAAGAAAGAAGAAACAAAAACCGAAAATTTACCATCCATTCTCATGATTGAAAAAACGGGAGATAATGGAAATAATGATAATGAAAACAATTCAAGTGGTTCATCCAATGGAAACGGAGACAAGAAAATTATAATATAAATTCATTTTGTAATTCACTTATAAAATAAATAAAATATAAATATATATTATAAATAATTATTTTATTATTTATAATTATGACAACACCACTAGATAAAATATTGAAAAACGCGGAATCGTTTGACTTGATATGTATTACAAGAAGATCATGGAGTTCTATATTATCTTGCCAATTTCAAAAAATGTACATTAAATACGATGATTGGGCTCATGTTGCTATTATATTAAAAAATGATATTTTACCAAATATTGAAAATAAAATTTACATGTTACATGCTTCAGTTTCCGGTGGAGGTATTGAATTATGTGATTTTGAAAAATATATTTATTTAGAAAATTCAAAAATTATCAGAATTGGTTGGTGTAAATTAAAAAATAATCCATTGCATCGAAACATAAATGATACAGATGAAAGTTATAATAAAAGGATTAAAATAATAAAAAAAAAAATAAATAATTTTTACAATTATACAATAAATGCAAAATTTAATAATTTTATGATATACTTACTTTTACCATCATCATTTATCAATATTTTTCATAAAAAAGAGAAAACAGATAAAGAAGAGAAAACAGATAAAGAAGAGAAAACAGATAAAGAAGAGAAAATATCTATAAAAAAAAAATATTTTTGTTCAAATTATATAACTACTATTTATCAATTAATTGATATTATCGACAAAGATGAAAATCCAGATACTTTTTTTCCGGGAACATTAATAAAATATAATAATAAAAATGGTCCAATATTTAATAAACCAGTTTTATTGAATTTCATATGAGTCATAATTATACCAGTTTATATTTTCCACTTTTTATAGTTATTTTTTATTAAGTATATTATTTATTATTATTATTATTTTATTTATTATTAAATTTTATCTCTCCCTTCTACAAATTAAATTTAAATTAAAATAGTTTCTATTCTTTCAAATTTTCATTTTCATATAGATTGAAGATTCAAAAGTGTAAAATATAAAATAGGAATCAAACTTAAACAGTGTAATTTATTTATTATATTCAAATTGTATACAAATGAATATAATAAATGAACGCGAACAATCAAATGGAAATAATATAGTTGTCGAATCATCGGCGGCAAATAATCATGTTAATCATTACGCCTTCAATCCAAATGGTTTAAGATATTATTATAATATACATAATGAAAGTAAGAATTTTATTTACATTGTTTTTAATCTGTTAGTATGGGCTAGTTATATCACCGGTCTATTTTATTTGGATGAACTAAGTATTGAAAAAGTATCGCCAAATTATCATCCATTTTTTTTTGGAATCGTATCCTATTATCCCGATTGTCGCGATTTAAGATTAGAATTGTGGAGGTTTTTTACAATGTCTTTTGTTCATTCAAATATAAAACATATTATTTGTAATACAGTCATATTATTTCCATTGATGTATATTGTAGAATCTTCTTATAATTATAAATTAGTATTATCGATTTATGGATTTGTCTCTCTCTATTCTGGCGTTGCGTATAGTTACTTTTATCCGTATACAAAAGTCATAGGTTGTTCTCATATCGTATTTGCCTATACTGGAAGTTTAATAGCTGATTATATAATAAATTATAAACATATGGATAAAATTATGAAAAAAATGTTATTATTCGTAATATTTATAATTATAGCAGTAGAAGTAATAAGTTTTTTTTACATTAAAGTCGAAAACGTTGCGTACTTGTTTCATTGGATAGGATTCGTTTATGGCTTCATCATTAGTTTAACATTCATGTGGGATAAAAGAACAAAAAAATATAATGTAAAATATCTTTTAATCGGTACCAACATATTATCCATGCTGTCTGTTTTCTTCATTTACACTTATATTACAAATTGGACCCCGCAAAATATAAATTTCCTTGGAAACAATATTTCAAACAGTTGTTGTTATCAAAAATTCAATTATAGTCGAATCCAAAACAATTGTCGTCTTTAAAAATATTTTTATTTATTTTTATTTATTTTTAGATTTATCTCTCTTCTCTCTAAAAATGAAATCCAAATCCTTTATAATATAGAAATCAATCATTTCCATTTCACAACCTTCCATTTATTTACTTTTTATTTTCCGATTCGTAGAGAGATATATCATAATATTTCGGCGAAATGGAGAGTTATGGTGCGGTGTGTGTGTGTAAATAAAAAAAGCAATTTTATCCTCGTTTTTTTACTTTTCAGTTTTCAAAACAAGAATTGCGATTTTTGGGGATGTTTTGATAATTTTTATTAAAAACATATAAATGAAAAAAGTAAAAGATCCCTGTTTTTTGAAACTTTTTTTTTAAAACAATTTTGGACATTTATTTTTGTCCATTTTCGAAAAATAAAATAGAGTGTTGAAAAAGAAAAATCCCTTTTTTTTGTATTTTTTTTGAATACTTTTTTTTCGCATTTTATTATGATAAATGGTAATGGCGAATATTGTAAAAATGATGACGAGTCCATAAGAAAAAATCGAAAAAATCGGAAAAAATGTTGACTTTTTCATATTTTTTTGGGGGGTATGGTGTAAAAACACAAACCTGATAAATGATAAGGATCTTTTTTTAAAGTTTCGTCGACACCAAAGCAATTATGGTGTGGAATTATGATTTTTTGAAACGAGGGTGTAAAAAATGACGCTTTTACACCATACAAAAATGAGATTTTCGAAGGTTTAAAAACAAGATTTGCGATTTTTGAGGATGTTTTGATAATTTTTATTAAAAATGTATCAATGAAAAAAAGTAAAATATCCCCGTTTTTTTGAAACTTTTTTTTTAAAAACAATTTTGGACATTTATTTTTGTCCATTTTCGAAAAATAAAATAGAGTGTTGAAAAAGAAAAATCCATTTTTTTTAGTTTTTTTTGAAGACCTTTTTTTCGCATTTTATTATGGTAACTAGTAAGAGTAAAAAATACAAATATGCGATTGACACCATAAGCGAAAAATTGAAAAAATCGTGAAAAATGTTGACTTTTTCATATTTTTTTGGGAGGTATGGTGTAAAACCACTCAATGCATAAATGATAAGGATCTTTTTATAAAGTTTCGTCGACGTCAAAGCAAATATGGTGTGGAATTATTATTTTTTGAAAAGAGGGTGTAAAAAATTACGCTTTTACACCATACAAAAATGAGAATTTCGAGGGTTTAAAACAAGAATCGCGATTTTCAGGGATGTTTTGATAATTTTTATTACACATTTGGACATTCGAAACGCCGATTTATTTACAATAAAATTGAATTAAATATTATTTATGATATCATAAATGTTTCGAAAAAAATAATTTCAATAATAATTATTACCATAACGCGTCATCATTTTTTAATAAAAATAAAAATAACAATATAAATATAAATTAATAATAACACATAATAAAAAATTATATTATTAAATAGGAAATTGATAATGGTTAATTATGAATTTGGGAAGGTTTATAAAATTATCGGGAACGGTCTTTTATACGTAGGTTCAACAACGAAGCTATTGTTATATCAAAGGTTTTCTGAGCATAGACGTAGATATAAATATTGGTTAAATGGAAAAGGCAATTATATATCGTCATTTAAGTGTCTTGTTGACCCAAATTGTTATATCGAACTTCTTGAATTATGTCCATGTCATAGTAATGACGAATTACGAATTTGTGAAAATAAATGGATACAAGAGTTAAATTGTGTAAATCAAAACAATGCTGTTGACAAAACCATTGAATTAAGAGCTAAAAAATATCAAAAAAAAACAAAGAATCAGATAATTATCAAGTAATATCTAAAAAAAAACAAAATTATAACCAAGAAAATATTGAAGAAATATCTAAAAAAAAATTCAATAAATTTTCTTATAATTGTGATGCGTGTAATTACACAACGACCAGAGATAGTCAACGCAAGCGTCATGAGATGACATCTAAACATAAATTATTAATAAAAAAAAAAATAAATGAATCTAATGCGAACATTTGCGAATGTGGTAAAAAATATGCATTCGCATCAGGTCTTTGTCTTCATAAAAAGACATGCATTTATCTCAAAAATAAATCATCAGATGATTATATGAATCAAATAATAATGAAACTATTGAAAGATAATGAAGAAATAAAGCAAATGATTATTGAACAAAATAAACAACAAATACAGAATATGATGCAACAACAACAATTTTCAGGGATGTTTTGATAATTTTTATAAAAACAATGAATGAAAAAAAAGCAAAAGATCCCCGTTTTTTGAAACTTTTTTTTTAAAAAGAAAATTGGACAATTATTTTTGTCCATTTTCGAAAAATAAAATAGAATCTTGAAAAAGAAAATTCCATTTTTTTTGTGTTTTTTTTGACGACTTTTTTTACATTTTATTATGATAACAAGTAAGGCCAAAAAACACAAATATGTGGTTGACACCATAAGAAAAAAATCGAAAAAATCGGAAAAAATGTCTAATTTTTCAGATTTTTTTTAATGGTAGGGTGTAAAAACACCCTATGCATAATTGGTTAGGATAAAAAATAACATTTTAAATTTAGATAAATGATATATGGTGCGACAATTTTAAAAATTGAAATGATGGTGTAAAAAAAAATAGAAAAATGTGTAAAAGCACCACCCAAAATGAGAATTTTGAGGGTCTAAAACAATAATCGCGATTTTCGGGGATGTTTTGATAATTTTTAAAATAATATAAACATAAAAAATATAATATAATACAATATATATTAAACATTAATTTAAAAAAATAAATTTACATATAATATTTAAGATGATTTATAATTGTAATGTATGTAATTTTAAATGCAATCGAAAGGTTGATTATAATAGACATTTATTAACAAAAAAACATAATAAAAGAATAAATAATATGTTATCAACAAATGATCATAACGAAGAACACGATCAATCTGGCGATAATGATTGTATAAAAATAAGCAATCGAATCATAATGAAATTATTAAAAGACAACGAAGAAATGAAGAAAATCATTATAGAACAAAACAAACAACAAACGCAAATTATGATACAGCAGCAGCAGCAGCAACAGCAGCAGCAAGAACAGCAACAACAAATCATTGAAATGTTACCCAAGATATGCATCGGAAACATTACAAATAATAATAATACGACAAATATTAAGCAAAAATTTAATTTGAATTTCTTTTTAAACGAGCAGTGCAAGGACGCGATCAGTTTATGCGATTTTGTGAAATCTCTCAATATAACGTTTGATGATTTGAATGTCACGAGAGAAAAGAATCTGGAAGAGAGCGTGGGGTCGATTTTTATGCGCGGACTAAAAGACCTGGACGTGTTTAAGCGGCCGATACACTGCACCGATACAAAGAGGGACATCATGTATATAAAGGATGAAGACATATGGAAAAAGGACGAAGGAAATGAAAAAATAAAAAGTTCGATTAATGAAATCTCTCGAAAGCATGTAAAGGTTTTAAAAGAGTTGAAGGATTCCGATCCCGAAATCAAAACGAATGAGCTAAAACGGGACGATTTTATTTTAACGATGAATCATGTTTGCACTCCGATTCCGGATTCCGGAGAGAAACGCATCATTAAAACAATTTCCAAAGAAGTTACAGTTGTTTCGGTATAAGTATAAGTGCTGATTTTATTTAGTTATTTAGTTATTTATTTATAACAGTTCCACCTCGAATATTTTTCGTATCATTTTTTATAATATAAAAAATAATTCATAAAAAATAAATGATAGAAACAAGTTAACGACGCGGTTCATAATGTCCACCGCTCCATTCTAACTGGAGTTCGAGTGAATAAAGTTGAGCATTCTCACAGCGTAAAGGTAAAAATTCTATTTTATTATTGTTATTGCCATTATTGCTATTATTTCGAATATCATGCACATTAATGCGCGCATTCCAAATATTACACGCACACTGTATTTCAATTGCCCCTCCCCATGTGGACGGATTTCGCATTTTCGAAATATAGTGTGCGGCAGTTGGTGCTTCCAACTGGAGAACGTCGTGTGTCTCCATGCCTTCTAATATTGGTAAATTTTTTTCCAAATAATCGCAAATGCGCTGACGAATGCCATTCGGACCTCCATCTTCTTTAATAAAATGCGACATGCTATTAAATAAACAACTCATCTTATTGTGTTAATTTTATGTTTTATAATATAATAGAAGTATATTTTTAGTTAATTATATATATATATATATATATATATATTATATATATATATTATATATATAATAAACCATTTAAAGACAACTGTTTATTATTCTATAGCGTTAGGCGAATAAAAGCTTTTCTTATGGACACGTAGCTCAGTCGGTAGTCAGCGTGAGGCTGTTACGAAATTTTACAGTTACCTCAAGGTCACAGGTTCGATTCCTGTCGTGTCCGTCTTATTATAATTATTTATAGATATTTAATATAAATATCTATAAACCAAATTCATTTAAAGATTATGGCAGAATTCTAATCATTAAATATGATTTATGAAAATGTGGTAGAAGAATTCAATAAAAAAGGGTGTGAATTACTTGTTACAAAAGAAGAATATAATAATATTATAACTATTACTAGAAACAATTATAGATTAAAATATATAGCTTCTTGTGGACATGAGCATATAGTTTTTTACAACGTTTTTAAGTCAAGAAATACAGGAGTTATATGTCCAAAATGCAAAAATAAAGAAATAGGTAAAAAAGTAAAAGAACAAATACAAAATAATGAAATAAATAGAATAGGTAAAATCGAGCAAGAATTCAAATTTATAAAGGAGTTTCAGATATTACTAGAAAAAGATTTTGAAATTATCAAAGCTTTTGATGGATGTAAAGTAGATATAATATTCAAACCTAAAGGAGTAAATGATAATAAATGGATTGGTATTCAAGTTAAAACATCAAAAACGATTCATTTAACATATAGTTTTCGTATAAATAATAATTACAAAAATTGTTTAATTTTATTATTTAGTGTAGATGACCAAAATATGTGGATAATTCCTGAAAATATCATAGGTAATCAACAAAAAATAAGTATAGGATATAACAAATCAAAATATAATATTTATAAGGTTAATAATGATGAACTAATAAATAAATTACATGAATTTTATATAAACACAACCAAATTTGAATTTGATATATTAAATACCCCGACAAATATTTATCAACAAAGAGAACAACTATTTAAATTTTTTCGTCAAGAAACAATAAATTTTATTGATTTTAATTATGATGAAATGGAAGGTACAGTTTATGACTTTAAAATAAATGGTTATAAAATTCAAGAAAAGATAGCTAAACTATGTGAAAAACAAAATAGGTATGTTTTTCAATTATGCAAAAATAAAGGTACAATAGAAGGCAAGAGAAATCAAGTTCAATATGATATAAATGATAATAATTTTTACTGGTTAAATTGCGACAATAAACAACATTTTTTTGTTATTCCTGAAAAAAATTTAATTGAAAAGGGATTTATAGGAAATAGTGAAGAAAACAAAAATAAGATATTTTTAAAAATAACCATAAAAGATGAATTACATTATGATTATAGACATAAATGGTTAACACCATTTATATTTAATTATACGTCTATAAATGAAATGCCAAACAAAACAAGATTATTAAATTTATTTAAGTAAACATATGATATTAGTTAGTGAGTGAGTTAGTGATATATACATAGATATACATATCACTAAAAATAAATAAAAATACCGGCAACCCGTTTCGATCGAGTGACCTCGGAGTTATGAGCCCACAAAGTGAAACGGCGCGCTGCCTCTGCGCCATGCCGGTTTGAAAGTTGCTCTAGTGCCTTGATGCACCGATGCGATGTGTGGTAAGGGATGTGCTACCCCCTTTTGACCTCTTGCCCATCATATAAAGTAAGATGTAAGGGAGGGGTTGAAGGGGAACCTTGGTTCCCCTGGATACCGGCAACTCGTTTCGATCGAGTGTCCTCGGGGTTATGAGCCCCGCGCGCTGCCTCTGCGCCATGCCGGTTTTTTGAAGCAGATTCCTTTGAAAATTATCTGCCGTAGACAAGGTTAGAACTCGTCACCTTTACTCTAACAAAGTAAACTTGTAACTTGTTCAACTTCCACTACGCTATGCGAGGGAAGCTACGAATGATGGAATTGATGTTTCCATATATTAACATGAGAAAATTATTTAAGTAGTTTTTCCTAAATAATTATTTAATTAAATAAATAATTAAATAATATAAATAATTATTTTCCTTAATTTACTAAAAAATATTGTCATTCTTCTTATCATTCTTCTTATCATTCTTCTTATCATTCTTCTGAGATAAACGATAATTGTCTTGGCTGAATGTCGGACACTACCCTAGATTTAACTTTTCTTGGAGATGGAGAAATGGAAGGTCCGGACAATAATTTTGAACTTGTAGATGTAGATGTAGCTATGTTTGAGAAGGAAGTTTTCACTTTTGATGGTGTAGCGATTGGAGCAGAAGTAGAAGCAGGAGCAGCGACATAAACGGGAGCAGGAGCAGAAGCAGGAGATTGTGATGGTGATTGGGATGAAAACCTGGAGTCAATATTTGCGACTGCAGAGCTACCGTATTCGTCGTCACCATATACATTTTCTTTAATAAATTCATCGGCAACTTGCTTGGGGTCCAATAAACTGGTAGTATTTTCGATTTCTTCATTAATCCATTCATTTAGTGACGGTAAAATTTGCTGAAAGGCGGTATCAGGAACGCCCTTTTTAACGATTGAAATCACCGAACTTTTAAAATGCGGCGGAACGAATTGTTTCTTGTTGAATTCTTCCGCGCCTTGAAACTGTTGTTGATAGAGCAATGATTCGGGAATATAGCGTTCTGGCGGCCCGTACATTACATCTTCCAGCTGTTTTTTAAGAACCTCTTCTTGAACGGAAAGTTTCATCGCTATTTTTTCTTGCACCATTGCAAAGAAAATATCGAGCCCGTGTTTATAATCTTCTTCGCAATCTGTGTAAAGCTTGATTACAATTCGTCGGGTTTGCACGACAAGGGACTGGAGTTTCCTATAAGTGAGCGACGGATTTATAATGACGCCGCCGATACTGCCGTTACCGCCGTACGTGTACGTGAACATTTGAGATAAAATTTCGAGCAATCTTGAACGGTTGTATTCGGCGCGCTCGATCATTTCTTTAATGTGTTGAACATATTCTGCAAACAGTCGTTCTTTTAAAGAGCCGACAATTCCTTTTAGATAAACACCGGTTCTAGCGTTTTCTTCTTCATTTTTTTTACGATCGCGCTCATTGTAAAAGTAAAACATGCGCTCCTTTTCTAAATCTCGACGTTCCTTGTCCTTGCGCTCGTCTTTTTTTTGGTTTTCTTCGCTTGGGTCTCCGCCATTATAATTTTTCTGTTCTTTGCATTCTTCGTCTTTGTTATACGCTTTCAGCGGGACTTGGTCCAAGCGACGAATGTGATCTGGTGCATCTTTCCCCGTAAATGCCTTAAATAAATATCGCGCATCTTCTTTTTCACCGTCGCCGCCATCATTTGCATCCTTGTAGAGCTGCTGAAGCGCCTTCATTCCCGGCAAGTCGATTAAATGCAGGGGGCTTCCGCTTTTAGAAACATTGGTTTTGCAAACGTTGGGTTTTACGAGAAGGTCGCCGTCGCTGTTTTCAACAAGTTCGCCGTTTACAAGCGCGTCGATTCGCGAACTGCAAAAATCCAAGGATGAACCAGCGGCGGTCGATTTGGTGTCTTCCTTTTGCGCCGCACCCGACGTTGCCGTCTTTTCCTTTTCGATTTTAAATGTTGGATTGATGGTGCTTACGATGCACGAAAATAAATGTGCAAACAATACGTAAAATTTCGAGATTTGTATGCATTTTTTTTCAACATTTTGAATTCTCGGAGTTTTTATTTTCTTATTGTGTTTTTCTGATGTCTTTTCAGTATCAGCATTAGCAACATCAGCATTAGCAACATCAGCATTAGCAACATCAGCATTAGCATCCTCCGAATTCACTCCACGTTTTTGCTTTTCTTCTTGTTTTTCATCGTATAATTGTTGTCGTAACAATTCGAGATCAACGGTATCCTTATTTTGCTGAAATATAGTTGCCACTTTCTTTACTAAACGGTTGCAGTATTTTTCGTTTGCGAGTTTCGTCAAATCTGTGAAACTGGAATCCAGGACGACCTTTGTCGCAGCTGCGTCGATGCGGTTTCTTAACTCTATATTCGATTCGGAAAGTCGTGTAGAAAATGAAGCTCCCATTTTATCTATATTTTTATCTATAAAATAAAATTTTGTAACTATATATTGCAATGATAAGAAATATTAATAATTATATTTAATATTTAATATATATTAAATATAATATATTAAAAAATTGAATTAAATACATGTTTGGATATAAAATAACAAAATAACAAAATAACAATCCCGTCAAATTCGAATACTTGATTCAAATTTTACATTTGATGTCATTAGGAGTAGGAGGAGGGTTAGGATTGGTGGCGAATGCGACAATAAAGACATCGTCTTCGAATGAACACAAGACGACGAAAAAAAATAGACAAAATATAAAAGGTGGCAATAGCGCGTTTTCTAAATTAAGCAAGCGGCAGCTGTGGGATCAAATTGAAACCAGTTTTCATAATGGAGATGGTGGTGAATATGGTGGTGAATATGGTAATAAAAGCGATAAGAAAAGTGCCTTGGAATGTGTATACAGAAGCAGCGGACAAAGGGAAATTTGCGACAGTTGTTCTTCAGCGGTTTGTTTGACGGATGATGGATTTTTGACGTGTACGAATCAAAAATGCGGCATTGTATATAGAGATGTGCTTGATCAAGGCGCAGAGTGGCGTTACTATGGCGCCGATGACAATCAGTCCAGCGACCCGACTAGGTGCGGCATGCCGGTGAACCCGCTTTTAGTGGAGTCGTCATACGGCTGCAAGGTAATGTGCGACGGCGCGACAAGTTATGAGATGCGCAAATTTCGGAGGTACACGGAGTGGCAGTCGATGCCGTATCGCGAAAAGGCGCAATATGACGAGTTTCAATGTATAACTATTATTGCGCACAATGGCGGTCTACCCAAAATTATTGTCGACGAGGCGCTGCGTTACCATAAAAAGATTTCCGAGTTCAAGACGTATCGCGGATTAAATCGCGACGGAATTATTCTGGCGTCAACATATATCGCTTGTCGAAAGCACGGCTGTCCTAGAACCATTAAAGAGATTGCGACGATTTTCAACCTGGACAACACGAGCGCGACCAAGGGTTGCAAAAATGCAATCACGATTATAAACGAGTTGGAGCACGAATTTGAAAACTCGGACAAGACGAACTTTAGCAAGACGAAGCCGGAGGCGTTTATCGAGCGGTACTGCAGTCGATTGAATATGAACAGCGAGTTAACAAAGGTGTGTCAATTTGTGGCGACGCGAATTGAAAAACAGAATTTGATTCCGGAGAATACGCCGCACTCGATTGCTGCGGGCATTATATACTTTGTGTCGCAGATATGTAACTTGAACGTTTGTAAAAAGGACGTGAATCGGGTGACGGAAATTAGCGAAGTGACGATTAACAAGTGTTTTAAAAAGTTGGAGCAGTACACGAGCAATTTGATACCGGGAATCATTTTAGAGAAGTATGCGATTATTGATGGGAAAGTAAAGTAAATAAAGAAAATGTTACATCGACCGAAAAGAAAAATGAGACAAGTATAAAATGTAAAGAGTTTAAAAATTATAATTTAAATATAATATTATAGAAAAAATATAATATTATCTAAACCAATGTCGGCAAACATAAACACAGATTTGACACAAAATAATTCTATAAATCAAGAGGCGGAAGAAGCTCATATAGTCACCCATGAAAAAAAATCCGCTCCTCCGAAAATAGTATTTATTGTTCCTTATCGCGACCGGGAGCATCATTTGAAATTTTTTTCAGTGTATATGAAGCACGTTTTGTCGGACTACGATCCGTCGACGTATGAAATCTACATTGTTCACCAGAAGGATGGCCGACCGTTTAATCGCGGAGGCATGAAAAATATCGGGTTTTTAGCAGTCAAGGAAAAATATCCAAACGAGTACCAAGACATGACGTTTGTATTCAACGATGTGGACACGGTTCCGTATAACAAGGGCGTCATACAGTATGAAACGCGCGCAGGCGTCGTGAAGCATTTTTACGGGGTGAAATTTGCGCTGGGTGGTATTTTTTCAATCAAGGGCGGAGATTTTGAACGAACAAACGGGTTTCCAAATTTTTGGGCATGGGGTGGAGAAGACAATTACATGCAGTATCGGGTTCTGCAGTGCGGTCTTAAAATAGATCGGCGCGGATTTTTCCCGCTGCAACATCCGAACATTTTGCAAATGGTGGAAGGAATCATGAGAACGATTTCCAGGTCGGAAGCCGAAATGGTGTTTTATAAAACGACGAATGACGGGCTCTACACGATACAAAATTTGAATTACAAAGAAGAACAACCAGAATATTACGAGAATGCTGTTCATCATCGGTTTATTCACGTTTCGCATTTTGATTGTGCGTACAGTCACGCTTCAAATACGTACGAGGAACAAAATATTCATGATGAAAAGCGGATAAAGTTCAAATCAAAGGGCGTTGCGGCGGCAGCGCAAGAAGAACAACAGCGAGCCATGCATCAACAACAAGTGTTGGCAGAACAAGAAGAACGCATAAGTCGTCTTCGTTTACAACAACAACAACAACAACAACGTTTACAGCAGCGTTTACAGCAACAGCAACCGCAACAGCAACCGCAACAGCAACCGCAACAGCAACAGCAACAACGTTTACAGCAACCGCAACAGCAACAGCAACGTTTCGCTAGGCGTGTAAGGCGAGGATATTTTTGAAATATTTTTTTATAATTTTTTATAAAATTTTATAAAAAAATGGATTTTGAAATGAAATATTTATTTTTTTATAATTTTATATATATTTTTTTTATATTTTTTCGACGATGATGCGGTTGCTTTATTTGATATTGTCAATTTGATTTTTTTTACCTTATTTTTTTTACTTACTGTTTTTTTCATTTTTTGTTTTTTATTTTTTCTAGTGTATTTTTTATTATTTTTATTATTTTTATTATTTGTATGACTATGTCTATACGCCATACCCATACCCATACCTCCAAATAAATTTCTTCCTACAGAAAGACCAGATGAAAGAAAAGAATCATCAAAGCCATTCTCTACTACTATATGTAAAATAATTTCATGTAAAGGCATTCTAATTCTTATGGAAGCTCCTTGAGCATTATTTTTTGTTTTTCTGTATTCATCTGCATCTTTAAACGCTTGATCAAAGAATTCGGTCTTATCTGGAATAAAAAAAATATTTATTAACTCAATAGAAGCAGTACTAATATATGGTTTTATCGAAGCGTCAATAAGCATATTAGATTTTAATTCTCTATAAAAATCTTCAATAATACTTTCATATAAGAGACGAGTTGATGCCACCCCCTTTAAATCTTGAAACAATGATATACCTTTAATTTGGATTGCTCTGACTATAAATTTTAATAAGTTTGATACATGAATAAAATAGAAATCTTGTCGATTTTGAAAATTAAATTGGTTTGTTAAAAATAAATGTAAAATTTTTATAATAACACCTAAAGATTCAACCAACCCGCTTTGTGCGTCTGGAAATTCGAAAATGAATGGAACGTTGCATGCATCTCCTGGATTTGTAAAAAATAATGTCTGGTCTACATTATATGTTAAATTTAATAATTGCAATGCATCGACTGTATCTAGTGAACCTCTAGTAAACGTAAAGATATCGGTAAAATTTCTTACAATTTTAAATCCGATATCGGATACTTCAACAATACTTTCCTGTTTTCCTGTTGTATTTAAACTAACTTTTACAGTATCAGGAGACCCTCTCGAAGTGGATGCATATAAATGTCCGGATTGTGTTTGAAACTGTATCCATGCAGCATCATCGCGTTGATTAACGTGAATATGAAATGAATCTCTCCAAAATAAACTAAAAATATGAATAAGAAATTCTCGATATTGCATGGGATCAGTGTCATTGTTGAAGATGGCGTATACATCAAAATCAGAAGTGTCGGATGGAATATGCAACTGTCTACATTTGTCCTTTGGTAACTCCGAGTAACATGCAAGTAACTGAAGAAATGTTCTTCCAATAAATGCAAATCGAACATGTTCAACTTGACGGAGTCCATTTAAAAGTGCTAATACAAAAAATGCCCTAACTCTTTGACCACTACCTTGTAGGTTCATGTAATCTGTTAAATGAGCGGAAGCTCTAAAAGCAGAATCGGGAGTAAATGACGATATGATTTGTAAAATTGCTTGGTCTGATAGGTCTCGAACAACGGTTGTGATTCTAAAAAATTGTTTTAAAGAACAACGAAATATGAATGCGAAACACGAATGACCGTTTCCTCCACATAGTTGACCAATATCATTTTCAAATTTTATTAATTTGGGAGATTTTTTTTCCGAAAATTGTATCAGTTGTTGCACTTCTACTGGTTGCACTTCTACTGGTTGCACTTCTACTGGTTGCACTTCTACTGGTTGCACTTCTACTGGTTGCACTTCTACTGGTTGCACTTCTACTGGTTGCACTTCTACTAGTTTTACCGCTTGTGATTTTTTACTTGTTGATTTGATTGATTTAGTAGGGGTAGGGAGAGGTGCAGCAGCAGCAATGGGCACAACAGAAGGAGGGGGTGCAACAGACCCTAATAATCCTTGATATGCTTCTATCATTTTAGGTGAAAACTTTTCCATGTTGGCTGCCGTCCATGGAACGTTCGATCGAAGTTTTGGTGTCAACTTTTCGTTTAGCATACTTGCAGCATCTTGAAATTGACCAGATTGAATTGCGCGTGAAAAATCTGGAAATATAGTTTTTATGTCATTTTTGATATTGTTGTTTCTTTGAACGATTAAAATTTGTCTTTCTTTATCTGTTAAAACTTTAGGTGAAGCAGCAGCAGCAGCGGCGGCAGCAGCAGCAATTCTTTCTTCTTCTGCTTTTTTTCTTTCTTCTTCTGTCTTTTTTCTCTCTTCTTCTCTTTCTCTTTGTTGTTCCTTTCTAAATTTCATTTCGTCTAATCGAAGTGAGCGTTCCACAAGTTGTTGTTCTTCCATTTTAATTCTTTCTAATTCTTTTTGTTGTTGTTTTTTTTTTCGTTCTTCTACCACTTTCATTTGTTTTTCTTCATCCATCGTACGCATTTCAAAGTCGGGAACTTGAACGCAAGATTGAGAGAAATCGCTACGTAGTATAACTTTATTGTCTTTTGATACAGAGTTTGTTAATATAAATTGTTCAACTAGTGCGCTCCAAACGTATAAAAAACTAAAATAATCGTACCCGCGGTCTTTAAATCTCACATATTTCGTTTTTAAATCTTCAATGATGGGCTTCACAACAGCTTCGCTTATAGATGTTTGTTGTTTTTCATTTAGTTTTGTTCTTATCACCGAAACGAACTGAATTGCACGCGATAACATATTTTCAGACATTGGGTTAAAATCAATATTACGTCTTATATCGAATCCTGTGACATCTTTTCCTGATTTTTTTAACGCTTCAACTTCTTTTAGTGTTAATGTTTTATCTATTTTACCACCACTTCCTCTAACAAAAAATATATCTTTTTTTTCGAATTCATTTACTAATTCCCGGGTAACGAAAAGTTGTTCAATCATATCATTGTTTAATATTTCGGAGAGATTTGGTACATATAATAAAAAAATGGCAAGATGTCCTAGTCCAAAATCAATTTTTTGTTTATTTTCTTCACTGGGTGTGTCTCCAAATATAGATATAAATTTTTTGAATATTTCATTTAAAACATAAATATAATTTTCAAAAATGATGGAAGAAATTTTATGTAAAGTATCAAAACACTTGTACACCATAACATTTGATAAAAATGTCAACGAAACATTTCGTTTATTAAATGTAAAAAACGGTAAAGATGGATCTGGTTGTTGTAAAAAGATGTACAATCTTGAATACAGTAAAACAATATTAACCACATTTTTTTGAATCATGCCTTTTTTAGTTGCATCTGGAAAACTTCTAGTCACTGTACTAAAAAAAATAGAATCAAAAAGATAATATAATAAATTTATTAGTTGTGCAGGTAAAAAATCTATTATAGTCCTTTGAATTATTTGTGGATCGGTTGTCCCGTCAGGGATTCTTTCTATAATTGTAAATTTAAAACATATCCAAATGTCAAAAACAAAATTGTAATATTTTTTTAATTCCGCTTGAATGGAATTTAAAGTTTCTTGTAAATTATTACCGTTGGTTAAATAGTTTTCATAAGATAATGCGCGAAGATCTTCTACAGTTAAAAAATATAACCCGGGATTCGTGTCTCTAAATACATCTAAAAATGTACATTCTGCAGGACCAACGCATAATAATGATACAACCTGTTTGGGAGTTAGATAATTATCTTCAATATATTTGTCAATTCTAGCTTCAGCCATATTTTATTTTATAAAAAAATCTTAAATATTATAATATTATAATAATGTAATATGTAATATATGAAACAATGAAAGTATTACTACTTATATAGGTATAAAGTATTATACTATATAAATATTAAATTTTCTGAAAAAAATAATGAATAAACGAATAAATAAATAATAAAATGAAATAACGATATTAAAATGCCTCATTAAAGTCGAAAATTTCTTCCGTCTTTGTTTTTTCCGCGAGGGCGTATTCGCTGACCCGTTTTTCAAAAAAGTTTGTCTTGCCTTCGATGCTTATAAGCTCCATAAAATCAAATGGGTTGGAAGAATTGTACATTTTTTCACACCCAAGCTGTAAGAGCAGTCGGTCTGCGACAAATTCAATGTATTGCGTCATGAGTTTGGAATTCATACCAATCAAACGGCACGGCAGCGCTTCGCAAATGAATTCGGTTTCAATTTCTACCGCTTCTTTGATAATGTCTTGCACACGCGACTTTTGCACCGGTTTGGCCATTTTATTATATAGAAGCACGGCAAATTCGGTGTGAAGCGCTTCGTCGCGCGAAATGAGCTCGTTACTGAACGTGAGACCGGGCATTAGGCCGCGTTTTTTCATCCAGAAAATAGAGCAGAATGCGCCCGAAAAAAATATGCCTTCCACGCACGCGAATGCGATTAGGCGGGTCTGGAACGAGCTGCGCTTATCATGAATCCATTTTTTCGCCCAGTCGCCCTTTTTTTTGATGCAGGGGAAATGGTGAATGGCGTTAAAAAGTCGCCCGCGTTCTTCTTCATCTTTGACATACGTGTCAATGAGCAAACTGTAGCATTCAGAATGTATATTTTCCATGGCGATTTGAAACCCGTAGAATGCGCGGGCTTCGGCGAGTTGGACATCAGACATGAAACGGGTCGCCAGATTTTCAAGAACAATGCCGTCGCTTGCGGCAAAAAATGCAAGAATCATACTTATAAAATATTTTTCGTCAGCTTCCAAGGTTTGCCAATGAACGCCATCTTTTGAAAAATCAATCTCTTCCGCTCTCCAGAAACAATCCACTTGCTTTTTATACATTTTCCAAATGTCATTATCTTTGAGCGGAAACATTACATAGCGACTATCGTCTTCGGTTAATAAAATATCGGCGAAATTTGATCCATTCTGTATTTTTTTTGACATTCCTAAAAAACTATGGATAAGTTGTATATTTATTCAACAATATTTTTTTAAATTTTAAATAATTTATTGATAAAAAATAATTTATTTATAAATTATTTAAAATTTAAAAAAATAATAATAATAAAATAGTATTACAATAAAATAAGAATAAAGAATAAAAATGATAAATGTCGACGACGACTCTACTGGAGTATCGGTGTACAAGAGAGACAAACAAATGAATGAAATTCAAGAAAAAATAGAAGAAAATAAAAAACAGATGTTTGAAAAACGTTTAGCATTAAAAAAATACGCAAAAACGCACGATTCCAATGATCATATTAAAGAAATTATAAAAAAATACGATGAATATTATCATGAATATAAAACAAATGTTAAATTGCAGATACGCGCTTTAGAGGAAATTATAAAGCATTTGAATGACGTTTTAAAAGAAAATGCCCAAAATGATGGCGACATAAATATAGATGATGCAGTTTCAATAAACAATTCGCAAATAAAAAAGGATAAAACAATGATTATGAAAGAAATCGAAAAACTGAAAAAATTATTGTAATGATCGTTGTTGTAAACGTAAACAAAGATTAGAACGAGAATATCGCCCACCAATTTCTCTCAGTAAAAGGCCGCGCGGTTTTAGTAATGTACGCACGAGTTGCATTTTATAATGATGGTGCTTTTTCCATTTACGCTGAAATATGCGCATCCAGAATGTTTTATAGATTGCCACATGTTCGCCACCGCCTTCCATTTCAACGTGTTGAATAATTTCCAATGAAATATAGTTTTTTTTTGAAGCCGCGCATTTATAATTTCGAATGACGACGTGTTCTCTACACTGCTCAACGTATCGAGAATACTGGCGTCGTGACCGGTGAATCATATGCATAAAAGTCGTGAAACTTTGCGAGTTATAAAATGTATCAATGTTTACTGAATGCAGTATCAAATAATGTGAGTCAATATTTGGAGAACTATTTTCATCTTTTCCGTGAATATAGGCGTTAAAAATTACGCAAAATGCCAATTCATATTTTGTTTCCATTGTTTCTATATATTTACTTATCTATCTATATCTGCTATCTCTGGTTCATATATTGATTCACAAATTATATTTATACGATATTTATAAATTATTTTTCATTTATAAAAATTTATAATTTTATAAATGAAAAAATAATTTATAATTTTATAAAAATAAAAAATATAAATTATTTTTTGTATTTTTCTGTTATTTTTATAAAATAATATTATATTATAATAATAAAATATAAGATAGGTAGAAAAATGGTAAACATACATATGAAACTTCCAAAAGTTGTAGATACAATGTTGAATGACAAGAACGTTTTATACATTGTCGCCTTTTTAGCAATTATGAATTTTTTCGGATACATTATTTTGAGAGATAGCTATGCGCTATTAATCTTTTTATCCGTCGGATTCATATCGACATACTTTAGTAAAAATATGACGGTTGTTTTACTTTCAACGCTGTTACTCACAAATTTTATTACCGTCTTGTCGAGAAATTTTATTGTCAATAAAGAAGGTTTTGACGCGACTGCAGCAACAGATGCAGATGCAGCAACAGATGCAAGTGCCGCAACAGATGCAAGTGCCGCAACAGATGCAAGTGCAGCAGCCGGTGCGAAGAAACCAGTCGTAGCCGCAGCAACTGCAGCAGCCGGCGCGAAAAAACCAATCGTGGCCGCAACTGCAGCAACTTCAGCAACCGCGGCGAAACCGGCATCGTCTTCAGGAATTATGGGCGCGGGTACTGCAAAAGCGTCGAAGAAATTGGCTTCTTCTGCATTGTCGACAACTATACAAAAACCCCCGATAATAGAAAAAATGACTGAACTAAGTCCTGCAAGTTTAGACGATGAGGACGACCTTCCAGTGAATAATCGCGTTGATTACGCGAAAACACTGGAAAAGGCGTATGATAATTTAGAGAATTTGGTGGGAAAGGATGGAGTCAATGGACTAACGTCACAAACCAATGTTCTTATGGACCAGCAGCAAAAGCTGGTGGAAAATATGAAGAGCATGGAACCCCTTTTGAAAACGGCGCAGTCCTTTTTAGACAAGTTTGAGTCAAGTTCGATGGGCAAATTGTTTGAAAAGATTCCGGGAATGTCGTCCATGTTTGGCGGAGCTGCTGGTGCACAACTAGGTGCTATTGGAAACGGGGATGTAAAGGGGGCGTCATCTTAAATTTAAATTTATTTTATATGGTTGACAAATATAAAACATGGAAAATATAGAAAATATAATATTAAGATTATTCATTTATTTATAAAAATATCATTAATATATAAATAAATAAACAAAATAAACAAAATAAGAAACAAAATAAACAAAATAAGAAACAAAATAAACAAAATAAGAAACAATTATAAACAAAATAAGAAACAGTTATAAACAAAATAAACAAAATAAACAAAATAAGAAACAATTATAAACAATTAGACCAATGAATCAGAATGTTCAGAATGATATTCAAAGCGTGAATCAAACATTTGATGACATGCTGGCCAATTTTAAAACCAATTATGTGAATTTTCATACGAATGCAATGCTGTCACTGCCGTCTTCGCCACCACCCTCATCCTCCGATGACTCTAGCGGGACAACAGCGCCTACCCCTGCACCTGCACCTGCTACATCCGCCGCCGCATCAGCTCCCGATCCAAACGATGCCGCGCTTTTAAAATATAGATACGCTGCAAATCAGCTTTTAGAAAAAGTGAGGTCGCAAATTGCTTCAAATTCAACAAAAATAGCGAGCATAAATACAGACATTACTCCGATTCAGAAGGCGTACTTGAATATAATGCAAACTGGAAACTCGCTTGATCAAACCAAGTCGGCGGCTGTAGTTTCCTTGGAAGATTATAACGAGCTGTATAGAACAACCGTATTTGGAACAATGGCGTATGCCGTTGGAGCCGGGCTCATACTTTATTTATTATATAAACCCAAAATACAGAGTTAATTTTAGAGTGAAATAGAGAGAAAAGAGAAAGAAAGAGAAATGTTTAATTCATAAAAAATAAAAAATATGTATATTAAAAAAAGTTTATAATATAATAATATATATAGTAAAATAGTAAAATAGTAAAATAGTAAAATAGTAAAAAGTAATTTATACCTTACCCAAGATAATCCAAAAATAATTCAAGCCATATGTATAGTTTACGTCAAGGGCGTGCATTTTTAAACCAGGAAGAAAAAATAAACAATGAAACAAATAATGTACAAAATGCATCAAATGTATATTTAGCACAAAAAAACGAACGAAAACAAAAAGAATCTAGATCCGTTTTCAACCAATTGAATCCGATGCAATATTTTAAAAAAATTATGGAGCCGTTTGAAAATGGAAATGATGCGACACCGGCGCCAGTAACCGCATCTTCATCCATGGCATCGGCGCCGGCATCCATATCATCAACAGGAATAGCAGACATTCAAAAGCTGAATGATGCATTCGACTCAAAAATGAATGCATATTCGAGCGCCGTCTTAGAATACAACAAGGAACTTTTAAAGAGTCAGGATTATTTCGTGGTTCCAGTAAAATCTCTTACACCAATTAATAGTTGTTTTAATTGCGATGCATCTTTAGGTGGAACTGATTGTGCTGCAATGGGCGTTTCAAATTCAAACGGCGACATTCGAACCGCTTTGCCAGATTCCACATCTCCGACTGCAAACTTGTTACCGTGTGTTCAGTCCGGCGTACCGGTTCCGGGGTGGAGCTCGGACCCGAATGACAGCGGTTCTTGCATTGCGCCGCTTGGACAAAAATGTTGCAATAGTTATATGTATAACGGACAACCCGTTTGCCAAGCCGGTTTTGGCGACGATAACTATGATTTTTTTGCAATGACTGATTGGATAAATCAGTGTATAGTGCCTATCCCTCCAGAAGATGTCAATCAAAAGATTGCGCTTGCAAATAGGTATTGTCAAGGCAACGGAATATCGCTAAACTACTGGAGCCAAAATGCGAATAAAGCTAGCCAGAGTTTAGTGCTTGTTACAACAGAAGAGCGGGTGGGATTTCGCCCGTTTGCAAAAATGAACGGTATTCCTGTTTGGATGTGTGATTTGGGAGACCCTTCTGGTATTAATTTTTTTTCAAATTATCAAGACGCAAATAACGCCAAAGCGGCCATTGTTTTTAGTCCCACCACTCAAAGCACTCTGAAATCGACGCGTGACGATATGATGAATGCGGGCACGGCGTTGATTTCAGCGCTTTCTTCTCAGCAAACAACGAGTGCCGAAGAACGAACCCAGATTGAACAACAGTTGCGCGCAGTTGAAACGAAAATGTCCAAACTGGCCTCTCAGTCAAGCAGGTTGGACATATCGCTGACAGATGCCGAAATTGTAATTGCCTCGAAGGAAGCGTTTATGGGGACATCGCTGCTGGCACAGGAAACGGATACGCGCATACAATTCGAGTCAAATTATACATTTTATACGGTGTGGTTTGTGATTGCGGTTGTACTAATTGTTATAATGTTTAGCAATTTTTTTTATACATCGTCGTCGTCTTCGGATTCGGGTTCATCGTCACACGTCCTGGGATTTGGAGTCATCGTAGTGTTGATTTTTATATATTTTATTATCCAATTTGTCTTGTCACGACTTCATATTTCCCGACCACAACTACCATTTGAAAGCATCAATCCACTGTTTGTATTTAAGAGTAACTCATAGAGATGATGTATAGAGAGATAAACAATAATGAATGTAGTAAATGAATGTAGTAAATAAATGTAGTAAATAAATGTAGTAAATAAATGTAGTAAATAAATGTAGTAAATAAATGTAGTAAATAAATGTAGTAAATAAATGTAGTAAATAAATGTAGTAAATAAATGTAGTGAAGGAGCGAAGGCGGAGAGAAGGTGAAGAATACTCATCATCGTTAATGTCGTCGATGATGTTGATGATTTGAGTATTCATGATGATTGCATTTATATATTTTGTAGTTCAATATATTTTGTCTTATTTCAAGGGTGTAAAGATCTGATTTACCTTTTGGTGAAATAAATCCATTGTTTTTGTTTTAGTAAATAAATTTGAATATATTTTAATTTTTATGTATGTATATATTATTATTGTTTTATAATAAATAATCAAATAAATAAATATCAAACAAATAAATGACTACATTTATAAAACTAGATGACACAAATTGTGTGTATGGTCGTATAACACAAGGTCCAGGTTCGTCAATTCCAGGTAGTTATAATTATTTAGGTAAATTTGATTCCTATGAACAATGCTCTCAGTCCAATAATATTCCATCAAGTGCTAAGGCAATAACCTATCACAATGATAAAAATAAAGATTACGCCGATTGGGCAAAACAATGTTATAGTATAAATGATACAAATACGCAAGTTCCAAATCAAAATTATGCGACGTGTGGTATAGTTGCGCCAAATTCACCGAGACAAACTGCCGCTCCAGTAAATGCACCAACTGTTCCAACACAGGTTATGGGTGACTCTTCGAACCTGGATGCAAGTGTATTGTCGACGCCCGTTCAGGACAATTCAATGGAACAAATTATTGCACAAATCTCGAATTTACAAGATTTAGAAAATCAAAAATATGATGACTTGAATATTTTACTTGCTTCGAATCCAACCCCGGACAACGTTGTGCAGCAAAATGTATTGATCAGTGACATAACGCACCTCACAAACATTCGGTCCCAATTATTTGACACGCTAGTACTAAACACCCAAAATAATGCGAGAGTCAATGATGCAATGAATGCCAACGTACAAGACAAACACACTATTGTTACGCTGAAAGAAAACGACTTGAACGCGCGAAGAAGTGCAATTGCGGCACTAAACCAAGAAAGTGAAAACACGCAAAGAATGGTGGATATCAACGTGTATTATAAGAAACAGTACGAAGCGCGTGTTAAAATAATGAAATATATTGTTCTCTTATGTTTTTTGGTAATATTTTTTGTGGTTTTATCGAATTTGGGTTGGCTCCCGCAGGAAATGGTAATTGTCTTGGTGGTCATCATTATTCTTGCTGGTGGATTATATATTGGTTCCTTGGTGAATGACGCATATCAAAGGAGCAACATGAATTATGATGAATACGATTGGGGATTTGATTCTCAAAAAATGGCATCCATGATTTCGAAACAACCCAGACACAAAAAATCGGCATCAACAGACCGAACTTGTAATAGCGGTAGCGGTAATAGCGGTAGCGGCATCTTATCTCAATTGGACTCCATGTATAAATCGGTTTCATCATCTGCAGCATCCGTCGAAGGTTCGATTAAATCGTCCATTTCCGCCGCATCAACAGCAACGACCGGACCAGACACCGCTTCGTCTCCACCCTCGGTGCAATCAAAAATATCTGAAAGTTTCATGCTGTCAAAAATGCCTCGAAAATATTTTTCTGATATTCAAGGACAAGGTGCAAATCCGTTTACAATGGAAGATAATTATGGTAAAATATAAAAAATATAAAAAATATAAAAAATATAATATAATAATGTAAAACCCATAAAACTCGGACTGAAATAAATTTAGATGAAAATGAAATTAGGTAAAATTGGGTAATTAATTTCATTATTATAAAAATAAAAAATAAAAAAATAATAATATGGTTATTATAGTAATAGTAAGTAATTTAAATTTATAACAATTTATAACAACTTATAACAATAAAAAAACGAAATAAAATAATAAAAATAAATACGACGACATAATAAATAGTATGACCGACAATGCCGCACTTTTTCAAAGCATTCAAATGATAAATGATATGATTGCAAACGTTAACAATTCATGCGACCATGATTGTTTAATGGCGAAACAGCGGAGCGAATTAAAACAACGATATTTAGACGCAGAACGAAATCTTAAAGTTGCGCCCGAAAAGTTGACGCAAGCCGAACACGACTATTTATTGAACAGAGATGGTCCCAGAAAATATACCGAATTATTAAGAACGCGGTATGGAAAAAATGCAGACAAAGAGATTCAGAAATTAAAAGATGAACATAAAATGATTATGAACGAAATTGATTTAGGAGTCATGAAGATTCAGTCGCAAAACGATGAAATGTACAATTCAACCATGTATAAAAATATGCTGATATCGACGGAGACGCGCGTTGAAGATGAGATACAGGATAAAGAACGCAGCGCAACAGTTAGCAATCGAAAAATTTTCTACATGGAAAAACAGATTGACTCGTTTTCGTGGTGGTTCTATTTGTTTCGCAATTTGTATTGGATATGCGCAGTAATCTGGATCGCAGTTGGCGTCGTTTATTATGGCCAATTTACCACACGTTCACTCGCAATCTTCGTCTTGATCGTGGCATATCCGTTTTTCATGGTGTGGCTGTTCGTGGCCGCGTATTCCTTGGTAAAATATATTGTATCAATGTTCCCGAAAGACGTGTATCTCAGCATTTAAATTTATATAGTCAAATATCTAGAAAATCTCATAAACTTTGACATAATTTGACGATTTCGACCTATTTTTAAGAAGTCCGGCAACTTGAAAAGTTGACTCGAATATATTTTCTTTTAATTTCTTGTCTTTTTTACATTTTACTTTCATATCAGGACCTCTATTCAACTCTAAAATATAGGGCTCGCCGTCACTTTCCAATATAATATCCATGCCGAAAAGTTGGAAGCATACCTTGTTTTCGTGTGTAGTATTTTTACTTAACATTGGAGCAATCGCTTTTGATAAATCCGTTGTTTTATCTATTATTTTCTCCCATATACGCTTGTAAGATTCTTCACCAATCACGTTTTTCAATTCTTTAAAGTCGTGAGGTATATTTTCTGTTTCATATAATTCTACATCCATTTGGCTCGTGATGTGGGTTTCGAATGTAATATTATTACCGGTTTTATTTTTTGTATATAAAACTTTCCCATTTTTATTCACAAAAAATTGGATTTTTCCCTTGTATTTACGAATCATGTAGTATAATCTCATATTCATTTTTCGGCCGTCTATTTGCATGGTATTTGTCAAAAAGCGTTGCGCAACTTTGAAATTGTCATTTTTTGCTTTTTTTAGGTCATATTCCGTAAACGTGAGAGAAATTCCTTTTTTTCGCTCTATATTTTTTTTACAAATGAGAACGGTTCCGGATTGGACTTCTTTAAGAGCGACTTCAAATTGGTGGGGGATATTTATGATAAACGACTCGGGCATTATTCGTTTTGCACCATCTCGACCATATGCTTTTTCAAGAATGTCCCAGAGGTCGTTTTTCCTATTGATTGGAGCGCACCCGATCAATCCGAATATGTATTTGGAAACAGGTATGTCAATATTCTTTAATTTTTTATCTACATTATAGTAACTGTATGGCAAGTATAAATCGCATTTTTTATTGTCGCGTTTGATGCCGTTTTTTATTAAAACACTGTTTAATACTTCTTTCGGGTTTTCCCCTATACACATATAATATGTTATATTTTCTGTTACATTTTTAAAGCGGGGTGCCGAAACCCCGAGTTTAGCGGATAAATTCACGAGTGGTTCTGTGTCATCCTTTATTTTTTGAATAACATGTGAAATTATTTTTTTTATTTCAACCATTATACTCTCTCCTCTTTATATACATATACAACATATTATTTCAATATTTAAATATTGAAATAATATGTTGTATATTATGTATATAAAATATTTAGAAACTTAAAAACACATTATATAAATAAAGGTTTTTTATATCCTGGACAAATATGAACAATAATAACAAAGATACAGAAAAAATCAATATAAATATAAGCAATTTAAAGCTAAAGACCGGAGATTTGCTGGTATGCGATGATTTGCAGCATGATGATTGGGGTCTGTTCAGCTGGATGATAAAGTTTTTTACAATGAGCGATTTTTCTCATGTGGGAATGGTCGTGGTTGATCCGGAAATGACGAACCCTGCACTAAAGGGCACATACGTGTGGACATCGGGTATATCAAACACGCCGGACCAAGAAGACGGTGTCAAGAAATTCGGAGTTCAGTTTATTGAATTTGAGAATTTTTTAGAAACGTATGAGGGGAAAATATATTTGCGACGATTGAAATGCGAATCGGAAGAACAATACCATAAAATATTCAATATTGATGTGTTGCGCGAAATTCACCAGATTGTGTATGATAAGCCGTATGACACGGTAGTCACGGATTGGATTGAAGCGTACGTTCAAAAGGATTTTAAACCGCAAAAAACGTCGAGGTTTTGGTGCAGTGCGCTCATTGGATACATTTATACAAAACTCACACTTTTGAAAAGCGACCTGGACTGGAGTATATTGACCCCCGGTTTTTTTTCAAGCGAAAATAAGTCGTTTAGCATGTTGCATGGAGCCACGCTTGAAAAAGAGGAACAAATCTGGGGATGAAATGACATTTTTTTATTGGTCATGTCATAATAATAAAATTGAATAATTTTATAATAGTAAGTTCATAAGTAGATAAGTAGAAGGACGCAACGCACAAATAGAGCAATGGGAAAAACAAAATGGTCGCGAAATGATAATTATGTTGTAACAAAAAATTATTTGGCAGGGATTAGTTATGAAAGTACGGCTAATATCCTTCAACATCTAAAAAAGAATAGCATAAGATTGAAATATAATAATTGTTTATATCTTGAACGTGGTGATGTCAGCGGTTCTTTGAAACATGCATCAAGCATACATATAGAAGTATGGAAAGAATTAACATCGGTTTGAATCGGTTTGAAATTTTCAAGGGTGTATGTAATGGTGTATATGTAATAACGAATAAATAAATGTGTATCTCTGGTATATATTTAATAAAATTGAATATTTTTTCTAGTTGTATTTTATTGGTAGGTATTACACGCAACCAACGCAAATAGAAAAAATATGAGCCACCAAGATTGGACGCCCGTTGTATTCAACAAGAAATATGATGATAATAAAAAAGGATGTGAGAAAGAAAAGGCAACACCATCCTCGTCCTCTTTATCGAACGTTGGCGTTTATAAGGCAGCCAGCGACGACGATGTCAAGAAAACCAAATACGTTTCGAAAACTACATCGCAAGCCATTATGAGCGCACGCACCGAAAAAAAAATGACACAGAAGGAACTTGCACAAAAATGCAATATGGATGTTTCCATTATCAATGAAATTGAGCGCGGCGCGTGTGTTTATAACGCAAGCCATGTAAACAAGATTCAGAGCGTTCTGGGTGTAAAAATTCCGAGAGTGTAAAACTTCCGAGAGTGTTAACAACATCCGGATAATTTATTTTGCCGATATTTGTCGAGTGCAATATATTCGGATAATGGAAAGTTTCTATTTTTTACGAAATAGTTGTTGGATTCGCTGGTTCCTTGAAAGTTGCCAGCATTCGCCATGGTTGCCCCGTATGCCGAGTAGTATGAGAACCCGTTGCTTGTTATCGTGTCGGATTTTAGTTTTTGAAGGCGCGTGCTTCCAGAAACGGCGCCTTGGCGCGCAAACTGTGGATTGTTTGGTTTATAAATAGTGCTGCAGTAATTATTTTGCAGAGTATTGAGCGGGTTATAGTTATATATTTTGGGGTTGGCGCAATTCTTGGATTCATACACTTGCGGACCTCGGGGGTCGTCGTCCGGATATAAAAACGTAAATGGAATGTTGTTTGTTGGGCTAGGATAGTATGTACCGCCCGGAACTTTGGTGGTTGATTCGCGCTGCGCATACGTTCGGCACCTGGATTCCAGATACTGCGATGTCGATCCGTAGTACGATTGACTCTGTGTTACTATTCCCGATTTGATGACATTGGCTTCGGGATTGCATGCAATGCAGTTACTATCAAAGACGCCGGTATAAATGTGATAATTTGTATCAATCGTCGGTTCTGGATCGGGAATTGGATTATCGTTCAACGGAGTTATCGGGTCCACGCTTACAATATCAGGAACGGCTTCATCGTTATCAAAATCAATCTCAGTAATCACGGCTGTTCCTGGAATGTCGTTATAAATGGCTTCAATGATGGGCGCGCTCAAATAAAAAGAAGGAACATCAATTTGTCCGTCGTTTTGTAGCTGCGTTCCATTTGCAAAGAGGTTTTTATTGAACGCTTCTGCAATTTCGAAAGAATTGTGCCCGGTATCCGCGATGCATTTGCACGTGTCTTTGTTCTTTTTATAAACGGCGGAACCGGGATTCTCCATGAAATACACTCTTGACATTCGTTTTTGAGTGGAATTGTCGCCGGACGGATTTGTGGGGACCAGCTGTCTGCGCCAATGTTTTAGCGGCCGCGCTTTAAAATCGGGTCCGATGAAATCGTGCTGCTCTACATTATGCGGCATATTGTTTGCATTTGGGCGGTGCATTCCAGGCACAATGTTGAATGCCGTGTTTACTTTTGTTGCATAATGCGGCTTTCGAGTGGTAACTAAAGTATTCGAACTTTTAAAATTTTGCGGATTGTTTATTTTTGGAGTTATCACTTTTGACATTTTTATATTGAATATAAATAAAAAATTAATATTCTTATTCTTACTTTATTACTCTATTACTATTATTACTATTACCTAATAATTTTTATTTAATAAATTATTTATTTATAATAGTTTATTAAATCCGTTATTACTTTATTTATTTTCTATATTTTTTTGTAGACCGGCGACGATGGCGATGACGACGTTGTTTCTTTTGTCGCGTACGCGTACTCTTTTTTTTTCTTCCTCCACCCCACCCCCTTTCCCGCGATTCTAACTCGTCGGCAAGTTTTTTTTGACTTTCTTCATACGCTTGTGCTTCAGGCGACAATGTAATTACAGGTCTTTCTGCTGCCGGTCGAGTATAATCGTGTCCAATCGGAAAATTTCTTGCTTTACGTATAACTTTATAATCATATGCTGATGGTGATGACAATGTCAGCGATAACTGCTCATCGGGATCGGGTTCTACAACTGCAAATGTTTGTATGCGCGAACGTGGACGATTCATAAATTCTCGTACTCGGTCTTGTTCTGTAAGTAGCGGTAATACTGGCGCAGCTACTTTTCCTTGCACTACGGCTACGGGATCATCACGTCCAATTGTAAAAGTGATTCCTTGCTGCATTCTGTCCATCTCTTCTCTCTGCATTCTGTCCATCTCTTCTCTTTTATTTCTCATCCGTTTCTCTATTTCTCTTCTATCAATGTAGGAACCGGAACCTCTACTTTTATCATCTCTACTACTTCTACCAACAGGCATTTTTCCTAAATGAATTATAAATAATATAATATATTTATAATATAATTTAATAAAATGTAATAAATTTTAACGTCATTTAATATTTTTCATTTTTTTATAATTTCTAATTCCGAGAGAGTGTACGGTGTCTGAATGAGATAAATTTCATCGTCATCGGGGTGCGATTTATACATGGAACAACTCGCGTATTTCAATTTCATAAGTTTGGTGGTTTCAGTTTCGCGTTTTTTTGAAACAGGTTCTTCTAATTCTTCGTTTACATTTGCTGCCGCGCCGTCTTGATACTCGGGATCAAACTGGAGCGAGGACTGATACGTTTCCAGCATGTTGCGAATAATTTCAACTTGTTTCAGGGGGTCGTGCGTTTTTAAAACCAGTTCTTGCTGTTTTTCAATGTTGGATAAAACTGATTGAATCTCGTCTCGCGTGCGTATATAACGAACGTGCGCCTCTTTATTTTCAACAACGGTTTCATAATCAGAGAGATATTTTTTATATATTTCAAGCTGTTTATTAAATTCGGGTATTTTCCCTGAAATTTCAGCGAGCGTTTCATCTTCTGTTTTGTAATTGAATAACAAATCCAGTTTTAAATTGATAATTTGTTCCTTCATCGCCTCGACTCTTTTAAATTGAGATGCAAGCAAATCTTGAAGATTGTGAGTATTTCCGAGCTTAAAACCACGATTTCTTTTCAATCGTTGAATTTTTTCCATAATATTTTTTATTGACTCGGATTCTAGTATCTTCTTTTTTAATTCGTTGCGTTTTTTGTCGTTGGCCAATTCCATAAATTTTGTTTTTTTATACAATTGGCTAATTATCTTTTTTCTCTCCTCTAAATAATCTTGTCTTAATTTGAAGAACATTGTCATCATTTCTTCTTCATTCGATTCTGATACAACAGGAACTTCTTCTATTTCGCTCATTTCATTTATAATTTTAAACAATATAATTTTTATCTTTTATTTATACTTATACTTATTTATTTATTTCATCATTATTTACTTATTTATTTGTTTTTTCTTGAACGCCTTGACCGTTTTCGTTTTTTCGTTCTTGTATTTTTTTTTGTATCGTTTTGTTGTCGTAGTCGTGGTCGTGGTTTCATACCACGTTTGCCGATACCGCCTTGAAATTCTTCCTCCTCCTCGCCATTGCCATCGCCATTGCCATCGCCATTGCCATCGCCATTGCCATCGCCATTGCCATCGCCATCATCGTCCATGAATGCTTCTGCACCACGCGGTTCATCATATTTAGCAGTAAAATCAGCAGCAGTAAAATCATTACGAAACAATGCATCATAATCAGGATCTGCAAATCCGGAAAAATGTTGAAGATCGGGAGCATCGGCAGCACCGCTAAACCCACATTCACTATATTTTCTACTTCTGCAAATGTGACAATCCCTCTTAAATTTCCCGTGGTCGCATATACTTGCGCATCGAACGCCGTGCAATAGAAAACACTTTTTACATTGGTCTTTCTGTATGTTATGAATGCAGAGGTTTCCGCCGCCGCACCCTTGTTTGCACCTGGATTTGCGGACTCCGTGTATGCAAAATGCATTTGGATTGCAAGCTGGACAACTTAGCTTATTTCGTCCGTGAGGACACGGAGTGCATTTTGAACAATGGCTACTTTTTGCTATTCCATGAATGCAAAAATTTTCTGGCCTGCATAGTATACATTTTGTATTAAGCTTATCGTGTTCGCAATAGGAACCCGCTCTACATTCTCGACACGATTGTATATTCAACCCGTGTTTACATCTCACGCCACCAAACATTTTTTTCAATGACTTTTTCATTCTTGTACTTTTATATTTGATCCTATTTATTGTATAAAATCTTATCGTATAAAGACATATAATAAATAATATATAATAAAATAATATAATATATAATAAAATAATATATTATTTATAGTATTTGATTGTATTTGATTATATAATTATAGTTAATTATATAATTATAGTATAGTAAAATTTACATTACACCCTCACTACACCCTCGGTATATAATTTTCTAAATGTAGTATAGAATTTTTTTGCCAAGTGTTCATATGACTGCGAGGATTTTTACGTTCAACGAGCGCAATTGCTTGTTTAGAATTCATTCCGTGTTTATACATTAAATATGCGACCGCGCCACAATTACTTCGCCCTTTACCCGCATAACAGTGTATTAGTATACGCGCTTTTGGATTTTCGTCATGAATTTTATCTATAATACGAAACAGCTTTTCATAATCTTCTTTTTTCGGAGGCATATAATCAGGAACCGGTATATTATAATATTTGATAATTGTATCATTTATCCATTCAACATCCCATTTTCGATATTCATTCGGTTCAATAAATCCAATAACCGCATCAAACGCGGAAATAACATCATAGTTCTCTTTTGTTGGAATACTTGAAACAGAAATGATGTTGTTTATATGATACATGTGAAATTTATCATCGTGAATGAGTCCGGTTCGTTTTGTGACATTGATAATTCTTTTGAGAATTTCAAGCCCAATGTAATTTAAATAATAAAACATAGGTATATAAATAAATGTATACGTATATAATTATATAATAAATATATAATTATATATTTATTATATAATTATATATTTATTTATATTATGAATAAAGGAATGAATAAAGGAATGAATGAAGAAGAATTTGAAAAGTTTTTACATGAATTATTTGAAGAAATACATAGGAAATATGGAAACGGAAACGGATTTTATAGATCAAAATTATAAAAAATTATAGACAAAATTAATTTATATTATATTCAGGCAGACATTGTAAATTAAATTAAAGTGGGTTAGAATAACATGACCACTTAGTGTAACATAAATTACTAAAAAAACATTTAATAAAACAATAATATAGTATCTTTATAATAATGTCACCATCCCGGTAAATCGGTAATTAAATTTGCACTTGTGATATTTCCAATTTTTTGTCGGTCCACATTGATGACCGCAGAAACATTATTCAATCTTGTTAAAATGTATTGTTTTTCTTGCTGCTTTTTACGTTCTTTTTCTTCTGGCGTTAATTTGCCTTTATATTTAAAATAAAGAATGGAACAAAGGAGAAACACAAACAGAATAAACATGGATATATTGAATATGGTGTTGTAATGATTGCTTCGTATTTGGTTGCATCCTTTTAAAACGCCGCTAAAAAATGATTTTACACCGGGTTCAATTAGGGTTGGTTTTTCATCATTGGATACTCCCGATCTAAAAAAATTCATTCCAAAGTTCATTTTATTTTATTTTATTTATTTTTTATTTTTATTTTTTATTTATTATATTTTTTATTTATTAAATGAAAAAAAATAAGTTAGTATATATATAGTATATTTATATCATAAATACTAGAATAAAACTCAAAATAAAAAAAAATGAAAAGGTCATTAAAAAAAATGTTTGGTGGTGTGAAATGCCAACATGGACGACATAAATCAAGTTGTCCAATATGTAATCCGTTGCGATACTGTATTCATGGAACAGAAAAAACCAAGTGCAAAAAAGGGTGTGGAGGTGGATCCCTGTGCCAACATGGTGTTCTGAAAAGTCAATGCACTCAATGCGCTCGTGAAGGCGTTCGGGTTGCGGGTATATGTCCCCACAGTATTCTTAAAAAAAATTGCAGTGTTTGTACCCCTTCCATTAAATGCATTCACGGACATTTTAAACGATATTGCGGGACATGCATCAAATTAAAAAAAGAGAAAGACGCACTTGCCGATGATACTATTCATGCGGCAACAGAACATGGACATGGATCTGCTGCTGTTGCTCCTCCGCCTCAAGCTGCTGATTGGGGGGCTTTTTCTCGCGATCACGACGACTTAATTGTTAATGGTTATGGTCATGACGATTTGGATGGTCGTGTGCATGGGCATGGTTATGATTATGGTGATGACGATTGGGATGCTTATGCTGCTCAAGGAACGGCGGCAGCATCGCGCGGTGTAGAAGCATTCATGGACGATGAGGAAGATTTTCTAGAAAAGCGAGGATTACTGGGCGGCAGCAAACGTGGTATGAAACCACGACCACGACCACGACCACGACCACAAAATCATACAAAAAAAGTAAAAACAAAACGAACAAAACGTTCAAGAAAAAACAAGTAAAAGAATAAATAATTAAGATAACTTTTTTATAGTTGAATAATAATAATATAAAAATTTTATAGTTATTATTATATTATTATTATTTATTCAGTTACTATTTTATTTAATTATATTATTATTATAAAAATGTCTTCTTCCAGTTCAAGTCCGAATGCAACGCCACCAACAGCAACGCCACCGACATCGTCGGAACAAGTCGTTGATCCTGTAGCATCAATTTATGTATATACTGGCATTACTGTAGTATATTTTATTTTTAAATATTTGATGCCGGAAAGGGAATCCGTCTTATTCATTATTTATTTTATTTTAGTTCTTGCCAGCCAATTCGGTTTAAATGTATATTTAGCAAAACAAATGTGCAATAGTCCGTCAAATGTAGGAACCGCCGCTCTCGCAACTTTTTTGCCATGGATTTTCATTTTCGGAATTCTTAACTTGCTGTTAAGGATGTTTCCAGGATGGCTGTCCGCCTTCTCAAATACAATCGGATATGCAGTTGCCAGCGTGGCTGGTGTGGCATCACTCTTTACGGATCAACTTCTTAATGTTGGAAAACCGCCTAGCAAAGATGCATTTAAAGTGATACAAAATGTGACAAATGACCCGTCTACAATTATTAATACCATCAGTGATGAAAATATTGAAAATTTTTGGAATAAGAGTATAAAAGTACAATTTTTCAACAGTTTTCAAGAAGTAACACCTGGTGTCGAGCCGCCGCCACAGTTCATACAACTTAAAAATTTCATCCGATTGAAAAATATTGTTTCCTATTTCATTTGGTATTTGTTGACCGGCGTTTTAATTACATCCATAAGTTATAATTACATGTTGTCAGTGCCGTGTGTGCAAACGCCCAAACAAGCGCGCGAGTCGGCAGCACAGTTTATAACAAGTCAAAGCGCCAAAAAACAGGCATCGGACGACGCAAAAGCAAACATGCCAATATATAAAACGGATGGTAGGTAATTCGATTGATTATTTTCGACGATTCGATTTATTTTTAGCCGTGTAACGTTTGTAATATTTTTTTTTACCACCAACATTGCCAATACTGTCACTTCTTTGGATTTCTTGTATATCCTCTTCCATGACTCTTGCAACAATATCCATTATGGCCACACGTGAAATCGACGGATTCGCACGACGCGCATCTTGAATCGCACCTATAATTTTTCCAACTAGCAATCTTTGGTCATGATTTAACAAAGTACGACGCGCCATAGTAACAAATTCATACACCATTTCATAATAACTTTGTATATTACGTTCGACTCTTATATTTTGACGAATGTGGGCTTGAAATGCTTCTACTTGATCCGGATTCATTATTAAAATCACGGATTCAATGATTGGATTTGATAAAACTCTATTTATTTCGCGTTCTCTTATCTCTCTATCTCTTTGTTCTTGTTCAAATCGTGCATATTCTTCTTCCGTTTCGTATCCATACTGTTTCCATTTTGGCGACATTACCTTTCCGCCCGTGTAAGAGCGCCTTCTATTGTTTCTGTTACTTATTTTTTTTTTGGCACTTTTTATATTTCTATTTCTCTTCATGACAACTTACCCCCCCCCTAAATATAAAATAGTAATGTAATATAATGAATAGTTATAAACTATTGAAATATTATTTTATAAAATAATATTTATAAAATAATTAAATTACAACTATGATATTTATATTTGAAACCATTTCGATGAAACAATTGTATTGTCGATTAAAAACATGTCATATTTTGAAATAAAATATTTTTCAAACCATCGTTTACTAATGACATTATACCCTTTATCAAATGCGTATTTACAGTAAGATTGGTATATGGAATATAATGATTGACTATTCATTTGCCCTGAACTCACTGGCGGTGGAGGAGCTTGTGAATTTTTTAATAATTTATAATATTCATTAAACTCTTCGATTTCTTTTTGTTTGTTCCAAATTTCTGGTTTGATTCCAACTTGAATTAAATATTTGTCGTCTTCAATAATAACATCGGGATAAAAATGGCGTATAAGACCTAACAGCATTTTATCGGATGCATTGTTATGCAGCAATGTGGTTGCCGATTTTTTAATCGATTTATTAAACAGCATGAGCAGTTCATCAATTTCTAATTCATATTCTTGTTCAACGCATTTTTCTCCACATTCTTCTATTTCTGTAACTGTATTATAACTACTATCACTACTATAACTACAAATATTATAAATATTACAAATAATATTACTTTCCCAATATGAAATAAAATTACACACGAATGGGAGGTGCTTACTTGTTCTATTTTTCATGATAAAATTATCAATTTCATAAATACTGCTGTTAAACGTGGTAAGGAAATTTAAACTAGCACTAGAATTAGAATCAGATGCAATTTCAATTCCAAATTCAGAATAATGTGTTAACAACATATGTCTTAGAGAATGATTGAAAAACACATTTGGGATACCCTCGTCTTCAATAAATACTTTCCACAGATACAACATATTTTTCCATGAAATATTGTATCCATCGCATTCTTCCGTAGTTGTATTTATAAATTGTTGTAAAATTTCCATGCTTTTATTGTTCTTCAAGTATAATGCGTAGTTGATTACTGAATAGTTGTTGCAATAATTTTCTAAATATGAATCTCCGCAAACGTAACGCGTGGAATAGTGCGAAGCAACGCAAAATAAATTAACGATTCGATTAGAGTCAATAAAGTTGAACAATAAGGAAGATGGAGAGATTTCGCGCATTTGAATTAAACGACAATCATCGCTTGCGTGTTCATAATATTTAAATTTGAAATGGTTCAACAAGTTTATTCCGAAAAATTTATAGCATTCTTGACTCAGCTCTTTAAACAGCGGTATCAGTGTTTTGGAATGAATAAAATAATAGTATGGTTTATTTTTTTGTAGAATATCACCAATTACAGTGAGAAAATATTTCGCAGCATCTTTGGTTGAAAAAAGTGACGGTACTACAAGTTGTATAATATCTTGAATGGTTTCCGATTCTGGAATAGATTTCAGCACATTATTATCCTTGATTCGTTTCATAAGTTGTATTTTAATTTTATATTTCCAAGGCATTAACTCTGGATATTTCGACGTTATTGTCGTGAGAATCAAGTGCTGAATATTGTCCTCTTTTACAACTTCGTACATTTTTTCGTCCGAGTATGTAAAGAATAAGTCGGTTGGCGAGTAATAGAAAAAATGCGTCTTGGCCAGAAACTCTTCAATAAAATCATCCGATTTTTCTTCTAGTGTATTTTTTCTCTCTTCTCTCTCTTTTTGTTGTTGACACGCGTTTTCACAAATACTCGGCAAATTATTTTTAACGTAATGGTGTATTTTTTGTTTCATATTTGGATACTGTTCAAATAAATTTTTAATCATGTCAGTGCATTCTGCTTCTAAATTTTCGTCGTTACTATTATTCGCATTCGCATTCGCATTCGCATTCGCATTCGCATTCGCATTCGCATTCGCATTCGCATTCGCATTCGCAGGGTTCATATTCATACGTACGTAAGTATAACGAGTTGTTAAATATATAAATACATGTTTTTATATTTATATGATTATTCGAAATTATATTTTATTATAAAATATTTGCGGCTTATTCGCGTTTCATTGACTTTCTACTTTTTTTGCCGTATCTGCGTCGTGACGATGATCTAGATCTATATTTCTTTTTATTGTTGTTTTTATTGTTGTTTGAAATTTTTGTTCTTCGACCGCCAAGTTGAAGTTTTTTATGTTTTACCAATGAACTTAAAAATTTTGCACGACTTGGATCCGTTTGTTGCATTCGTTCTACATTTTCTGATGAAATTTTGCTTCCAACTTCAGTAAAAAGATCGTCTTCATATCGACGCGGATTATTCATTATAATTTTTTTAATTCTCTTTATAATTTTATTTTACTTGTATTATATATACTTTTATATTATATATTATATATTATAATATAATTGATAACTATAATATAAATAAATACTTTGAGTTACAACGTTGTTGCTGTCGCCGTATTCATGAGTCCTAAAAACATCTTAAATCGGTGGTCTAAATTATAAACGTGAGTTTCAATATTTACTAAATCTGCGGAAACATCGAAACTTCGCACATAATAAAAATATTTTTGAGCGTGTGCTTTGATTTTTTTCAACATGTCGTCCAACTCGTTATGCAGCTTCACGCACATTTCATGGATGCCTACAAGCGCTTTATGAATGCTGGGTCGCTCATGAACGGCATCCGATATCTCTAAAATATAACTTTCAATGACTTCCAGCTTATACAAAATGTCCAGTTTCTCAATCCTGGATTTAATGTATCCCTCGCTGCACATGTAGTCGGATAAAACTTCGTACAGTTTTGAGTTTGTCGCCCCGATGGAACGCAGCACTGCATCTCGCTGTAAAAGTGTAATTACGATTGACATGGATTGGATTATTATACTAATATTATAATATTATTACTGTTATTATTTATTATTAGTAATATATATTTATATTTTTTTATAGGTATTATTAATTAATTTTACTTATGATTTATCTCTCTTCTCTCTAAAAGTAAAATTGTGAACTTGAATATATATTTTGATTCAATCTTTTGAAGTATGATTCATTTTATTTTAAGTTTCTATTTTGAATGTAGAGAGAATAGAGATATAAATCATAATTACAAAAATGAAAATACAAATGAATTGAAATATCATAAAATTGTATAAAATGTCATTTTTTATTTCTTGTGTTTTCTAGATTTCATTTTTTTACGACGACTTTGTTTTTTATTCTTCTTTTTATTTTTTCGTCTAGAACCGCCAAAATTAACAGTTTGCATAGGCAATGGTGGAGGTTGTTGTTGCGTTTGCGCAAGATATTTCTGTTCCATTCCTGCTGGTTCGCTACTACTTGGCGGCATCATTCCTGCTGGTTCGTTGATACTTGGCGGCGGCATCATTCCTGGATTTGATGTTGCTGCAAGTTCTTCGGACAGTAATGGTTCGGGTTCGGGTGGTGATAACATGTCTGATTCTGAAATTGCAACTGAATCCGGTCTTTGAATTTGGCTTTCAGGAACTAGTGATTCTAATTCTGATGGCGATGACAAATCGTCTCCAGATTGTTGTTCGACGACGACGGGTTCCGATGAACTACTACAAACTTCTTCAGCTGCTTGTTTTGCCTTTTCGCATTTTTCTTGAGGACTTGCCGGTTTAAATTTGTTTATAATATCATCAAAAATTCCACCACCGCGGATGCGCTTTTGTTTTCTGCGTTGGCGCCGCGTTCGTCCATATTTACTTCTCGACCGTCTCAACGTGTGTACCATTATTTTAAAATTAAATTACGTATATATATATATATATATTTACGATATAAAAATTATTATAAAAGTCATTATAATAATTTTTATTTTTATATGTTTAATGGTTCAATGAAAAGAAATATATAAAAAATGCATTAAATACTCTAAAGATTCTCTAAGGAGCGTATATCTGACGATTGCCGACACCACCGTAAATAGAGCCGCCTCCCGATTTGAATGCATTGTTTGCGCCCTTTTTTTTGGGAGCGACGCATCCGCCGGCGCGGCACCGCCTGATCGCATCATTTCGACTTGTGGTATCGTTGCTTTTGAATGACAAGGGCGCACTTGTTGCTAAACCCACCTTCATACTTCCTGCGCCAATGGCATTATTTTTAAGACGCTCGATTCTTTGGGAACTGTCTTGCGGGAATGAAATCGGCTTTCCAACAAGTCCGGTGCGTTTATGGGGTGGTATTTGGTTAAATGTGGAACCAATGCTGGCACGAACCGTTCCGGCAATTTTATTGTCTGTGTTATTAGGCCCATTTGGTTCGCCTTTGGTTGCTACAAAAGTGCGACGACCCATTGCAAACACGCTGTCATTGGAAGACGGATAAAATTGTTGGGGCATGGGGTTGACGCCGGTAAGTGTTGCATTATTTCCGCGCTGTTTCATCAACACGTGATTATCGGGCGGACCATTGAAATTATATTTTAGTTTGAATGCCATTTTTAAATAATGTATTTTATATATGTTAGTTATTATTTGCTTATATATCTATACCTATATATTTATGATATAAAATAATTTATATTTACAATATTTTGAAAAATTGAAAATTAAGAGTAAAATTTATAGATGAAGGTATGGTATGGGTATGTTGCTGATTTACATAAAATGAAATGAATAAATAAAAATAAATATAAGATAAAAATACATAATAATCATTTGACACATTCAACAGGTGTCCATTTTTTAAATCTATAATTAAAAATACACTTCATTTTTATTTTTTTAGTCAAATCCACAAATTTATCAATGTTTGTATTTTCAAATTCGTCTTCATCATCGCTTTCTTCTAAAGCGTCCAACGATTTGTTTTCTTTAATATTTCTAAACAAGGCATTCATGAAAACACTGGTTTTATAATCGGGTATTGATGCAACAAGTTTATCAGAAATTGCATAATCCGACGAGTGATCCGGATCTACGAGATTATAAATATCATTTTGAATATCTGCTGAAACGATGAAAATTTTATATTTTTTATTATTAGTATTATTGTTATTATTATTATTATTATTACTATAATCATTCGATTTTTCGACATATTTTTTAATGTTTTCTACAGGAATGTTTTTTGAAACTGTAATGATTGGTATCGGCATTTGTGGTTGCGCCTGTTGTGGTTGCGCCTGTTGTGGTTGCGCCTGTTGTGGTTGCAATGTTGACTGTAAATGTGAATCCGTTTTTTGTATAGTCGACAATACATTCAAATGAATATTTTGATACTGATTATTCGTGTCATTGGACTTTTTTTTTTGAATACAATAAACTTGATAGAATGGTTTGACAGCTGAAATGCGTTCAAGACAAGTATCAATATGCGGTAGCCCAATTTCAATCTGAAATGTTTTCTCCAAGGTCGCCGTTGTAAATGCAAGATGTAGTGTTTTACACTTTTCAAATACGGTTTGCGTCACATCGAGATTGATTCCATTATAATAATGAATATTCTCTATTGTAAAATAATATTGAATAATAGAATTCGAGGTTGCATTCATAGGCGGCGATCGATAATAGAAATGGGTTCCATATAGGATTGTGTCATTCGGGAAAATGCGCGACGTTTTTTTACACGTTACATTCACAACTTGTTTATCATTATCAAGTTCCAAAAATAAACATTCGCCGTTTTTAAACCAGACAAAAAATTTTTTACCTTTAGGTATCATGAAATATACATTATTATCATCATCATGTTCATGTTCATTGCTCGAATTCGAAACTTTCTTATAAGATTTCAACTCATAAGAAAATTTTATTTTTGGAAATTGTTTTAATAGTTTTGCATATGTAACTTGTTTATTTGAATGACTTTCAATGATTTTTTCTGTGGCAACGGTACCTATTTTATTATTTTTAAATGGATTCATTGTCTTATGTGTTATGTCTTATCTATTATAACAATATACTTATATAGATATGTAACTATTCTTTTATACTATATTTATAAACTATTTTATATGTCATCAAGCGATTAAGATGAATGCACATATAAAATAAAATAAATAAAAGTATTATTTGGTAAATGAAAAAGATGATATATTTGAATCTAAAGAATCAAAAGCGGTGGTGTTTGAATTATACAGATTTTGAGAACCAGATTTAAAATCAGAACCAAGGTCTTTAAGAAAGTGAATAAGATCTTCTTTCATAGATTGCTGCGTCGTAGTGGTAGCGATGGTTTCATTCGTGTGTTGTTGTTGTAACGAGTGAAACATTTCGTTGTATTTTTCTTGTGGAAGAGTTACTAAATCTTTTACTTTTGGAACAGTTAATGTTGATACGAAAAAAGAATAAAGATAGTGAAGAAGAAATATGAAAATAAGCGATAAAATAGAAACTTGAATGATCCAATACCACATGTTATTTTTTTATTTTTAAAAGTTATTTTCTAAATTATTATTTTGTAAAAATGATCACGATCCTTTTATTAAAATATAAAAATATAAGTTTAATATGATAAAAACGTACAATATTTTTATTTATGTTTATTTCATTTATTTTTATTTCATTTATGTTTATTTCATTTATGTTTATTTCATTTATGTAAAAAACAGTGAACCAAAATGAAATAAAATATTATTGATAAACGATTTAAAACCAAAGATTAAAATAGATATAGAAATCCATCAAAAAGGAAACATCGTATAGATAAATAAATGCCATCGATTGTAATTGTTGAAAAAAATGGTGATTTGAAAGCTCAAGAATATAAGAGTTCAACTCTAGATGAATTGTATAAAAAGTGTTCTTTTAAAAAGGCGGACGGATTCGGAAAGGTTACAGAATGGACGTATTCTAAAAAAGGCGAAAATATGATTACGGTAGAGTTGTGGGCACGAAGTGATGGTCAAGCGAATCAAGAAAATAAATATGATTTTCCTCCGCCTGTAGACAGCGAACTGTTTTTTGGAAGTTGTGCTCTTTTGGCAAGAGATTCAAATATGAGCATCGTTGATTTGACAGTTGAAAAATGGAATAAAGTGTACGAGCACTTATTTGGCGGTTTTGAAACGCTTGCCGATAACGAAGATGAAGATGATGAAGAAGAAGATGAATTGGACAATGTTCCTTCAAGCATGAAAACGAAAGACGGATATTTGAAAGACGGATTTATTATTGAAGATGCGTTGGAGGATGGGGGGGAATCCGATAATGAGGATGTTGATTGTGAAGATGACGGCGAAAATGCTGATTCTGAGGACGAACCGTGTGACGAAAGATGCGAGTCCACAACCACGGACGATGATGAAGATGACGGTGGCTCCGAAGATTCTTCCGAGCTAACATCAGAAGAGTATGACTATTCCGATTCGGATTCTGAAAAAAATGTTACATGAAATGATTAAATAAATGTGAAGATTTTGAAACTGGAATAAATATGTATATAAAATAATTAATATTTATATAAAAATAAATATTAATCATTACCGTCGGCCTTCTAAATTTCGAAAAATAAATTAAGCAATAAGTTATATAAACATTTCTAATTTTTTGATATTATCTCAATTATTATATATGTATAAATGTATAATACAATATATAGCAAATGAATTCCCAACTGCCCGAACTGCGAGACCTACCACAAGCACTACCTTCAATGTCTGATGAAGCTTATGGAAATACTGTAAATGAACAGTTACTACCAGGTGAATATGATTTGTTTCGCGACCGCAGAGGATCCGCCCCCATGAAAAAATCGCAATATGATGTCGCTGCACGAGCTCCTGTCACTGCACGAGCTTTCCAACCTCCACAAACAATGGAAGAAATTAATTTACGAAGAAGACAAACTGAATTTGCTACATTGAGCGAGCAGTTAGCAAAAGGAATTATTACACCAGAAGTATTTGGACAGAAAAGTGCCCTTTTAAATTTATCTGATGAACAGATGGATGAAGCCGGGTTATTTCTATTAAACAAAAAAGGTGGTAAAAGAAAATCTCGTTGTTTAAAGATGAATAAAAGGCGTCGGACTCGGTCAAATAAACGGTCAAATAAACGGTCAAATAAACGGTCTCGTAAATAATACAATTTTATTTATTTTGATTATTACATTATTTCAATTATTATATTAAATCAAAATATAAATCATATTATACAAAAATTGATTTTAAGACAGATTATCATTATAATGTAGTAAAAGAAAGACAATCTCAACCCTCAAATTCAAAAAAAATGATTATTAACGATGCAGAATCGTTTCGCCAGAATATACGCAAAAAACTTTCAGAAAAAATAAAAGACGACAGCAGCTCTGGAAAAATCGGACTCAATCTGGAAAAGGGCGTTTATAATCGGACGCTGCAAAGAGCAGATGAAATGAATATTGTGAAAAAATGGGACAATGCATATTTTGTTCAGTTATACGTTGACTGGTTGAAATGCGTATTCATTAACCTTGATAACCCAGAAGTAATGAGCATGATTGCGTCGAAAAAAATCAAACCGCACGAACTTGCATTTATGACGCACCAAGACATGAATCCGAAAATGTGGACAAAAATCATAGAAGACAAGAAGAATCGCGACAAGAACAAGTACGAGCTTAAAATTGAGGCGTCTACCGACCTGTTCACGTGTCGTGCATGCAAGTCGAACAAGTGCACATACACGCAACTTCAAACGCGGTCGGCGGATGAACCGATGACGACATTTGTCACGTGTCTTGAATGCGGAAAGAGGTGGAAATGTTAGAGAAATATTTATAAAGCACTAAATATAAACACGAGAAATACTAATATACATAAACGGCTCTAATATATTTTTCATCTGTATTTTCTGGCAGTATAGTAATGAATTCTTTATAATATTTAATATCACATACATCTTTCACAACTTCTTTTTCGTCAATAAAAGATGCCACTTTCATATTCAGCAAAGAAGTAATACATGGTTTAAAATGATATTTATTTAACATATTCTCTTCCATGGTTTTTCGTGACATTTTTTTTAAATAATGCTGCAAATTGTCATTTTTGTTTATAACTGTTGACATACAAGATAACATTCCCAGTTGTTCGTTGTATTCTGTATGTACTTTTCGCAAATTAATAGTTATATTGTAGTCATCAATATTTAATTTATTCAATATATGTTTAAATAATTCTGAACTAGATAATGGTGATGATAGTTTATTTTTTGGAATTTTTATAATTTTTTTTTTATCACACTGGCGAAAATGAAACGCATCTTTACACATGTGTTTTATATTTTTGAAAATTTGAATGTCATCTTGTATGAATTGGGATAAACTGTGTTTATAATATTTAAATGTAAATGTTTTTATTTTATCGTGATAAACGTCGTCTATTTTAGATAATACAAATTTAATACTATACATGTCATAATATAGATGACTCCAACTTACAATAAGCGCATCGTCCTTGATAATAAACGAAAGGGTTTTATTTGTTCCAAGTCCACCAATTTTATCTTCATATTTTATATATTCATTGTTTTTTTCCAAACGTTGAATCGATATTATAATTTTTTTTTTATCGATATTTTTATGTAATGGAAATTTCAGTACAAATCGTTGCAAACTCCAAAACGCATGAATCATGTAATATGTGTAGTATATATTAATGGTATATTTTTATTTATTTATACAAATAAATGAATAAAAATATTACTAATTTTATTTAATTTAATATATTATATTATAATTATCAGAAAAAAATGAATACAAAGTCATTTTTTTATTCAACATTGGTCGCGTCGGTAATAGTTCAAATTATAACGGGTATCATTGAAATTGCAACCGCACTGTTTGCGTCCGTCTCTCCAGAATACAATATAATAAGACAGTTGCTTTTTTTAGAAATAGTGGTTCAGGCAATTGAGGGGTTATTCTATGTTTGGTTGCTGCTCAATTTTACAAGCGTGATAAACGCCACTCCGAAACGTTACATCGACTGGTCGATTACAACGCCAACCATGTTGATAACGCTACTATTTTATTTAATATTTTTAGAGAGAAGAGAGAAAAATGAAGATACAACGGGGCTCAACTTCATTGACTTGGCGGTTGAAAATGGAAATACAATTTCAAATATTTTTATTTTAAACTGGGCAATGTTATTCTTTGGATATTTGGGAGAGATGAATGTTATATCGACGCTAACAGGAGTCATACTTGGATTTGTTCCATTTTTACTCTATTATTACATTATTTATCAAAAATATGCAGCTGGATCATCATCGACCGGAATAAAAATTTTCTGGTATTTTTTTATTTTTTGGTCGCTTTATGGCGTGGTTGCTCTTTTACCATACTATTTAAAGAATGGATTATATAATATCTTAGACCTATTTGCAAAGAATTTTTTTGGACTTTTTCTGAGTTACATTATACTACTGAAAAAATATTAACCGCAGTTTCACATCCGCAGTTTCACATCCGCAGTTTCACATCCGCAGTTTCACATCCGCAGTTTCACATCCGCAGTTTCACATCCGCAGTTTCACATCCGCAGTTTCACATCCGCAGCTTCGATTTTTACTATGATTATGAGTATGATGATTAATATTCAACAAATAATTTCAAGGTCTTGTAGTTTCCACAATTCTGATCCGCCGTTCGGTATCGGCCTTCGAATAATAAAAGGTAACCGTTTGTGTTCCAGTTCCAGCTGCGCAATAATGTAGCCGTCAATAATTGTGGGGTTGACGTCAATGTATGGTTTGGCGCCTTCATTCAGCTGTTTTGTTCGTATTCCCAAAATGCGCGTTTTCTCATATTTTGTTAAAAATGGCAGCGTTTTATGATATGGGTCAACAATTCTACCATTTTCATCTCGAACGACGCGAGACAGGGTTTCAGTTTCTTCATGGTTAAACGATAAACATTCGGGATGATGTGCTGCAATGTATTTTTTTTTTGTTTCATGATCAAATTTTTGAAGAATGTCGTCATCATCGTCATCGTCATCGTCATAGTCATCGCCATCGTCATCGCCATCGCCTTTATCACTTCCTTTTTCCTCCACACTTGCATCATCGTTACTTCTTTTAGATGAAGGTGACATCAACTCTTCTACATCATCGTCATCGTCGCTGAAATGCACACTTTCATTTTGAGAGTCGTCGGCAGCCGACTCGGTCTCGGCATCGGAATTAGAACCAGAACCAACAGATTCAACGTCAACATCGCTTTCACTCATTTTATAATAACAAGAAACGTTTTTAACAATATGTTTAGTATATACTAATGTATTTATATAATATTTCATATATTTCAATTTTTTATTATTGAAATATATGTTGTTTATTTAAAAATAAATAAAATAAATAAAATAAATAAAATAAATAAAATAAATAAAATAAATAAATAAAATAAATAAAATAAATAAAATAAATAAAATAGTAAATAACATTACATGTTTCTGTTTTTTTGAAGTTGTTCTAATGACACTTGGCCAACTTTATCTGGAGTATAGGTATCGGGCGGCGTTTCTATTCTTCCTGCGTTTGAATAGTCGATTGTGGAATAATTGTACATTTGGCGCATTCCGCCATTTCCTTTTGCGAGCAACTCGTCGCTGGTTTGATCCCAAAAACTATATGTATCGGACGCCACACCGTGTCCCATGAAATCGCTCGTTAATGAAAATGGCGCCGGTTCTCCATTGTTGTTTGTCGCAACTTGTTTCATTTCATTTTCCATCGGAGTTAAATACTGTAAAATCTGGTCCCCGTATAAAATTTGATTACCGCGATTGAGCAGAAGCAGCGCCGGAACTCGATTCACTTGTGGAGGAAGCAGTATCTTGTCTCCATTTTCTAGAATTAAATGCGTAACTCCGTCTTGCGACTTTTCTCTCTTATCGATGCACAAAAAATGTATCTCTTTGCTGCACGCGCTTTTCGCAAGAACTTGTAGTAATCGTTTTGATTTTTCACAAAAATTACTGTAATAAACAATGCTGCTCATATTTATTTATAATAATATATTAATGTAAAGCAGAATTATTTAAGTTATTTTTTATACATAATTTTTATCGAAATAATTAATTAATTAGTATTTTTATTTTTATTTATTTATATTTTAGAGAAATATTATTTAATTAAAAATTGATTTAATAGTTACAATATAAAAATAATAAAAGGAACCAACGAAAATCGAATTTATAAGATGACTCGTGCGCCAACAATTTCCACTTATAATAACAACAAAGATGAACAACTCACATTCACGTTGGAAAATTGCAACGTGTCGATTGCAAACGCCATTCGAAGAATCATATTGTCTGATGTCAACACATACGTTTTCAAAACATTTCCGCATGCAGAAAATAGGGCAAATTTCACCGTGAATACGACGCGCCTCCATAATGAGCTTTTAAAACAGCGCTTAGGATGCATTCCGATTCATCACGTTCACACAATGGAAGGATTTCAAAACGATTACAAAAATTACCTTGTGGAAGTGGATGTGAAGAATGAGTCGGATACTATACGATATGTTACTACCGAGGACTTCAAAGTAAAAAGGGCGAAAAATATTGAAAAGTCGGGCGGTTCTCATGATGATGATGACGTCGTGTATGAATATTTGTCCGAATCGACAGTGCGAAAGATATTTCCTCCCGATTCTGTATGCGGCGAATATATCGAATTTGCAAGATTGTTGCCCAAATTATCTTCAAATGTGCCTTGTGGCGAAGCCCTTGCATTTACTTGCACGATTGAAATTTCAAATGCTAAATTTGACGGCATGTACAATGTGGCGCACACTTGTTCGTATAGCTGCACGCCTGACGAAAAAGAAATTGAAAAACAGTGGAAAGCCAAAGAGAAAGGGGTGCGCGAAAGTTTCGAATCTGGATCTTCTGCGTCTGTGGATCAACAGCTAGCTTCTGCAAAGAAGAACTGGGATCTCCTTGAAGCGCAGCGTATATTTATTCCTGACAGTTTCGACTTTGTTATCGAAACGGTTGGCGTATATACGAATGTTCAGCTGGTTACCAAGTCATGCGACATTATGATTAAAAAATGTGAAAAATTATTGGCCGATATGGAACACAGTAGTAGCAGTACTGAAACTGAAAGTAAAATCGGTATGAAAAATATAATTGAACCGGCGAATGAACTAACAACCATGAAGAATGCATTTTGTATTAACTTGATTGGAGAAGATTATACTCTTGGAAAGGCAATCGAATATTTACTATTTTCGAATTATTACGATAAGCCCGATGGCGTTGCATCATTTTGTGGATTTAAAAAACCGCATCCGCACTCCCTGGACAGTTTTATTATTGTTGCATTCAAAGAGGAAACGGAGTTATCAAAAGTGCAAGAGTATGTTTCCAAGGTTGTTTCTGAATGCATCTCGATTTTCAAGTCGCTGTTCGAATCATTCAATGATTTTAATTCTAAGAAAAAATAAAATAAATTACAGTAATAAAATTACGGTGAAATAGAAATAATGTGAAAATTCCTACTTTTTATACTTTTTATACTTTTTATACTTTTTATACTTTTTATACTTTTTATACTTTTTATACTTTTTTATAAAAGAACAATAAAAATATAAATTGAATTTTTATTTCATGATATAATAACATGCAATAAAAACCCAGTCGTAGAGAAATGAAGAATTACAGCAGCAACAACAAGAACATCGGCAACAAGAACATCGGCAACAAGAACAGCGGCGACAATCACAGCCAAGATGGTTCGCATGAAAAAAAAACATTTCACGGACCGTATTCGTCCAACATATTCAATGCTCCAATTGTGAATGCCATCACAGGAGTTAAATATCCTTGGAAGGTCGGTTCATACGGCGAGAGTTACTTGTGGAAGGTTGTAAACTGCACCAAGTTTGAACCCAAACTCTACTTTTACGACTCCCCGGAGCAGTACGAGGAATACAGAAGGGTCCGTATTTCTCCTGAAGCAAAATTCGAATGGCACCGTTTGCAACAGCGACTTGAAATTGCGTGAGATTAACACATAATCTGTTTTGGTTTGTGGTGGTGTGTCGTGTGTGTGGTGGCGTGTGGTGTGTGGCGTGTGTCCATGTCATTGTGAAGAATAAAAACAAAAAAAATAAAAAGAACAAATATTTTATTTTTTTTTTTATTATTTTAATTATTTTAACTTATTTTTGATATTTTGATTTTTTTATTCATCGTCGACAAGTTCATCAAACTCGGCATCTTCGTCGTCATTTGGATAAATGATCTTACAACCGCTCCAACCACCTTTGGCAACCTTTTTGAACTTCTTGTCCATGTAGTCGTGCAGCTCTTGAAATCGCGGGACATTCTTGTCATAATTACTCGTGTACCATTCCTTAAATTCTTGATTCAGTTCGTCGCGTTTCACAGCAAATGCTTTACCGGTACTGTCATTCATGCCAGCAACAACCTTGATTTTATCGCGAATAAACTCCGACAAGTAGTCCTGACTGTTTCGATACTTGTTGCTACTGAGTCGAACTTTCTCGCAAATTTTTACAGTTCCGCCAGTTTGGTATGCTTTTAAAACGAGCATTGCCATGAATACAGGCGCCCATCCTTCCAGCTTCTCATCCAAATGCTTGTCCACCTTGAACTGATACGGCATATCGGGATCATCCGTCTTGGGATCTTCGCAGAATTTCGATTCAAAATCCACTTTGCAGATGCGTCTCCATGTGCCGTCATCATTGCTCTTCACATCAAACATGACATTCGTGCAAACCACCAGCTTGAACTGAGGAACGAATGTGATCATTTCTTGATACAGCGCACGACCTTGCACCGGATCTCCACCCGTAATCTCTTTCAAAGGACCTTCGTTGATTCGATCTCCTTTCGACGGTTCATTCATTACCGCATACCGCACACCCTTTAATTGCACGACTTCCGACGCAGTGCCACCGATTTTGTTGCGCTTTTCGGTAATTAGTGTAATTGGAACAGTGCCTTTATATTTTCCGAAACAGTGTGACATGAGTTCAACCAGTTTCGATTTTCCGTTGCTTCCACAACCATTGTAAATATTAAACGTCTGGTCGCGATTCACGCCGATGAGACAAGATGCGAGATGATCCCACATGTATTCGCGCAGTTCGGGCGACGGAAATAATTGCGACATGAAGCTGACAAGTTCTTTTTCAATGCGCGCATATTCGAAACATCCGGGAGCATACGTCTCCAAAAAGTCGATCTCGGTGCATTTTGAAATGTAGTCAAACGGCTGACCAGGTCGAAATACTTTTTCATTAAAATCAACCACACCGTTGTTGAATCCCATGAGATACGGCTTGGAATCCAGATTCTCAATAAAGTCCTTGTCGTAAAACATTTCACGAACTTCGCGCAATATGTTGTTCTTTACACTTGTGGTTTTTAGTTGGTTGCAAATCTCCGTCATGCGTTTTGAACGGTCTTGGATGCTTTTGAATTGCTCGGATGTGCTGTCGTGTTCATTTAAACTGTCCAACAGTTTCATGCTTCGTTCGGAATAAATGCTGAGCATTTCAGTCGAGATGAGCCAACGAAGCGAAGTTCCGGAATCGCATTCAGACCACCGGTGATCTTTGAACTCAAACCACGCATTGTGCTTGATGCTCACGCACACGAAACGCCCCTTGAACAAGTGATACAACACATTTGCAAGGTCCACATCCGACGCCTCGTTAATCTTTGTTTTTCCAACGTGTGTAATAAGCGTCTGGTCGATGTAATAATCCACCGTCTCCTCGCGAATTTTCTTGTATTCGCCGGGATTATCCTGTTTCGACCAAAACATGATGGAGCGCCTCGAAAGTTCGCTTTTCCCAACCCTGAATTTTTGCCACTGTTTGAACATTTCTGGAATTCTAGAATAATCGAATTTTTCACTTTGCACACTGAACAACATCCACGTAAGAAACAATTTTTCACTGGTATTTTTTAGCGCCCACCCCACCTGAACCCACTTTTCATACGGCTCGTAAAATTTGCTGGAAAGTGACATGGTAAACTTGTGTGTTTCCACGACTTCATATTCTCGCGGCTCAGTTGAACTCATAACTGAACCTACCGCGTGTTCCAGCTGTTCCTTATTTGTAATCGAACTGTAATCAATAACGGGATTGTATGACGATACCATAACAATATTGACACGAGATGAGGAGGATCCAGATCCGGATCCAGTCGTCAAAGCACTCGAACAAGAGGGCGCCTTTTTTGTTTTAAACATTTGTTCGACTTCGGCTTTACACGAGTCAATCAGCGGGAACGACACGTGTCCGCGGTAGCGAGCAGTAAGCAACTTGAAATCCCTGTCAAATTTGAATTCGGTCGCCTTTTTTTCAGAAAACTCCCACTCGCCATTCGTGCCGCCGAGCTTTAATATAAAATGATATTTTAGCAAATACGCCTTGCATCCCGGTTTTCGCGAATTGTAAAGCTGCCACCCCGTTTTTCCGCTTGTAATTGAATTGTCAATGACATCCTCCCACGAGTTTGTAATTGGGAGCTCGCCCCAGATCGCCGGCAGTTCTGTTAGAATTTTGGCTCGAAGAAACATTTGCTGCTTTCTCTCCATTTGAATTCCAATAATCATATGAATACCGTCTTTTGTCATGTCGCTTTTGCAATTCACGGTCTGCTTTTCGAAAATAAATACCGGAATTTCGAGGTTACTAGTAGTACCAGTACCAGTACCAGTAAATTCCACCATCTTTTTCAGCGTGTTCATGTACAAGAGCACCATGTCGACGACGTTATCTTTTGAATGTTTGCGTTCTTCAACGCTCATGTCATACCTGAAATCGAAATCAACAAGAATTGGGCCGCCGTCTTCATGTTGAATTTCCGTAAGATATTCTTGTTTTCCCTCCACAAACACATGATTATAATATTTTCTATAAAAATCGTCGAGCTCGGATTCCGCTATCAGATACGCCCCGCCCTTGATTCCTAGTTCCACATCTTTCAGCCGCGTGTGAGTGCATTTTTCACCCTGTTTTATATAAAGAGACGATAAGTATGATGCGAAATGATATGTTCCAGTTCCATTCGCCTTCGCCATGCTCATGGTTGCTTGTTGATATAATAGAATGAGATAAGTTTAATTCAATTTTTATTTATTATACTTTTTTAAATAAAAATATAAATTATGAAATATGAAATATCAAAATATCCCTAAAAAATGAAAATCTTGTTTTTTTGAAAATGAAATTTCATTTTTCGATAATACTTCTATATATTCTAAATTGTGTTAAAATTAAAATGGATTTTTAACTGTTTCGTAATTTTTTATTTTCTTCTTCAAGTTCGTCGCGTTCTTCTTTTAATTTGTGGCATTCTATTTTCAAACCGTCGCGTTCATCTACAACCCTACGAAAAAGGGTTGTCAATTGTTTGAGTTGCCTTTCTAGACACATGTTTTTTTGATTTTCGTCATGCCATCCTTGCCACATTGACATTGTCCAAACCATTATTGTCTTTACTTGACTATTTTAATGCGCGGATAAAAAAATCAATTTTTAGTTTTATTTTATTTTATTTATAAAACGGATTCTCGTCAATGCGTGTTCCGCAGTATTGCACCGGAGATTTCGCGTAATCAACCGGTTCATAAATTCCTGATTTTTTTGCAGATTCGAGCAAAAATTTAAAATTGTCCCAGAATTCTTCCTTGTGCCCAATGCTTTCCGTCATTAAATGCGCGAGTTCGTGAATGGCGACAAATGTTAGCGTGCTCAAATCAATTAAGCGCGTTCCCGCTTTATCTTCATTCAAACAGAACGCCATTTTTTCGCCCTTGTTTTCGCTATATGCAGTGTGCTCGCTCGTAGGCAGCGTCTCGCTAATTTTATTTGGATTGAAATTTTCAACCAGGCGTTTTACTGCCGGATTCGACGCATGTTTTGAATTCATGTGTTCAACCAGGCGTTTCATTTTTTTTGTTGCTTCTGCCAACAAATCTGCCGCCAATTCAACCTTGCTCCGTTCTCTAACGCAGTACGTATTTCCATCCACTTTTGAAATAATGCACCTTAAATTAAAAGAATCGGAGTCCTTATATATTTTCATTGCAAATAAAATCATCAGTAAAATAAGAAGAATTCCCAAATAATTTACTTTCATTTTTTATTCTTTAATATAAATAAAAATAAATTATAAAAATAAATTATAAATATGAATTATATAATTATAATAGTATTATACTATAATTATATTATAAATATATATTTATTTTAGAATTAACCTTTTCTCTCTGATTCATCTGATTCATCTGATTCATCTGATCCAATGAATTTGGATTCGAACATTATACAAAAAACAATACAGTCACTATTAACGGATGTTACGCCGAAAGTGTTTACGCTTCTAGATGACGTTCCTGAACCGCGCAATTATGAAAAGGAACAAGACCGCCATAAAACGAGTGAAAAGCGCAGTTTGCAGCATAATAAAACGAATAACCGTGATCCAGTGACCATACTGTACGAAAAACTAAATGCCGCCAACATTGAACTCAACACGCAAAAGAATGCCGGATGTTTTAAATTGCAGGAAAGCGCAATCGACGTTCAATCCCAGGTTCCTCACCCAGAAACATTTTCCGACAAGTATCTCTCGAGAGAAATGAGAGAATGCATAAAAAACAATTCAAAAAAGGTCCTGACGTTCAATTGTAACATCAATCAACGAGAAATTATTTTACATTTTATTTTATTTAAAAGCCACTGTTGTGAAGAGTCCGTGTCGTATTATAAAACGTACGCACACCGCGTCTTCATATGGTTACACATGGTTTCGCTAAAATCGAAATGCGTCGAATCTCTCGACATTTACATCTACTTGACACCATTTAAAAAAGAGCTCCCTGAAAATAAAAGCGAAGTTATTGGTCCGGTCAATGCAAATACCGGATACACGTATCGTTGCGAGAAGAAAAATGAAATTGTCATTTATCGCGAAGAAGAGTGGTTCAAAGTGTTGATACATGAAACAATGCATACATTTGGGAATGATTTTGATACTGGAATAACCGGAGACGACCACGACACGACCACGACCATGACCACGACATATATGAAAACATTATTTTCGCTTCCGCAGGGAGTCAGTATTCGACTATCGGAAACGTATTCGGAAATATGGGCGCGAATTATGAATGTTGCATTTCAAACGTATTTTAAAAACCCGCCGTCATTAGAATCTCGAAATGCGAAACAATTTAAGAAAAATTTTGAATTTTATTTGCATTTGGAGGGCGTATTTTCTCTCTACCAGTGCATAAAGATTCTTGATTTTATGGGGGTTAATTATCAACTCTTGGTTAGCGATTCTGAACATTCTAGAAACATGATGCGGTCATTTTACAGAGAGAATACGCACGTTTTTGCATACTATGTTTTAACGTCGATATTATTAAGTAACTGTGACGATTTTTTGTCGTGGTGTATGAAAAAAAACGGACACGGTCTAGACATGTTCAAAGTGAAAGTGACACAACACGATTTCGCCGAATTGATTGCATCGTGCTATAAAAAAACTGACCTTTTGCAAAAGATTGTAGAAACGGAAATGAAGGTGGCGAGAGATTATCAAAAAGCGATTTCTCAGAGTAAAAATAAAGAGCAGAGTAAAAATAAAGAGCAGAGTAAAAATAAAGAGAAAGAACTTGTTACGACGCTGCGAATGACGATTGTCGGATTTGATTAAATTTTATGCATTTTATACCCGTTGAAATGCATAAATACATAAATACATAAATACATAAATGCATAAATGCATAAATGCATAAATGCATAAATAAATAAATAAAACGAATATAAAACGATGGACACTATATTACGTAGAGTAGAGATTTTTAAAGTAGTTCAAAAACATTAAATAATAAAGATAAAAGTCATTAAAAGTAATAAATGTGTTCGATTTATATTAATGAACCGTGGAAATATGAAAACGTTGATGATATAGACATCAATGGACTTTTTGAAATAAAAGGGTTTTATATTAATTTGGATCACAGAACAGACAGAAAGCGACATATAGAACAACAACTGGAACAAATACGAATGACAGATAATATTACAAGATTCAACGCGATTAAAAATGCGAATGGACGCATAGGATGCAGTTTAAGCCACTTGAAATGTCTCCAAATGGCTAAAGAAGCAAAATGGGAGTCCGTGATGATTTTAGAAGATGATATTTTATTCATGTTGCCGGATAAGTTTGTTGAAAATGCAAATTCATTTTTTTCAAATAAACAAAATAAATGGGATGTGCTTCTTCTTGCAGGAAATAATCTGCCCCCGTTTGAAACCAATGACAGCGTAAGCATTCGAGTGTCTCACTGTCAAACCACGACCGGATACATTGTAAAACGCCATTATTATGATGCACTCATTTCAAACATAAAGGAAGGCATCACAAAGTTGATGAAAGAGCCAGAGTATCATTATTATTATGCAGTTGATAAATATTGGTTACAACTTCAAAAACAAGACCGGTGGATGCTTCTGATTCCAATCATCGCTGTTCAAAAACCGGATTATAGCGACATTGAAAATAAATATACTGATTATCAACGCGTTATGAAGAGTATTGATAAATCCGAGTTTCGAAAATGATTTTTGTGAAAATGTTGAAGATCGGATTAATTACATTGTAAACTGTTTGAAATGCCAGACCAATTTACTTGTGATCCGCATTTATTTTTTTTAGAAAAATCGAACTTGTCGCATAAATTCGGATAGTCCGTTATTTTAAAGCTGGTTGTTCCTGAACATAGGTTGTATGAACCTGATGTACAGGTTGTTCCATCCGAAGTCCAGTAATCCGGACAGTCGGACATGAACGGTGGCCAGTTTACAGTATTGTATTGCGAAGAATAAATGTTATAACCTATAAATGCGAGAGCTGCAAGAAATATAAAAACTGCTACCCATAAAATCGTGGTCTGAAACGACATTTTTAAAAAATATATAATACTAAAATATCTAATATACTATTATATTATATTTATTCAATAAAATATTTTAGAATTAAAGACATATTATAAAAATAATCAAATTTTATACATTTAAAATTAAATTAATTATTTTTATAATATAAATATATAAATATCATTTAACCAAACGTTATATAAAAAACATATAAGCAAAAAACATGAATCTGAATCAGAACATTCTTCCTAAACAGTTTTCAAACGGGCGTCTTGATATTGAAAGTCCTTCACCGTCGGCTCAATTTGCACTGTTTGATAAAATACCCATTTCGTCACAATGCACATCATTTACGGATGCAATGACAGGAAATTGGAATGATACTCCAATGTCGTTGGCATTTTTTAGCGAACAAAACATGCAAATTATACAAAATGGGATTCGCGCCGGAGTATACAACCAAAGTGGCGGTAAATACGATATTGGTCCGCAAGATTGCGATAATTTGAAAATTATTATGCGCGGCATATATTTAGAAAGCGCAATGAACCAACCGACAAACATTACCGAACAAATTGAATCTCTAAATACTTTGGTTTGTAATTGGTGCATTCCACGACTTATTAGCGAGGCGCGTGCCTACCTGAATTACAAGCGCGATGTGTCAAACATGTACACGCTCATTCCGCCCCCGACGCTATCAACCATGAAGGGAAAGACGCTAGAGTTAAATCCTTGGTTCTAAGGGGTTAAGGAACGGGAAACGGGCGTTGCTTATTTTCGACGACGAGTGGGTTCGGTAAAATGAACGGGATTCTCTCAAAGTATGCAACTTCGGGAAGTTGAATTAATTTTGGAGCGACCGGGGTTTGCGGAGTTACTAAATTTGTGGAATTGATTCCGAAAAGTGCGGATTCAATATCAACCGAATTTTTTGATAATGCTTGTCGCGGCATGTGGCTTGGGGTAATACCGACTGTCGGTAGCGCATTTCGATATGCGGCTCCGTATTGAGAGTGGTTGTATTCCGTGTAGCCGAAAATTTGGTGATTTTGTTTTTGTTCCAAACAATAATCGGAACTTGTATTTTTATTTCGAGTGGATGCCATTTTTTATTTCAATTATTCTTTACTATTATATTTATCTATATATATTATTTTAATTATTTATTTTATTTTTATTTAATTTCATTTTATCATTTTAGTCACTTTTTAATTTGTCAATCATGTCGCGTTTCGACTCTTCTAAAATAGACCCGGTTGTAAAATAATCGATCAAACATTTATGAAACAAGTCAAAAAAATCATAAGAAAACAAGCACATGAACATGATTGCATGCGTCATATTCATTTGCGGGTTTGCTTTGACGCCTTCTTCGAGAATTTCTTGTATTTCATTACAATCTTTTAATTGGTGGTATAATTGTAATACATTTTCACTCATCTCATCCTCATTAAAATGGCGCAGACCGAACGCTTGTAAAAATTGTATTTGATACAAGTCGTTTCGGTCGTCATCGTTGTCCATCAGCTTGTATGTGCAAATAAAGTCGGCATGATATGGTGGCGTTAAAGTGAAAGACATTTTATTTTTTTATTTCAATGCGACGATATTATTTTATGTTATTATTATTTATGTTATTACCAGTTATTCTTTATTATATTTTCTATCAAATAAATAAAATATTAAAATGAAAAATATAATTTATACGCTTACATAATACTTTTTGTGTAAATAGCTTAAATAGAATAGAATAATATATATAAATACTCAAAATGAGCGTATACGAAACAGAAGTAAATAAAAATAAGATGAGTGAAAGTAATCTTCATGGCGATGACACAAAAGAATTTAATAAATGGGAGGATCTAGAGCATTTGGATTCGAATTTATTGCGCGGAATTTACGCGTATGGTTTTGATAATCCCAGCATGATTCAGCAGAAATCCATCTTGTCATTTTTTGAGAGGAGAGACATGATTGCACAAGCTCAATCTGGAACTGGGAAAACGGGCGCATTTTCGGTTGGAGTTTTACAAAATATAGACACGAGTGTTAAAAAAATGCAAGCAATTATTCTTGCTCCGACTCGAGAGTTGGCAAAACAAATTCATGATGTTGTTTCTGGACTGGGCGTGTTTATGAAGACGCTTAAAATTCAGTTGTTGGTTGGAGGAACTTCCACGGAACAAGACGTTTCCAGCTTAAAGAATGAAACGCCACACATCATTGTTGGATGTCCTGGTCGAGTGCACGACATGCTTCGCAGAAACCACATTCGCGGAAGCGACGTAAAAATGATTGTGCTCGATGAGGCGGACGAGATGTTGTCTTCTGGATTTAAAGAGCAAGTGTATAATATTTTTAATTTCTTGAGTTCGAGTATACAAGTGTGTCTTTTTAGTGCGACGTTGCCCGAAGAACTGCATGCGCTTGCTTCTAATTTTTTGAGGAACCCGGTAAAGATTCTTGTCAAATCGGAACAGCTTACACTTGAAGGCATTCTGCAGCACTTGATTGCGCTGGAAGATGACTCGCATAAATATAACACATTGAAGGACATTTTTAATATGATTTCTGTTACCCAAACTATTATTTACTGCAACAGCATTAAGCGAGTGACCGATTTAACCGAGGCCATGGTTCAGGACAATTTTCCGGTGTGTTGCATTCATTCTGGAATGGAAAAATCGGAACGCGATGCGGCATTTAGAGATTTCAAGTGTGGCAAGCATCGCGTCCTCATTTCGTCGAATGTGACCGCGCGCGGTATTGACGTGCAGAATGTGGGCGTTGTGATTAATTTTGATGTGCCCAAGGATGTGCACACGTATTTGCATCGCATTGGGCGATCGGGGCGATGGGGGCGAAAGGGTGTTGCAATCAATTTCGTGACTCGGTGGGACATCAAGAAGATTAAAGAGTTTGAAGTGTATTATAACACGGCGATTACGGAAATGCCTTCGACTATCAATGTTTCTTCTTAATTGGCGGTGTGGAAATATGTAATTTTTATTCGCATTTTATTCGCATTTTATTCGTAGCATCAAATTATTATTATTCTTTATGAATACTAATAATAATATCAAAAACCGATGACAAACAGTGAAAAAACAGAAAATAAGGAAAAATCTCATGACATAAATTCAACATTTCGTCTTCCAATCACATATGTAGACGCCGATAAGTTGCACGAAATCGACGCGCATGTCATGACAGATTTAGAGCTAGTTCAAGTTCAAAGTGATGTAGAAAAAGAAAAAGAAAAAGAAAAAGAAAAAGAAAAAATGGAAGATGCATCTGTCATAAAACAAAAAACCATGTACGATCATATTTTTAACCCCGAAACAATTTATGGGAAACGGTTTTTAGACCAATGGGCGAAATATTATACATCCGATGTAACATTTCTACAGCAATCTCAAACGTTGATTCGACATTATCAAACGGATCATTTTAATCATTCTGCCGAGTCGTATTTAGAAATTCACAACATTTGGAGCTCGATTCAAGGCGATAAACACTTCAAGGACAAGTTTGGATACATTGATATTGCCATGTTGGAACCGCTCAACTCGTCGTCACTGTTTCTTCAAATTCTTTCTTTGCAAAATTTGGCATCTCCCGTTATTTCTCTCTTGACTCCACTCATCATACTTATTATTCCATTTTTTATACTGCGATTTCAGAAGCTGCCGATCGATTTGACCATGTATATATCCTCCCTGAAAAAAATCGCACAATATCATCCAATTGGTAAAATATTTGAGAATTTTGGTTCGGTTCCATGGGATAAAAAGGTATACATTTTTATTTCTATTGCATTTTATTTCCTTCAGATTTACCAAAATATTGTATCATGTCACCGATTCTATAAAAACATGTTTTTAATTCATAATAACATTCACAAGTTTGCAACCTATATTGGCGGAAGCATTGAAAACATTCGTTTCATAAATTCGATCATTGATAAAGAAAATTTGACATCCTACCGCGCTTTTCAAGCGGAAAATGAGAAACACGCGCAAATTCTCACTCAATTACACGATGAAATAAGGAATGTGATGCCATTCAAACTCACTCTTGGAAACGTATCGAATATTGGGACGATTATGAAACTGTATTACCGATTTCATTGTGACGAAAATGTAAAAAATGCAATCAGCTATACATTTGGTTTTAATTCATACGTGGAACATCTCTCTGGACTCACGTCCCTAATTCAGAATAAAAAGATGGCCGCTTGCACATTTTTATTGCCTTCGTCGTCGTCATTAAAGGATAAGAAAACGTATTTTAAATCGTCGTATTATGCACCGCTAATGAACGATTGCCCTGTAAAAAACAATATTGTGCTGAATAAAAAGGCGACAATTACCGGGCCGAATGCCGCCGGAAAAACCACGCTCATTAAATCCACGCTTTTGAATATCATTTTCTCTCAACAATTCGGATATGGATTTTATAAAAAGGCAAAACTGGTGCCGTATGAATTTGTTCACAGTTACCTGAATATTCCAGACACTTCGGGGAGAGACAGTTTGTTTCAAGCCGAGTCGCGCAGGTGCCGAGAAATCATTACTTGTTTGCTTGAACATAAAACGAGACGGCATTTTTGTATTTTTGACGAGCTGTATTCCGGGACAAATCCTTATGAAGCCGTTGCCAGCGCATATGGTTTCATTAAATATTTAAACACATTTGATAATGTGGACTTGCTGCTAACCACACACTATTCCAAGTTGTGCAAACTTTTAGAAGCACAGCATGTTGAAAACCTGCATATGAAAATTGAAAGGATTGACGAACAAGAAGAAAGACATGAGGGACAAGCAGAAAAAAAAGCGAATTCAATTAGATACACATATAAATTAGGAAAAGGTATTTCCTCTGTAAAAGGCGGAATTAAAGTTCTTGAAGATTTAGATTATCCGATTGAAATTATTAACGACACAAGAAATATGATTCACGGCGTTGATGTTGAAGTGTAATTTAACAATCGTTTTTATTAAATATGTATTAAATAAAAATTAAGATAAAATGGTTCGTTTATTATTTTATTTTAATTTATATGGATTTTGTAATACAATTTAATAATTTAATTAAATAATTTAATTAGTAAAAAATATAAAAATAAAAACAAAACTATAACATAAAATAAAAACATGTTAAGCAATATTTCCGATTTATTTACAATGGCTAGTTTAGTCATATGCATGCTGCTTTCTGGTATTATCTTTTATTACCTTCGCACACGAATCAGCATGCTGGAACAGTCCGTTATGGATCAAGCGCAACTTTTGCAACAAGTGGTGACATCGTTAAAATCGTCGCAATATAGACAACAAATGAATGCGAATGCGAATACGAATGCAAATGCGAATGTTATTTCCGCGCAACAACAACAACAACAAGATGTTGTGAATTCGAGTCAATTGCAAATGAATTTAATTCAAGTGTCTGATGACGGTGAAAGTGACAGTAGTGATGATTCCGATGACTCTGATGACTCTGAAAGCGACGATGATGATGTCTGCACGCTTGAAGGATCTTGTTCTAAAATTATTGATTTGTCAACCATTGCGTCATCTGCAAACTACTCGAAACCATTCTCTCAATCTGAAATTAAAGTAATCGAATTAAAGTCAAACATTCATTCTAATTGCGATGATGGTGACGATGATGGTGACGATGATGGTGACGATGATGGCGACGATGATGGTGACGATGATGGTGACGATGATGGTGACGATGATGAATATAGTGATGGCGAAGATGAATACAGCGATGGCGAAGATGATGATAATGATGATGATAATATGAATCAAAGTAAGGAAAGTAAAAATAGCGAATACGCGGAGAAGGAGAACCAAAATCAAAATGTTACATCAGATGTATCAAATAGTGCCACTAATAATAGCAATGGCAACGCCAACAGTGTAAATAATAAAAAAATTAAAAGTATTGTAATTGAAGACGATACACATTCCGTTTCTTTGGATGACATGAAAAACATGCCCGTAAATTCATTACGGAGTTTAGCAAAAACCAAACTTAGCAATATTGGCGTTCCAACCATTAATAAAATGTCAAAAAAGGATATATTGAAGGCGCTCCATGAATAATTTTAAAATAAAATGTATAAAAATAATAAATTAATTAAAATTAAAATTACTGGTAAAAAATATATATAATAATAAATATATATTATATATAATATAATTTCTATAAATACCAACAATGAGCTGGGGAACTTGTTATTCAGGATCAAATAATATTCATTTTAATTTTCCGCCGATTATGGCAGATGGTCGCAACTATGCCACATGGCAACCAGGCGCCGCTATTAACGAGCAATTGCGAGAGAAGAATAATATACAGAGCAATTCCGATTATCGTCAATACTTGATTCGTAATGCAGACGAGGTTATGCAAGCCAATTTAATTGGCGCGTGCGATTCCTGCGGTTTCAATTTGAATTTAATCAGCAACAGTAATGACATACATTCTGGGAACTACCCCAAACCGTTTCTGTTCTCTTCTCCGTGGGACAGAAGTCAGCCGTTTGGATACGAATCCAGCGATTTGAAGAACTTGTACTTGTCTCGATACGAACTGCAGAGTCGAATGATGGCGCCGGCTCTAAATCAGGAACAATATTTAACCGGCAGATTTCCGAATCCAAATTCTTAACCGACCGAATCCAAATTCTTAACCGACCGAATCCAAATTCTTAACCGACCGAATCCAAATTCTTAACCGACCGAATCCAAATTCTTAACCGACCGAATCCAATGTTATCAATCAAATGTTAAGGGATTATTTTATTTATTTATAAAATATAAATAAAATATAAAATAAATAAAAGAATAAAAAATATAGGAATAAAATAAGAAGGAATAATTATTATAATATAAATTATAATATAAAATAAAGAGGAGTATATAACATGTCAAATTATGCCAGTAATATCCTATTTTATGTTGCAATTTTTTTCATCGCATTCATGTGCATGCAATATAAAAAATCTACACGAAATGGAGAGATTTTAGATGAAAATGATTTAATTCGAAAATATTTACTCAATGACGACCACTACGATACAATTTTCAACAAGAAAAATTCAAAACCGATTTTATGGATTCATATAGAGTACGATGTCAATTCTCGGCGCTGGTTAAATTACGGATCGAGAAACAGCACCGAATTAAACCAGCCCTACATTTATCTCACGATACGAAGCATCATTCAAAAATGCAGCGACTCGTTTCACGTGTGTATTATCGATGACGCATCGTTTAACAAATTGATTCCCGGGTGGACGCCGGCTGCGCAAAATCTACCGTCTCCGCTTCGCCCGCATTTAAGGGAGCTTGCATTTGCAAAATTGCTGGAAATGTATGGCGGTATGCGCGTCCCCCCGTCAGTCATTTGTTTTCGCGATTTGATCACGGTGTATAATAACGCGTTGCTTCCTGCGTCCGCTTTTGTTGGTGAAATGCGCGCAACCTCGTCAGTGAGCGCCGTTGCAGAATTTTTCCCGAGCACCGAAATCATGGGATGTAAACGAAACAGTCCCGTCATTCAGAAATACATTTCTTATTTGGAAGTGCTCATTTCAAAGGATTACACCAATGAAATGGATTTTCTGGGAGAGTGCGGACGATGGTGCTACTCTGAAATCATCAACGGGAATATGAGCGCAATTACTTCCACCATGTTTGGAATTCAAACGGCTTCCGGTGGAAATGCGATTTTAATCGATGATTTGGTGGGCGACCAAGACGTTGATTTGGATGCAAATGCGCTAGGACTCTACATTCCTGAACGCGAATTATTACGGCGAACGGCGTTTGGATGGTTTGTTCGCATGTCGCCAGAACAAGTATTAGAATCAAACACACTCATTGGAAAATATTTACTCTATTCGAATTCGTCGATATAATGAATTGAATAAATAAATATACATGGAATAACGATATCGGATATGTAATAGAATATTTAGGAAAAAATAATCAGAGTATATTATTTTATTTTATTTCATAAATTCATCATATTTTATATATTTTTACGTATTTGTAATAAAATATATAAATAAAATATATAAATAAAATATATAAATTTATTAACTTATATATATTTTTATATCTGTATAATTATATATAATTATATAACTAGATAATTTTTATATAGAATGAATACTGCGGTCGATATAGTTGCGGCTTTTCGAGGAGACGACGCGGCGAGAGATGCTTTAAACGACATATTATTTGCTGATGATCGGATTACAGCAATGATGAATAATTCAGCTGATGCAAGAATAGCACTTGCTGCTGGTGCACAACCAATGGCGCCACAGCCACAACAACAACAAGTTGCCCCCGCAGATATGAATAATTTTAAACTGGTGAATATGACAGGTCGTGATGCAAATGGACCTGTTGCAAAGGAAATGACAGTTGAAGAATTGTTTCGAAGAGATCCATTGTTGTATGATTCTCAGAATGGACAGTATGTAGATTTAGCAGCTTTATTAGGAAATTTCACTGAAGACAATATGAGACAAATCTATATGGAACCCGGATCGAGAGATGTTCCAAAATTACGCTATGCAATGTCAGCATACATTGAACCTGGACCGCTTCAAACCGGTGTAAAATCAGATTCTAATGTTAAACAAAACGCAGATCCACTTGATAGAGCAAATTTGGCAAGGTTTTCATCCAGTTTTACTTGGAGCAAAGAAGGCAACCCGTGGCGAACACCCGACAACTTTATAGATTTTCGTCGCCTTAAACTTAAAAGCGGTTATCAGGTTACAAATAGAAATAATGCAGTAGATACAAATAATGACGTTTATGTTTATTATTTTAATAAAGTGGGCGCGCTAACTATGAATGATGCTACATTGGAAGTACCCTTTGATTCGAGTAATTTCATGCTTCCAAGTGGATGGAAAGTATACGCTCGCTATCCAGACGGAGCATTGTTATATAAATCACCAGCAGGTGTCATGCAAGCCGAATTTCAATTGGGAACATTTTTCAAGGCAAGTAGCGCATACCCCGTATCTCGTTTTGAGGCGGCCGCTCAAGCTGCCGTTGCTGCTGAAAAGGGAAGAATAGATGCATTAAATTTGTCTCCTGACGAAAATCAGTCCATGTATCAATTTGCCGCTTATTTGGGAGTAATGCAGGAAATAAAAAATATGAAACGAATTCGCGGTGGTAGTCATAACATTACGCATCGTCGTCGCATGAGCGTGAAACGAAATAAAAAAATGACAAGGTCATCATCATCATCCAAAGGAAGTCGAAGAGGAAGTCGAAGAGCGAGGGCAGCATCCATGTTGAAATCTGCAAAACAAAGGTACTATAAAACGGGAGGAATGGGTTTAGGATTTGGACAGAGTGTTCCACAACCTTTACAACGTGAATCCCCGCTCATAGCTCAAGCTTCTCCCGTTTAAAAGTGGCGCACAATACAAAATACATTACTATTATATTACTATTTACACTATTTACATTTTTATAATAAAATAAAAAAAATGTAAATGATTTATTTCCATGTAATCATCCAAAGTAATTAATTGATTCTGTTGGACTGAATGTCGGAAGATACAATGTAGATTGAATTCTCGGTGAGAATAATGTATTCGGACTCAATTTTAAATATTTTTCCGATTGGACTTGTATACTCCTCTTCACTTTTGACTAGAAGCTTCTCTCCATTTTCCTTGACGCCAATAATTACTTTTTTTTCGATGGACTGGCTCCAATAGTCAAGCATAATGGGTCGGTCTTCAACGATTGCCAGTTTGGATGCATGTTGCATGCACATGTTGGATGGCAGACGAAATCCGCCGGCAGTTGCAGCAGCACTATTAGCACTATTACTGGTGTTGTTATTGTTGTTATTGTTGTTATTGTTGTTACCGTTACCGTCTGAAGAAGAAGGTTTTCCAGAATTTTGGCTCATTTTATTTTCAATTGTATTTTTATATAAATAACATGAAGATATTCTTTAAATACTTAAAATCACAAATTATAAAAAAATATTTATTATAATTTGTGAATTTTATATATTTTTTTTGATTTTATAATTTAGTAATTTTATTATTAACAAAATAATGAGAAAATAACAAACAATAAATAAATATTTTTATGTTATGGTATAGTATAAAAATAATATAAAAAATAATGGCACGAAATACTCCTAGAAGTCAAAATGGCAGGTCGGCAATTGCTCGCAAGGCGATCTTTAGCGCAACTGGAAGCACAAACGGAATGTATACAAACACGGACAACGGCGGCGGTATGCGAAAAGGGGGGGCGCAACCCTCCGCGACCGGATTTATGATTCCATTCGGTCGAAGACACATGATTGCGGTTCCAGCTCTGAACGCCAACTATTTGTTCAACTGGACGCCTTACATTGACGCGGGACGGCGTGCATATGGCGCAAATCTGGGATAAAGATGCGATGCAAATGTCATGCGAACATGTACAATTATATTACACAAGTAATGCGAAACAATGAAATTAAATATTTATGAAAAAATAATAGAGAGATTTTTTTCATAAATGATAGTACGATAGATAGATAATACATTTATTTTAAAAATAAAAAAATGTTGCTTATCAAGGTGGATTTTAGAGAGAAGGATCTTATTGCATTACTGCAACTAAAAATGATGAATGATTCAAATGATTCAAATGATAAAAATAAAAATAATTCTATAAAATTAAAAGTGGATAATTTAAAAATTGGCGATGTTGCATTTATAGAAACGGATAAAAATGAGAATGAAATTGGCGATGAATTGATTTTATTCGAGAGAAAAAGTTTAAATGATTTGGCATCCAGCATCAAAGACGGCAGATACGCCGAGCAGTCATTTCGACTGGACGGGTATCAAGCCGTTCCAAATCATAATATTGTTTATCTCATTGAAGGTGACCTTTCAAGATATCGAGAGAATCAATTCAGTCGAATTAATAAAAAAACGCTTTTATCTTCCATGTTTTCCATTTTTTATTACAAGGGTTTTTCGGTCGTGAGAAATATGAATGTCGTAGAGACGTGCGACTTGGTTTGGAGCTGGGCAGACAAGTTGGAGCGCGAAATGGTTAGAACAAACTCAAAATCTGGATCCGGTTTTGAAAAAATGCCGTATTATAAAAGTGATATTACTTCTTCTACTTCTACTTCTAGTTCCAATTCTGATACTACCGTCTCAGAAAATAAAGAGAATATGCAGTTTCACATTGAATTAAATGAATTACAGGTACAGGTACAGGCGCCTCAAGATAATAATGAGGGAGGAATTGATAAAGGTGTAGAAGCACAAGCAGCACAACCATACCCATACGATTATTGCAGCGTGCTAAAAGTAAAAAAAGAAAAAAATGCAAATGTGACGCCGGAAAATATTGGAGTCATCATGTTGTCCACGATACCGGGAATAAGTTCGAAAACAGCAATTGCCATTATGAATGAGTTTAAAACAATAGGACAGCTTATAAAATCATTCGAACAAAATGCGCATTGTTTAAATAAAGTATGCATTGAAACGAATGGCAAATCGCGCAAAATTACGTCAACTTGTATTGAAAATATACGAAAGTATTTATTGAATATGTAAAAGAAAGCGTAATTCATTTATTGTCAGTGGTGTCGGCAGTTCTAAGGAATGTACAAACTGACTTGGTCGCCTTCATAGTACCCTGAATCAACCAAGTGTTGAGTGAATTTCGGACCTCCCCAATTCGGATCCATGGGGTTCGGGCTCATGCCGGAATCTTGCTGAATGAAATTCACGAGATCGAGTGGAGTGACGTCGCCCATATTGAAACCGGTTGCATCAAACCCGGGATACGAATTTGTATTGAACGGCGGATCATTCCGATTCGAGTCCATCAGCTTTGTAATCGGTGGCAAACGATTTGCACCAGCAGCGGTCGTCGTGTCAATCATGGGCGGCAATCCGCCTTGTAAGTCGACTGGGGACGGGCGAATTTTATAAATATTTTTCCCTTGAGCGTCATTCGTCTGTTGCAAATATAAAACCGGGCAAACAATTCCTTGACTTCGTTGCCATTTCGTGAATTCTACATAATCTTCTAAATTGTTAAACTTAACTGGATTGACTCCTGGAACTTTAGCAACTTGCGAATTATACAAGTAGATTTCAGTGCCTTTTTGTATTAAAATATTTGGACACCTGTGGGGTTGGTTACTCACGAACCCTTCTGCTGAAACAGAATAATTTACAACGAAATAAAGTCCTAGAATAAAAACTACAACCGTAAACAATAGCGTATTTGAAATTTGACTCGGTAATGAAATATTGACCATTTTATATAATCAACTAACAACTGTATATTATATATATTTATACTTATTATTATTATAAGTAAAGAATAAAATATATTTAATTTTATATATAAATATTTTTTATATAAAATTAATTATATTTTATTTTATTTTTTTTGTTAGATTTTATTTTTTTTATAAAAGTAGAAACGAAGTAATGGTTAAACTTGCGTACGATCCTAAAATGAAAAGTCCAAAAGGACCGTGTGTTGTTATAATACACGCGAGTTGGTGCGGGCACTGCAAAACGCTGATGCCAAAATTTGAAAATGATATTATTACATCAAATGATTTTAGCAAAGAGCTTGAAGGGTTGCTTACCCTGGGTTCCATTGAAGAAGCCGACTACAATAATCATCCAGACAAAAAAATATTCGGCAGTATCGACGGCTATCCTACTATTCGATATATTCGTTTTAGCCAAAATGGAAAACCGTTGAGGTCGTTTGATTTACCAGCGGATACACCCCGCGAACCAGAAGATATTATTGCGTGGATCAATGACGTGGTAAAGAATGACGTGGTAAAGAATGACGTGGTAAAGAATGACGCGGTAAAGAATGACGCGGTAAAGAATGACGCGGTAAAGAATGACGCGGTAAAGAATGACGCGGTAAAGAATGACGCGGTAAAGAATAAAACAGTAAAGAATTCAAGAAAAAGAATGAATGGAGGTGGGAAAAAGAAAAATTATAGACAAAAAACAATGCGTAAAAAAAATAGGAAAAATAAAAAATTTATATAAAACATATATAAAACAAATGAATAAACAATATAAAAATAAAAAAATAATCAAAATAAAAATAAAAAAATAATCAAAATAAAAATAAAAAAATAATCAAAATAAAAATAAATAAATAACAAATGGATAAAGAAATCTATGCCATTGCTGTATTTACTGACTCCGCAGTCAAAGGAACGGTCAAATTCAGCGAAGAAAGTAAAGAAAATAGAATCAAAATTGAATTAAATATTACGGGATTAAAACCAAAAAGCAAACATGGATTTCACGTACATGAGGCCGGCGATTTAACAGACAAGTGCACAAGCATGTGTGCTCATTTCAACCCGTTTGGTAAAAATCACGGCTGCCCGGGATCAAAAGAACGACACGTTGGCGATCTTGGAAATATAGTAACAAATGGTAAAGGTGAAGCAAAGTATGTATTCTATGACAACGTGATAAAATTGAGAGGAACAAAGTGCAACATCATTGGTAGAGGGTTAATCATTCATGAAGATGAAGATGATTGTGGCGCGGGGACAAATGCGGAAAGCTTGAAAACGGGAAATGCGGGAAAACGAATCGCGTGCGCCGTCATTGGATATTCAAAAGAAAATTTCAAATGTTAAAAATTATTACTGTAGTTATATTTTACTATCGATATTATCAATTTTTATTATTCATTTTTATTATTTTAAAAATTGATAATAAAAACGATACACACTATATTATATAAGAAGGATAGGAAGAATCAAAGGATACATACAATAAAGACAATCAAGACAATAAAGACAATAAAGACAATTGAAACCACAATATCTAAAAGAAGGAATCATTATGACGCATTTGCAGACGCATTTGCAGACGCATTCAAATAAAATCGCACGATTGGTTGGATTTGCAGCTGATGAAAGTCGAAATTCGGTTCAACAATTCAAGCACGGAGCGGTTTTGTGTAAAGGCGGGAAAAAAATATGCTGCAGTCATAACATGGACACAAGGACATCGTATCGAAGGAATATATGCTGCAGCATTCACGCAGAAATGGGTGCAGTGACCAAATTTTTAAACAGCTACATTAAAATACACTCGCATTCAAGGAGAGACCCGGACAAAATTAAGCGAAAGTTGGGGAAATTTTCCATTTGCGTTGTAAGAAGCATCATTTCTAAAGACGATATATATTGTGTGAGCAGCGCACCTTGTATGGACTGTCTTAACAAGCTGAAAACCGTTGGTTTAAAAAATATAATTTACTCGAATCAGGATGGCAGTATAACCAATGTGAAACTTTCGTCTTTTCATCCGTCGAATTCGTTTGTCACCGCTTCAATGAAAAAACAATTATTTATTGAAAATATGCGGATTAAGCCGCTGATACGGCTATGATTTTATACCAGTTTAATAAATGATTTTATAAATATTTTTTAATAATTCTTGCATATCCCAAAACTCCGTCTGTGCCATTCACTTATTCCGTGCTGTTTTATTCCGTCCATATGTTTTTTTGTTCCGTATCCTTTATTGTTTTCTAAATCATATTTTTCTTGCAGTTCCGGATGTTGTTTGCAAAGGTCTATAATGTATTCGTCCCTCGACACTTTTGCCAAAATGGACGCTGCTGCAATGGACGCGTATGTGTTGTCTCCCTCTTCAATTGTTGAATAGTGTAAATGCGCAGATTGTTTTGATTGTTTTGATTGTTTTGAATCATGCGATTGCGATGGATGCGGATGCAACATGGGTATAAAGTCGTTGCCATCAATGAGCAAGTAGAAATCTTCTCCGTTTTTATTTTTACCTTGACTGCGAACGTCGTCGCACACGTCGCGAATGGCTTCGTGCATTGTTTGAATCGTTGCCCTTCTTATATTCATTGCGTCAATCGTGTCGTGTTCGGCAAATTTCACACTCCATGAAATCGCGTGCGTTTTAATATACTCGGCCGCTTCTTTTATTTTTTTTTCCGAGTGGAATTTTTTGCTGTCTTTCATTTTTGAAAAGTCAAATTGTGTCGAATCGCGGGGTAAAACTACAGCCGAAACATACACTCGTCCGAACATCGGACCCCTTCCCGCTTCATCAACGCCAATTTCTAAAAATGCTCCAGCACCAGAATCCGCATCGGCAGTATCAAAATAATGCCCTTTTAATATTTCCTGTGATTTTCTAGTAGTTTTTTTTGCAGGAGCGTTCATCTTGACCAATTCTTCTAATATTATCATTATTCAACCCATTATACTTTCTATTCAATTTTTATTTTATTTCAATATTTCAATTTCGGTTTCAATTTATAAGAAAAAATATTACACATTTCTTATGAATTTTATAAATGATGAATGATGAATGATAAATGATGAATGATGAATGATAAATGATGAATGATAAATGATGAATGATAAACCCTTAATTGATTCCCAATTCTTCCAACATGTCCATATTCTTAAAAATAAGTTTGTTATTCACGCTTGGATACTCTTTCATTTTCACCTTTAATATCGACAAAAATTTAATATGCGATACAATACTCTCCCATTTTTCATGAGACGACAGAACACTTTTTCCATTGGTGAGCAAAATAAAAATATTTTCGTTCAGCTCTTCGAGTTCATTAGTTTTATTCGCCTGTTTAATATACGCGTTCACCATCTCTTGCAACTCCGCAATAATATCAACCACACCATCTGCTTCCAAAATGTCCTCTTTCATCAAGTTGATAATAAACATACTCATTGCCCTTCTCTTGTCATTCATTTTTGTAACCTCGCAAAATTTGTTATAGTCCACGTTGGGATCAACGTATTCTACTTTCTTAAACAATCCCACAAATTCAGAATAACTTTTTTCAAATACTTTTGTAAAAACATCATGACACTGCACGAGCTGTTTGAATAATTTCGCATAAAGCGCTGAATAAAACATGTTTGAACTCGCAGTATTGAATATAGAATGCGCAATTTTATTCATGTTCTCTTCGTCTATGTCGACGCCATTATCATTATCGTGTGCACCATCGTGTTGCCCTTGAATAATGTTGTTTACTTCGGAAATTATTTCTGATTCAATGACACTGTATGTTGCATCCGTTAACTTGTTGAGCAATGAACGAATTGTATCAATCCGTTTTTCAATTCCCTCTGTTTTTTTTATTTCCGTTTTCTGAAATGTTCGAATTAATGTCCAATCCTCGTCGCTTATTTGCGACGGTTTATTTCTTGGACGTCGGGAGGAACAAGAAGTTTCTTGCGGTACATTCGAATTATAATTAGATGGATCTGTTCCGACACTGTTTGGCTTTTCTCGCTTAGGAAATACTGGCGTTTTTATATAAGTGGGAGCACCAACTTTATTCGATAAAGATGATACAAGCTCAATAACATTGCTGTCTTTCAAATCGTATGAAAATCCGCCTGATAGAATATCATTAAAATCCTGAAGTGTATATTGTTTCAATGTTTTTGCCATACTTTGTTTGTTTCGGCTATTTTTATTGCTACTTATTATACAGATAGCTATTTATATCAGTTTATATATTAATATTAATTATTTTATAAAAAATATTACTATTCATATTTTTTATAAATCATTGCCGCCGCTGCAGTTCACAATGAGCAATCAGCAATCCGCAATCTACATTAATCTGTGTAAACTTCTTACAACGAATCCCATTGGGTTATAATTGTAAATACTTTCTAAACCAATATGAGACAATCCGTGAACACCCGCTGCGATTGAAAATAAAAGAACCAAATAAATCTTCTTTTCGGGAGTCATTTTATCAAGATAAGAATAATTGGAAACAACAAAAAATAATGCTAAAACAACAAACATTATATTTGCAAGGTGTGCGTACAAAGACAAACTCAGGAAAATTTCTGGATTCATTTTATAAATAATATTATATAATATTATACAATATTATTATTTATTTATTTATCAATGTAATTAAATTATATAAATATATATTTACAATTACTAAAAAAATATTACCGATAGTATGTTTTGATCATACGTCCTCGTGGTTATGAGCCACGCGCGCTTCCTCTGCGCCATACCGGTTACATGTGCTCATTTTTAACGTCGTATAGCAATTGACGGCCAGCTTCTGTAAAGCTGGCGAATTGAATAGCATTGACAGTGAGTTTCGATCTCACGACCTTGGGCCGATAGCCCATCTCTACCTCTGAGTTATATCAATGCCATCTGCGTTTAACGTCCAGCTTGACGGCCAGATTCTGTAAAACTGGCGAAGTGAATATATACATACCGGCAACCCGTTTCGATCGAGTGACCTCGGAGTTATGAGCCCACAAAGTGAAATGGGTTGCCGGTTTATTTTAACTGAAAATTCACAGCGAATTATATCGGGATTCGAACTTGGGATCTTTTTTTTCTCATCGCTCTTGACTATTCGAATCGCGGATTACCAACTCGGCTATGAGCTACCGCTGTAATCACTGCTTGGAATAAACGTGTCCGAATACATATATAAACAAACATACTAATCATAAAAATAATTTATTTAATTACTACCGTAATTGCACGCCGCATATGCCTTTTCACGCGACATTTCGCGCGACGGAATGCCTCCGCGAACCCACCCGTCTGCTGCAACGCCTTCAATCAAATTCGACGGGTTGGATACCGTAGAAGCAATGGACGGAATCAGCGGGTAGTTCAAATAATTCGAGTAACACTGTTCTGACAACAAATTCACGCTTCGTTTATTAATTGTCACGTCGCCTTGAATGAGTTTTGACTCTAGCAACGGATTGCATTCACCGCGTCCGAGATACGGGACTGTTACAAAAGGTCGTTGGTTCAGCGTAATTCTGCATTTTGGATGCATGAGCCCACTCCCGTTCATCAGTTGAGAGTTCACGTCAATGTTGCATCCGCCTGCGCCAACTTGGTGTCCGCCTTCATAAAAAATTCCTGGCTGGCTGGTTGCAAACTCGATCGGTCTAGACATTGTGCAATCTGATGCAAAAAAATTCTCCAACATGTAGTTTCCTGAATTGAGGTTTTGAATATTTCGCTGACTGAGACCGCATGTATCGTTTCCGATACGCGCCATATTATCAAACACGTAATCTTTGATGGTTGCCATATTTTATTTTATTTCGATAATATATTGTTTATAAATATTATAATATTATATATAATTATATATATACATAATAATATAAAAAAATCATTCTAAACATAAAATTGAATGAAATCTAAACATAAAATTGAATGAAATCTAAACATAAAATTGAATGAAATCTAAACATAAAATTGAATGAAATCTAAACATAAAATTGAATGAAATCTATAAATAAAATAAATAAATAAATGTTAATTGATGACACTGCCTAAAACCGGATTGAATCTTTGACAAGCGAATTCGTTGCCTTCTTTGCATGAAATCATAGAACCATAACAAAATTCTGCGAATGCTTTTTGGTCGTTTGGAATGGTGGTGCTGGGGTTGGTATAGAAACTCCGCATAGAGTCGTCAAATTCATATTTATCTCCTAAATCTGCAAATAATTTCTTTCGCAGCTTTTCAGCTTCCGTTAAAGTTTTTGGTTCAAAATCCAGAACCGTCGCTACTTCTGTACTATGATTGATTTCCTTTTCAACTTTGGGATTGTATGCAGCAGCAGCTTGGTTTCGCTCAGGATTATATGCTATTTCCGGGAGTAGTACATTCATCATTGGGTTCGTAACCGTCGGTGTCGTCAAATTTGGCTTTAAAACATTATACATTTTTGAATTTACAAACCCTTCTTTTCTATCATTATTACCGCTATTGCTATTACCGCTATTGCTATTACCGCTATTGCTATTACCGCTATTGCTATTACCGCTATTGCTATTACCGCTATTGCTATTACCATTTTTTTCATCATATTGTTCTTGGTATTGCAACTTGTACATCATGACAAAAATAGCTAAAGTAATTGCTCCTGTAAAAAGTATGTTTACATTTTTTGTAATTAAAAATCCTAAAATACTCAAGAGAATCACAATTCTTGATATTGCATTCAGTTTTTGTTCAATAGACATCAACGGAGCAGGCCATATATCCATCATTTCTTCTCTCTTAAATAATACTAGCGGATCATTTATCCAAAATTGTGTGGACGATAATCGTTTTTCCATGCTTGGAACCGGTTCCGGATAACTTATTGCCATATTTGAATTTGTGGTAGGCGTTGCGTTTAAACCACCATCATTACTCAACTTGCTTTTGCTTTTATCAATGTTGTTGATTTGATTATTCATTTGGTTTGTAACATTTGATACATCGGATGCAGATTGTAACGTTGTTGTTGTAGTTGCCATTTTATTTTATTTATTTTTTTATTTTTTTATGATGTATTTATTTGTTCAATAGTGGAATTAAAATTACTGGATATATTATTATATGATTATTATATGTTTATATGTAATAATTAATTATAATACCTGTATATAATATTATAATTAATTATTATTATTTATACTCCAACTTTTTATTAAATTTCATTAAAATATAAATTTCATTATTTTAATGAAAAAATATTCTTAAATTTAATTCTTAAATTTATTTATTCTTCTTCTTTTTATTTGAATTCGATGGTCTCGGCCTCTGTGCTTCAACCGGCGTTCTCTCGACAACTTCACCGGTACTAAAAACTTGTGACTGTGGCGCCGGTTTTACACCAGTAGAATTATTTGAATTCGTGCTTGCGCTTACTCCTGCACTCTGAGTTGTTGCGGCAAGAGCAGCATCCCGTTGTTGTTGTTGTGCTTTCAACTTTTGCTGCATTCTCTCTTTCATTTGAGACAGCTTCATGTTTCGTTGCAGGTGACTTTGCATGGCTCCAATATTCACTTTACTTTTGTTATTACCTCCTCCCATTCCACCCATCATACCACCCATTCCCATTTTATTCAACATGTCTGCTAAATTATTCATTCCCGGCATCCCTTTCATTTTACTCAACAAGTCGCTTGCTTCCTGCATAAGTTCGCTCTCTTTAATTTCCCCCGACTTGAATTTCTGGTCCAATTTCGAACCCACATTTTTTACAAGCGACATCAACTTGCCCGGATTTTTAAACATTTTTTGAAACACGTTTTTAAAATCCATATTCTCTCCACTCTCTCTTCCAAACTCCATATCAAAATCTACGTCCTTTGCCGTCTCTTCTGCAATCTCCTTTGCAAGTTTTCCGATTTTCCCATTCAAAATATGAGAGATGTGATCGTGAATGGATTCGGCATTCGCATTGGGTTCCGCTGCACTTCCGTCGTCGCCGCTTTTATTCATATTTTTTGCCCAGTCGAAAAAGTTAAAACCTTCTTCTGATCCTGATCCTGATGCTTGTTCTGAAGAAGCACTTGCATCTGGTTGAGAACCCGACTCAGAAGCAGTTGCATTCGCATTTGCATTTGCATTCGCATTTGCATTTGCATTCGCATTTGCATTCGCATTTGCATTCGCATTTACACCTTCAAACATGCTGTACATTTGCTGAATGGTTTCTTCCAACTTGTTCCGCAGCTCGTCTTCATTAATCGCCTCAAACAAATTCGCGGCATCTCCAAACGATTTTCGGTCTTCAATGTTTGTTATAATTGTCATGAGTATGAGTTGTAGGTACTTCCAAATGGTTTCGCGAGTGGCATCGCTAATGCCTTCCGTTTTCCACAACACGCTAAAATCGATATTCGGCAAAAAGTGCGTGTTTACATTCGCATACTCGCTGACATTTTTATCAAATAATTTTTCATTCTTATATAGGATGTCGAAAAATCTCTCGGGATACACTTTTGAACAATATTCATAAAGAATCGAAACAACTTTTTGTGTGTCTGATTCCGGTTCGGCGCTAGAAATGTTAATTCCATTTGAATCCAAGAATAAACCGAGTGTGTTCTTATACTCTGGAAACGTGTTTGAAATATCGGCAAGAAACTCGAAAATAACCTTTTTAAACTCGTCCGGAATTTGTTTTTTTGATGACATCTACTTATTTTTATAATTTTTATAAATAAAAAATACTATTTATAAAAATACTTGTAATGAATTATTTAAATGGTTGTAAGTGATAATAATATATTTTTTATACTATTTCTTTTCACATTTATACTATTTTTTTTCACATTTATACTATTTCTTTTCACATTTACTATCTTATCCATAATATAATTTTGTCAGATTGCATAAATTTTGAATATATTTCATCGATTTACTTTGATTGTCTGGCGTCATATTTTTCACATATTCTCTCAAACGCTCGATAAAATTGGAAATGCCGTCGGTCATAGTAACATCCACCGAGTAATCTTTATTTACAAAAAAAGAAATATCACCATTCTCAATTGGCTCTTTATATGGAACACTAATATATGTATTCCAATATTCTAAAACTAATCTCGGGTTTGTTTTCTTGAATAAATATAAAAGATTCTTCATTGTTTTTACTTCATCATCTTCTGGAAAAATGCTCTGAACGTCTTCGATAAATTCATCAAAATGTTTATTAAATCCTTTTACAATGAACGATTTACCGATATTTACATCTTTAGCGCCGCCGCAACTTTCTTCATAACTCATTATTATGCGTGTATATTTATTTTATATAAGAATAATTGTACATATTGTATTATTTTTATATTATTTTTATATAAATATTAAATGAAATGAACAAAAACAAATAAATATAGTAAGAAGATCAATATCAAGATGACGCTGCACTAAATTGTTCCGTGTTCCAAGTATGTTTGCAACTAGCGCACATGTAGACGAATTTCAAATTGGTGTCGTCGTATCGAATGTATAAAACAGTGCACGGCTTGTCTAGTTCCGTATTTGTTTCGCATTCGACGTTCGGACACTTCATGGACTTGATTCGCGGAAGCGTGGGGTCCAAATGCGTGTATTCATTCACCACATCCGCCAAATGAACATCGGAGTGTTTGAAATACGTTTTTGATACGCTAATTGTCGACTCGGTATTCTTTTCTTCGTTTCCACAATTTCTACACTTGTGAATGAGAATTTTCGTCGTGGCTTCTTCTGCACTAGAACCTGGAGCATCTCCCATTGTAATATAATACATGTTTTTACACACGCTGCAAAATTTCATTGTTATGAACGATGGCTTTGATGGCTTTACTTATAATTTAAAAATAAAATACGTTTAAATTCAATTTTATTAAAATAGAATATTTAGGATATATTTATATAAATATATATTTCTATTATGAAACTACCAGATTATAAAAATTATCTGAAGAATAGATTAACGAAGCTTATATATGATGAAGAGTTAGAGTCATATTATTAAATATTCAAATTATTAAAAAGCGGAACCAACTCTTCATAATTCACTTTGAATCCGAATAAATAGAGAGATGAATAAAAATACTCTGTATGTAAAACCTTTCCACGATTTACTTGTAGTCGCTGCATAATCGCATCTTTATTTTGAATATAATGCGTCTTCATAATCGCATAAAAATGCTCACAAAAATCGGAGTTCATGGGTATAATTAGTTGCAAATTTTCAATGCTCGAAATAAGTAGATAAATCGAAAACGATAAATTTCGATACTCAATTAGCGAGTGATAATTTTTAAAATCTTTACTGGTTCTAGTAACTCCGGGTTCGTTTAGTATCGGTTCATTATCCATAACAGATATAAGTGTTAATAATATAGATGAAATGGTTTGACATCCGCTCCATTTCTCTCCGCGCCACGTGTTTAAAATATCAATGCACACTTTCCCCGTTTTATAAAAGTTGGGATGAAAGCGCGTTGTTCCGTCATTTGTACAGTACTGTAACACGGGCGGCGAATGTGGATAATCTGGAGGAAATGTAAACTTGAAAAAATAATACCCGTTGCAATAGAGAGAATCTTTGGGACCAATAATGAGCGCCCACCCTTCCATCATATTGGTTTCGCTATGTTTATAGTAAATGCCTTGATCATGGAGCGGATTTGTCATGATTTGCTGTATATCTTTTAGCAAACGTTTTACGGCGTCTTTTGATATTGTTGTTATTTGGACTTTTTTTGACTTTTCATTCACGATTTTGGTATTCATTGTTGGCGGCAGTGTTGGCGGCAATGCTGGTTCTGACATTCAAATAAAATATGAATTGTAAATAATTATAATCATTAAATATATTTATATCGTAATTATAATTAATAAAAAAATAAATAGTTATGTTATAAAATTATTACAAATGTACAATAAGATATTCGGATTATTTGATAAATTACGGATTATAATTTGTAAACCGTGGTTCTTGTTCTATAACTTAGATGTGACATCTTTTAAAATTTCAGTGGCCATGTACAGATCTTTAATGCGTTATTCCGTCAACGACCGTATAAAGTTAAAAAGTGATATTATAATGTCTAATTCCAATCATTTTTTTCCGATATATTCTTGTCGGTCAGGATTTGATGCTATTCTTCAAATATTGAATACGTCTCCGCGATCAGATGACCAGCCGGAAATTATTATGACCGGTTTGAATATTAAACATATGAGGATGTTACCTGAGATACATGGTTACAAGGTAAAGATTTTAGATATTGATTTGGATACTATGGAACCGGATTTAGTTCAGTTGAAGAATTTAATTACACCAAAAACGCATATATTGGTAGTGGCACAGCTTTGTGGTGTTCATGTTGATTTAGAACCACTGGCGAGAATTGTTAAAGAGAATAATATTATTATCATTGAAGACTGTGCACAATCAATAAACAATGAATATTTTGGGAGTTGTCATGTGGATTTTACATTGTTTAGTTTTGGATTATCCAAAGATTACACAGCATTTGGCGGAGGACTGCTCAGGGTGCATAATAACGAATATCGTAATTCTATTTCTAATTTACTTGAGACCTATCCAATTGAATCTCAGTTTAATTATCTAACAACAGTTACTATATCCGCTATTAAATTTATACTATCATCTTCTATAGCAGTATCACTAATACATTTTATCGCCAGACAATTTGGTTCTAATTTTGAAAATGTATTAAATAAGATAGGAAAAGAGTTTAATGACCAGGACGATCCAAGTAAATTGTTAGCTAAATTTCGAAAACAATGTTCTACACCACATTTATCTATAATTCGAGACAGGATTAAAGAAATTTATGACACCCCCTATTCTAATAAATACCAATTAGAAAGGAAGATGCAAGGAGATTATTTGACAAATAAGTTATTAAACATACAAACGGTAAAAGTAGTGGGAAATAAACAGATGACACGACATTATTGGCTCTTCCCAATCTTAGTTAAAAATAGGGACCAGCTTTTAGATAAATTGAATCAAAACGGTTTTATAGCCACCAAAACAGCAACGACTTTTGGATATGTTGGTTTAGAGGAAGAAGAAAGTAACTGTTTCAAATTTAAAGAAGAAGTGGTATATCTACCGTGTTCTCCATATATTCCACGAATCAAAATAGATGAAATGGTAAAACTGATAAAAAACTTTAAATTTATTTAAATTAAATATTCGACTTGAAATGATGATATAAAAATAAAGTTGTGACATAAAAAATATTAAATATAAATATTTATCATTAAATTATATTTAATAATATATAATTATAACTATTAGGTATTTATTTTTTAATAATAAAAAATAGTAAAAATATAGTAGATGTCTAGTAAAAAGAATCCAATTGAAGAAATATACAAGTGCAGCATATTGAGGCGATATGAAGGCGTAACTGGTGGAGTACCTACATATATTTTCGTTTTTTATGGAGAGCCGGAAACTGAACTAGCTCCATCATCGGAAATGTCGTCGGAAATTTTAACGCGACTTTATAATGCTTATATCGAGGATGGATCTAATTCGAAACTGTTTGAACACATTTTTAGCAAAATGGAACTAAAAAATATTGCGACGTATGACATTCAAGTATACATGATTCCTTTCAAGGTGTATTCAGATGATTCGATCGATGTTGTCAAACGGAAAATTATGCTGGCTATAAAGAGTATAATTACTGCTGCTGCTACTGCTGCTACTACTGATCCAAAGCTGTCGGATTACGCGTATGACGAAATGTACTTGTTTTCAAAAACTCCCGTAACATTTGATTCAAACGAAGTGTATCATAAAATGACAGAACTAGCGCTAACAAAAGATAATCGAGAGCGCGATACAAAAGCCGAACTAGATTTTCTTAAAACGCATGTAATGGGATACAGTTCTTCCAACGGAGAACCGGTCGATGTTGGCGGAGTTGAAAACATTTTATCAAGTTTAAAGGCGCTGAACGCTAGAGAAATGTTCAAAGATGTCCCAATTGGACAGAGCATCCCTTCAAACGCGTATGTGAATCCATTTTTCTTTGCATTTGAAGAAGGTGCTGCTAATACGGAGACGGAACTTTCAAAAATAAAATCAAAAATAAACGGTTTAGATTTGCTGTTAAATACAAGAAATATCGTTCACAATACATTATTTGCGTGTTTTGCGAGAGATGTCGTCGGGTCAGAACCGGATGCAACGGATGCAACGGCATTGATCGATGCGAACCGTAATAACGTAATTTTTAAAACATATTATCCGTTACTGTATGCAGGCGATCTGGAATCCGAGTCGACAAAAATCAGGTTGCGCGAGAAAACGGACGAACTCATAGAGTCGAGCGAATTTAAAACAAATGTAAAACAAATACAGCTGTTTTATGACATTTTTGAACAATCGACGAAACCCAAACTCAAGAGCGAGGAAGCGGGAATTATTGAAGTCGACATTGAATTGTTGCCGGAAAGCGATTTTAATTTTCCCTTGGAACTGCTTTTTAAACTGTTTCATGCAACAGAACAGTGCCAGCTCATCAAATATAATCCGCAATTTCAGGACGCAATTTTGAGAATGTATACGAAAAATCATACGAAAAGCGGTAAAAAAATTCCATATTTTATCATTCAGCATCAATCCGAATCAAATAAGATATACGACGTTTACATGAAGATGAAAAGAAAGGAACAGCATCCGAGTCCGAAGATGAATACAAACATGAATACGCGTGTAAGTATTTACATTAATTACGATAAAATGGAGAGACAATACGGTGTAAGAAACGGCGAAAATATTGTTTTTGTTTGCGATTTTGATGATCGCGGTCACGTTTTCATTCACGCATCGTTTAAAAATGCGTATAGTGAAGACGCGGTCGATGAAATGATTCGCGCCGCAGTGTCTCCGCACATACGGTCAATCGTTGATTTTTTACAGCAAAATGGATACAAGATGCGCGATTTTTATTCCATGTATGATGAAAACGTCGTGATACAAAACATGAAATATTTGCTGATATCCAAGCTGAATAATACAGAACCGTTAGTTTGGACGCGTTTTTACGGGTGCATGTCCAGCGTTCTAAAAGTAATCGAGAACAATTGGAATTCCGATGAAAAGGGTGTGAGTATGCAGTACATACGCGTTCCGAATTTCGACGAAGCAATTTTGCGAGTGGGTTACATTGAACTGCTTTATAATCTCGGATTTCGAGAGAAAAGACAAGTCGTTGACCTGCTCGCTAAAAATTTACTCGTTTCGAAAAAAACGGCCGAGAAAAGTTACGAAGAATTTAAAACCAATTTTGAAGGAAAATACAGTAAAGTATTGCAAAAAAAACAAATGCCTAAGAAAATATACGTTAGAAAATTGCCCGGTTTCAAAGTACACATGATGAAAAGTTTGGGTGACAAGAATAATAAAATAACGATAAAGGTGTCGGGTATTAACAACATATATACCCTCAATCCGATTCGAATATATCTTGATTCGCTGCTCCACATTTTCGGAAACGATGAAAAGTATATGCCTGTTCAACTGGTAAAACAACTGTGCGATATAACGTCTTCTTCTGTAACGAAACCTGCAATCTCTATAAAAAAAACGGCAGTTCCAGTAGCAGTTCCAGCAGTTCCAGTACAAGTAGAACAAGAAAAGGCGGTGCCAATTCCTGTGATAAAAGAACCAGAACCAGAACCAGAAATACCGGTTGAGGTAGAGAAGGAAGAACAGGCAGAAGAAAAAGAAGAAGAAGAAATTGGAGATTTTGGATTATTGGAACCGCCAAAATTAGAAGAACAACAACAACAACAACAACAAGAAGAGGAACAACAACAACAACAAGAACAACAACAACAAGAAGAGGAACAACAACAAGAACAACAACAACAACAACAAGAAGAGGAAGAAGAAGAAATTGGAGATTTTGGATTATTGGGCGGCGCTGAATCAGAATACGAAGACGAAGACGAAGACGAAGACGAAGAAGAGGACGAAGCAGATTTTATTGGCGGTGCATTCGAGTCCAATCCGGTGTATAAAAGGTTAAAAAATATGGAACCGTCACTATTTAAAGAAACTGCCGGGTATGCTACGAAATGCGGATGGAGCGCAAGACGACAGCCCATTATTTTGACAAAAGAAGAACTGGATAAAATTAATACGTATGACAAGGAAGTCGGTCAGCCATCATATTACGGCATTCCTTTAGAATACGACAGTCAAGATGAAGAAGCCGGCAGCAACGGTGAAGGCAATGAAAAAAATAAACACTATTACATTTGTCCGAGATACTGGAATGTGCCAGAAGAGAGATCGGTGTCTCAGAAAGAAATCGACGACAATAAACTTCAAGCACACATTGTCACAAAAGAAGAAGATTATAATCCGAACAATAAAGAAAAATACATTATTGATTTAACTTCTCCTCTCGAACATTTTAAAACCGGAAAGTATACGCCGTATTTACCAGGATTTCTCAAAACTCTCAAAACCAAATCCGGAAAATGTTTGCCTTGTTGTTTTACGGGAGTGAAAGATAAAGACAGCGATGATTTTAAAGATTACCGCGTTTTTGAAAAGGAACAAGAAGTAATCAACCAGTGCAAAAAAGGAAAAGGAATTGAGAAACAGCCAAAACAACCGAAACAACCAACAAAAGCTGCGCAAAAACAGAAAGGAGAGAAAGAAGGATTAAAAGAAGAAGAGCAACAACGGCAAGAGCAAGAGCAACGGCAAGAGCAACGGCAAGAGCAACAAGAGCAACAAGAGCAACAAGAAAGAGAGCAACAAGAAGAAACCATGAAAGAAAAGAAAAAAAAATCAAAAACAAATGTGTATGTCTCAAAACCCGATTCCGCATTTCCTCTTCAACAAAATAATCTCGGATTTTTGCCGCTTTCTCTCCAGCTTTTCTTGTTTGAAGATGAAAATTATAGCAAGAAATGCAAATCCACAAAGGGCGACATGCTCGTCGAAAATGAAATATGCGTATTGCGCGCAGGGGTTCTCGAAAGTAAAGATTCAAATTACAATCAGTGTTTTATTTCTTGCATTGCCAACATATACAATTCTCTAACCAATAGTTCATTCACAGCGAACGAGTTTAAGCATCGCATATTCATTCCGAAGCTTTCTCTCGACCGATTTGTTTTGTATCAAAATGGATCACTCGTCGAAACATTTAAAAAATTCGAATACATTGAAAAGGACCATTTGTTCAAATATCGCGACACCAAATTGTTCAAACAAATATTCGGAAACGGTAACGGGAACCAAGACACCGATTTTGACGATGATGAAGACAATAAAATCGTATTTTTCAAGACGCTCATCATGTCATACGAAAACTTTTTAAACTATTTATCAAACGATGAAGTCGTCATCGATTACACGTATTTATGGGACTACGTTATGGATTCGGTATTGTGGTCCGGTTTCATAGAAAAAGAAGAAAAGCGTCAACTGCCTATAAGCAAGCACGGAATAAATTTAATTATTCTAGAACTCTCCGATAAAAAAGAAGAAGTCAGCATTCTGTGTCCCACCAATCATTATTCCGCGTCAACATTTGATTCAAATAAAAAAAATATAATTATTGTAAAATTTGAAGGTTATTATGAACCGCTTTACACTTATTTGTACACATCAAAACGCGACATTGTAAGCACCGTTTTATTTTCATCCGTAAATTATTCCGCAATCGATCCCTCGCTCAAAGGCGCTCTCGTAAAAATACAAACATACTTTCAGACCACATGCAAACCTGCTCAACTTGTAAAATCAATTATTCAAAATAAATCGTTTGATGAAGTCGTTAAAATTCTGAAAAGCAAAGAAACGTCTCAAACCAAGTTTCACGATATCAAACAAATTGTGGAGTTTTCGGGAAAAGTCATCGGAATGCAATTTACCTACAGTATTACGCGGAATGAAGTGACCCAACAACTTGTCGGAAACATTCTTTGTAATCCTTCCGGTCTAAACCCGGAGCCAAATTATGAGCTGCTATTTGTAAACCAAGTCCCAACAGTTTGGAAAACATACAAACATACAAAAGATTTCGCACTTCTCGTGCAAAAAAAAACAAACGGCGAAATTCCGTGCGCATTTAAATTCAAGGTCGTAGAAGGCGAACGTGTAATCGGTTTTATCACGGAAACCAACCAGTTTATGCCGATTAGCGAACCGGTTCCATTCAAAGATGACGATGAATTAAAACGCGTCGAACTAGGTAACAGTGCAAGCATTGATGCATCCATTCTTCCGCAAATAAGCAGAACCGGATTTGTTTTCAAGAGGGATGAAGAGAGAACCGATGATGTTGAAAAAATACGTCTCGAAACTAATTTTTATAACGCTTTTCGCAACATTATTCGAATTCACTTGAACCGTTTTGAAATGATGGAAGCGCGCAACGCAATTGAAATGCTCTTTCATAGTCGTATGACGTCTTCATCGTCTGAAGAACAGCGTTTCAACATCGATCAGCAGTATAAACTCTATCTTAAAAAGCTCGAACAGATGAAAAAACTGCTACAAATGTTGGGACAACGCACCATCCAATTCGTCGAAATGAGCCCGTCTGTTCTGAAAAACATTTACGAACAAAACTCGGCTCTCAGTTGTGTTACCGAACGCAGCTCATCGTGCAACAAATACGCCTACTGTTTTTCTGTTGAAACTGCTGCTTCAGAATACGCTTCGGAAACAGATGGTTGCGGGCTTTACATTCCCAAACGCAACTTGGTTGACGGTTCAAATAATGAGAATAATTATTACGTCCGACTTGCCGACGAGATGCTGCGTTACAGGCGCATACGCGCATTCATGTTGTATCCAAACAAGTATTTGACATTCGACTCTATCAGCTATAATTTGAAAGAAAATGAAATGCTGCTACTGGATACCGACTTGGCAAGTTACATTTCTGAAAATAAACGCGCCATCGCTTCCAATGATTACATTGAATACAAGAGTTACTATACTAGCGAAGGCGAAGAATTCATCGACGATGAAGACGACAATGGCGGTGAAGAGGGCGCCGAATATGTGGACTAATAACCGAATTTGAATCAAAGAAAGATAAAAAAAATAAAATAAAAGTTTTAAGTTATTTTATTTTTTATTTCCATCATTTTTTACATATTATTCCATCATTTTTATACATGGATTGATTTAATCAATCAACAAGTCAAACACTAGTTAAAATCCCATATCATAATCCTCATCAACTGAACCAAGATTCGACCCCTGCACTTTATCCAGCGTGCTTTGTATCGTCAACTTGTTCTTGCTGCATGGGTTCAATGGATCCTCCGCCGCAATCTTATCCATAAACCCTTGCAACAGCGCTTCCTTCTCTTCTTCCACCGTCTTGTCCGCCGTCGCAATCTGTCCCATCTTCATAATTTGTCCCATATCCAGCATCACCTTGAATGCGCTCGTTCCAAAATACCCCTCTTGTCCGCACATTACATTCGCCGACACCCCGCGCATCTGGTCCAGCTCTGCATGTCGCGCCGCTTTCAGAAACATCTCCGGCGTCTCCTCAAACGACGCCTTTGCAATCGGTCCAATATCGTCATTATTAATTCCATGCCGAAATATTGACACCATTTCCGATTTGCACGTCATGCGGTCGCACAACAAACTAATGTGGTGGTGATTAATATACGTCGTATCAAACGCTTCATACAGCTCGTTAAACAGCGCCTGTCGCGCGGCTTCAATGCCAAGCACCCGATTAATCTCCTGAATGTCGTTGCTAATCGTTCGTCTCGCGTCAATATTCTGTAGTGATAAAATCTCCATGAAATTCGAGCCCACCGCGTCTAGAACCCACGTCTCCTTCTTTCGATACGTGTTGTTCTCCTTGGCAACCAAATCCACAACTTTTCGAGCAAGCACCATTCGAATGCCTTTAATCCCCCTCAAAATAATATTCTTCATCAGCGCATCCTGAAACGTCTTCAGCTGATAAATTTTATCCGTCTGGTCCAGCGTCTTCGGATCTTTTTCCTTCTTCTGAAAATCCAGCCGAATTCGAAACACCAAATTGTCGCTATTATAATCCGAATAAATACACGACACCTCGCTCCTGTCATTCTTCGAATACACCGCTTTAATCGCAAAATGCACGTCATCCATCGTAACCCGTTTCTCATACATGGCTTCACGATCCATCTCCATTCGTAGAATCCATTTTGACCGCTCCCGCTCACATTCCGTCTCGTCTTCGCCTCCAACATCCTTCAACATCCGCTGAAACTCCGCGTATTGCGCCAAAATTAACTGATCTGCAGTAATCTTCGTCTCATTCGGACTATCGCTCGGGTCAAAACAAATCTCCACACTCTTCACAATATCCTCCAGTCGCGTCAACTCGATAAATGGTATCATGTCCGCAGCCGCATCCTTGTTCGACTCGTCATTCGGGTTCAAATAAATGGTGGTCGAAGGATTCTTCGTATTCTCCGACAACGACAGCAGCTCCTCAATTCGCGGAAGACCACGAGTAACTTGTGACTTGGAAGCGTCTCCAGATAAATGAAATGTATTTAGCGTGAGCTGCGTTGTCGGTTCACCAATACTCTGAGCAGCAATCATACCAACCATTTCGCCCGGCGCCACAATTGCGCGCTTGTACATGAGAACCATCATTTCCGCCAATGCTACGAGCGCCTTGCGATTGAACCGTTTGACCATGAGCAAATCGCGCGGCGTCAGCGAGTAATAATACATCACCTTGAACAGTTCGGTGGGCGGAGCATATTCAAGATGTTCGAATCGCGCATACGTTTCTTCCAGAATAATAAATGTTTCCAGCGGTGTTACATCCACTTCCGAATTCTTATTGATTTTTTGCATTCCCGCAACATTCGCGACAATGTGTGAAAATGACAGCGGCAAATAAGCGTCCGTCGTATTCTTATTTTTGAATACTTTGACAACAATATCCTCTCGAATTTTCATGAGAAATTCGGTATACTTTTTGGATTTTTCGTCGCAAAGTTTCTGCTGCTTCTTCATACGACTGAATGCGGCTTTTGAAAAGATGGCTTTGAGTTCGCTGTTGGTCTCAGAGTCGCCGCTGACCGGGACGTAAAAGTGCGCATACAATTCGTCGGGCGTCATTCCAATGAAATTCATATTCGAGTGTTCGATTTTCACCGTGTCGATGCCGTCCTCTCCGTAACTAAATTGAACAATGCGATTCTTGTTGTTTCGGACCGTCATGTCATATTCCACCTTGATGTCTTCCATACCCTTGATCAAGCGGCGCTGAATATATCCTGTTTGCGAGGTGTCGCGCACTTGAAGCCCGTTTGCTAAACCAAAGTTCAATGTTTTAGGAATTGTCAAGTCGTACATCTTTGGGTGATTTGCCGGATCAACATGTTCAATTGAAATAATTTCATCAAGTATAGCGTCATTGATGGTTTTCACTTTGTCCAATTTAGTTGTCCAAACTATAGATTTCATTTTGTTATTTTTCTCAGGATGAAGGAGTGTAATTTGTTCAGCAAACTGTTGACCGTTATCATGACTTATAGTGAGAAGTGTATACCAAGCGGCACCATTATCTTCAATCGTAATGGTTGCGTGCACATTTAAACGAGAGCATAAGAATGCGACGTCTTCAATAAAACGATGATTCGTAGAAGTAAGTTCAATCGCCGAATCAGAAATGAATCCATGGTTTGAAAAGTATGCGGTCAAAATTCCTTTTACATATTCCTTATTTGCGACATATGCTTCGTTAGGTATTTTTTTTTCAATCGTGTTTCCAACTTTCAGTCCAGTTTCAAAATCGAGACAATTAGTTCCGTTATTATTGCCACCAGAATACTCGCAAATGTTCTTCGCAACCGGAACAAAGTCGCCAACCTTTACATCTTCTGTGTACTCTTCACGAAACTGATTTAGTTCTGTATTCCAAATGAGAAGTGACTTGTTTGCAGTGACGGTTACATAACGACCCGCTTTTGTTGAAATCTTGAATAATTTTTCACCAGGGTCATGTCGTGTTACTGCCGTGATGCTTTCCCATGATACGCGTCCTTCATAATCCATTGTTACAATTTTAACCGGGTGCGTTAATTCAAGATATTCCATATTTTGTTCTTCCATATGTTGAACTCTTGTCATGTTCATGTCAACATGTCCATCAATCCATTCGCCGATTTTAACATATTTTGGAACATCATTTTCAACAATAATTATCGGTGTTTCCCAGGTAACCGATTTAACGGCGGTATCAATCAAACCAACACGACCACCCATGGCGTGAAAGAATACTTCCGACGGCGTCAAGCCGGCAATAAACGAATTTTCAACAAATCCACGCGCACCAGGACTGTCATCATATTTCGAGTAATGCGGTAAAGTACGGCTGTCGAATCCGTATGGCACGCGCTTACCGTCGATGGTTTGCTGACCCACCAAACAAATCATTTGGGCAATATTCACTTTGCTGCCTTTAGAACCGGCATTCACCATTGTAATAAAGCGATTCGTTTTGCTCAAACTCTTGAGACCAATATCACCCGCTTCACCGTTTGCCTTGTTCAAAATATTCGTAACTTGCAATTCGAACTCTTCCTCGTTTGTGCGCCCGGATTTGTTTTCAAAAGTTCCAATGTGAATGTTGTCGATAATGGTCTTCACTTCCAGCTTCTTGGTTTTAATCGAATCCACAATTTTCTCCGTCGTCTTCTTATCCGAAATCAAGTCGCTGATTCCAACACTGTATGCCGACGTCTTCATGTATTCCGTAATAATGTTTTGCAGGTCGTCAATGAAGCTCGCAGACGCGAAATTCCCAAAATCGTTGCAAATGCGCTGAATCATGCCGCTTGTTGTCGATGCCAAAACGCCGCTGTCAATGTGTCCGCGCAAAATTTCTCCGTCTTTGATTTCAAGCACATTGTTCGACGTGGCATAGTCGTCGCTTCCTCCAAATTGTTTGGTTTTATATTTCATACTGAGCGGCGGCAAAATCTGCGACAAGATTTGAAAGTTCGTGATTTTCTTCTTCGGGTCGCTGAATAGCGACGGGTTTACATTCTTGTATCCCATCAGCAGATTCATCGCCATGCGCGCATCAAATCCGGGGAGTCCGCCTCTAGTGAATTGGTACACTCCAAGCAGCGAGTCCTGAAAAATACCGATGATTGAATTGTTCTTTGCAGGGCTAATGATTTGATACGGGACGGCGGCAAGTCCTTTGAGCTCGGCTTCTGCTTCGTCGTCTTGCGGCATGTGCAAGTTCATTTCATCACCATCAAAATCGGCATTGTACGGCTTCGTGTCACCAATATTCATGCGAAACGTGTCGCCCTGCTGCATCACGCGCACAATGTGACACATCATACTCATTCTGTGAAGCGTAGGTTGACGGTTAAACAAGATGCCGTCGCCGTCCATCATGTGACGGTGCACAACGTCGCCATTCTCAAGCACAATGGTGCTTCGGTCCATGTATCTCAGCGAAATATCTCCACCCGTCTTCTTTTCTAGAATGTTTGCGCCGGGATAAATGTCGGGACCGTTTCGAACCAGCTGCTGCAGAAAGTCGCGATTCCGATTATTTACGACAACCGGTTTTGTAATATTCATCGCAATCTTTTTAGGAACTCCGAGTTCACGAATTGACAAATTGGGGTCAGGTGTAATAACAGACCTGGCAGAAAAGTCCACACGTTTTCCCATGAGATTGCCTCTGACACGTCCCATTTTTCCATTCAAGCGCTCTTTAATCGATTTTAAAGGACGACCGGATCGCTGTGCGACGGGAGCGCATGATGGAATATTGTTATCCACTTGGGTCGCAATGTAGTATTGCAATAAACTTTGCCAGTCGTCAATAATCGTGGAATTCACCGACGGTTCATTCATTTTCTCGAGCAACGTTTTATTTGCCTTGATGATATTCACAATGGTGTGGCTGATATCGTCTTCGCTTCGCTGGTTTCCGTCCATTTTAATCGAGGGGCGAACAGCTGGTGGAGGAATTGCGAGCACTTGGCAAATAAACCAGTCCGGTCTTGAAAATTTCGGACTGAATCCCATGAATGCGACATCTTCGTCTGATATTCTTTTAAATATTTTTAGAACGACCTCTGGAGTCATTTTCATATTCAATTTTTCTTTTCCGCTGGATTCGCTAGCGGCGCCTCCTTCATCGGCGTCGCCGTCCCATTCTGCATAAAGCGTGGCCAGATTTTCTTTTTTGATTTTTTTAGGAACAAGGCAGCCGCAACCGTCCTGTGTGTCGTCGCCGCACCGTTTGACTTTCGTTGCCAACTGATGAACATAACTCCATCTCTCATCGGGTTTCATATCCATGCATTCTTTATTTGCTTCTTTGCTAACCAGAAGCTTACTGCATTTGATGCAAACACATTTCAGAATTTTCATAATCGTAGGAAGATATTGATAGTAAAACACGGGTTTTGCCAATTCAATGTGTCCAAAATAACCCGGAGTTTTGATGTAATCCAAACCGTCTGTCGGACACTTGAGACCGGGTTCGAGCACGCCTAACCGCGGATCAAACATGCCTCCGATCACCGGAATGTTGTTCGAATATGTATCTCGGCTCGTAATTTCTGCAACTGAACATTTTCTTATTTCTTCAGGAGACAAAACGCTAAATTGAATACCTACAATCTTTGATACAGTTTTCTTCGTCCAATTCGGTTGTTGCGTCATTGGCTGTAAGAGCTAACTATTATTTATTATATTTATATATCTATATTGTTTTATTTCAATTTTTATAATAATATAATTCCAAAGAAAATGAAAAATGACATTTTTGCATTTGAATAATATAATAACTTGTTTTCATTTTTTCATTTTTTCATTTTTTCATTTTTTCATTTTTTCATTTTTTCATTTTTTCATTTTTTCATTTTTTCATTTTTTCATTTTTTCATTTTTTCATAAATATATTATTTATAAAAATTGAAATAAAAAGATGTATGCATGTAAATGTAATATAGAGACGATACACGGACACCGATATGCCACAGAATCAGCAGCCACAAAAAAATATAAAATCGACTGGAGGAACTTCATCCTCAAAAAAGGTAACAAATGAAAAGCCAAATCTTCAATACAGACGTTCAAGAAGTGATGATGGAAATAGTGATGTCAGTGAGGATGGCAGTGATGTAGAGGAATTAGACAAGGTAGAGTATGCTAAACTTCTCGCAGAATTGTTTCCTTCAAAATATTCTGTAACCAAGGCGAAAACGTTACAAACGTTACAACAAAATGAATCAAGAAGAAATAAAAAAATTGTTGATTCGTCATCGTCGTCATCAGAAGAAGAAGAAGAAGAACAGTATCTAAGAAGGAGTGCACGATTGCAAAAGCAGCAACAGAAGCCAGAAAGGAAAGAAAAACAAGAAAGACAAGAAAAACAAGAAATGCAAAGCATTGAAAAAAGGGATGCCGTCACAAAACGCGCAAAAGAAGAGTTCCATCAGATTAAAAAACAAAAATACAATGAAGAATACGAATCGAAAGAAGAAGAACAACCTGGAAACTATAACATTGTCATTAACTTGCAAGAACCGTTTGACCACTTGTCAGACCAATATGATGACGATGATTCGGCAATGAATGATTCAGTTTTTGACGACGAGTCCATTTCGTCTGACCAAGGAGAATCGAGTGGTAGTGACGAAACTTACAGAGATGATGATAGTCATAATGATGATGACAGTGAAGGGACTGAAAGCACTTTTGAGGACGATGAAGAAGAAGAAGTTACCACTCGTGGTTTTTGGAAGAATTCTCTTTCCTCTTCTTCTAATGCAGTAGCAGCAGCAGCAGCAACAGAGATTGCAGAAAAAGTAGACAATATTGGGTTTACTATCAATGGGAAGTCCATATTTAGTAAAGACAAACATGGTGAAGAGAAAGACAAGGAGAACATGAATCATCATAAGAATAAAAAAGAGGATCATCATAAGAATAAAAAAGAGAATGATGATAAGAATAAAAAAGAGAATAATAAAAAGGATGATAAAAAGGATGATAAAGAGAATGATACTACTCGAGATGATGAAAATGAAGATGTGTTTGGAAGTGAAGATGAAGAAACGATTCAAACAATCAAAGCGCAAATGGAAGCAATTCTTGCAAAAGACAAGAATAACAAAATTGCGAGAAAGACATTGGAACAAATGATTGAAAGGGAGGAAAAAATCAAACGGTTGCGAAAGAAGAAGAGCGTCAAACAAATGAGAAGTAATACAAGAAAATTTGGACGCTTGCTACAAAAAAAGAATTCGGCAAACGATCTCAAGTATTTCAAAAAGTACTTGTCACACGAGCAACAGGCAGAAGTGTTGAAAGAGCTAAGCGAACTCAACAAAATCATGTTGGTCGACAAACCGTATCGTTTGACACTACTCGAATCCAAAATCCCTCAGCAGTACAAGGCAATTGCGCTTAAACGCATTCAGAATTTGCGTTACATGGACACGTGTTCTGGCGAGTACTTCAAGGTGAAGAACTGGGTTGACACATTTATGACAATTCCGTTTGGAGTGCACAGGACGTTGCCAATTACAATGGAAGTCGGTGTGGAACAGTGTCACACTTTCATGGAAGCGGCAAAAGACATTCTGGATTCGGCGGTATACGGACTCAATGATGCCAAAATGCAGATTATGCAAATGGTGGGACAGTGGATTTCAAACCCGTCGGCGCTCGGTTCGGCAATTGCAATCAAGGGCCCTCCGGGGACCGGCAAGACGACGCTTGTAAAGGAAGGAATTAGCAAGATTTTGGGGCGGGATTTCGCATTTATTGCGCTGGGTGGAGCAACAGACAGTAGTTTTATGGAGGGGCATTCATATACGTATGAGGGCAGCACCTGGGGTAAAATCGTGGAAATTCTGATTCGCTGTAAGTCGATGAATCCGGTGATCTTCTTTGACGAATTGGACAAGCTCAGCGACACACCCAAGGGTGAAGAAATCACGGGGATTTTGACGCATTTGACGGATACGTCTCAGAACAGCCAGTTTCACGACAAGTACTTTTCGGAGATTGCGTTTGATTTGAGCAAGTGTCTCTTCATTTTCAGCTACAATGACGAGTCGAAGGTGAATCCGATTCTTCTTGACAGGATGTATCGCATTCAGACCAACGGATATGCGAAGAAGGACAAGACGCACATTGCGCAAAGGTATTTGATTCCGAAGATTCAGTCGGAGGTGGCATTCAAACCGGAGCAAATTATCATTCCCGATGAGACAATTGAATACATTGTGGAACATCACACAAACAAGGAGGACGGTGTGCGCAATTTGAAGCGCTGTTTGGAGATTATCTTTACCAAGTTGAATTTGTATCGCTTGATGAAACCGGGAAGCAAATTGTTTGACAAGGACTCTAGTTCAATTGAGGTTGCATTTCCATTCACGGTCACAAACAGTGTTGTGGATAAAATGGTTAAAAAGGCGGAGACCAACAGCACTCCCATGTTCATGTACACATAGACGAATATTCTAACCACTATACTAGATTAATAATATATATATATTTAATGATAACGACTCCTTTGTGAGAATTTTTTATTACTTTTTTTATTGCGTTTTTTTATTTTGTGTATTGTTTTTTTTCCGCCACCAAAACTAGATGTTACTGTCGAAACAGCAGAATCTTTTTTAAAAAACTGTTCAGCTTTCTTTTCTCTTACCATATTTAAAAACTCTACAAACTGTCTTGTTGTTGGAAAACTACCAATACTTGCTGCACATCGATCTAATACATCAGATGATAAATACGCTTGCACTGGAAGAGATGAATCTGTATTTCCAACAACATTGCACTTCAATTGTACCTCATCGTTAAGTTTACTTGAAATTGGTGGTCCAATAAAGCTATTTCCTATACTGTGAGTATTATTAAGTTCAACAAATCTGTTAACAAGCAAACCGTCTCCATTTTTTGAAAATAAATCCATCTGATCATGGTAACTCGTCAAATGAATAAAAGTCAAAACATTCAATAGTGTTTTCAAATTCATATTAGCTGGATTGCCAAAGGTTGAGACAATTGCTGCTTTTGCTGCCTCTTCCGCTGACATTGTTACTAATTCACCAAATGCGTCAATTTTCATTGGCTTACTAGAACCGGTTGTTACTGACATACGTTGTTTCATTTGTTCTATTACGTCATTTTTTATTTCATTCATACCAATCAAGATTTCCGCCCATAGTTTCAATACTCGTGAATGGTATAAATTTATTTCTACTTTAGTGTTAGTCCAAATTGCATGATTCATATTGAGTTCCATATTTACAAATACTCTTAAAGGTCTTGGTGGTATAACTAATGAATTCATAAATTCAATACAGGGTTGTACGGCACTAACCTCACCTCCCAACCCATTATGCCTCATTTCATATGTACACAATCCAGGTTCTTTTTTTACAAATGTTTGTATAAATTCCACACACAAATCAAAGTTATTCAATACATTTTGAATACTTTCTGACGTAAAATTATTCCCTGACATTATTCTACCTGTAATTGCCTTGAGTATAATAATTGCTAAATGTTTAAGACCGGGTGGGGAATAGTGCTGTTGTCCTGCTCTCAAAATGCCAGAATATTGTTGATGAAACTGGAACGTTGCAAATGCACGAATGATTGAGCGTCGTATGCTCGCCACATCAGTAAATGTTTCTGAATGATCTTCTACAAATTTCACTAGACCATTTTCCAATGGCGATTCTTTATCCATTATAAATTAATATAATAAAAATATTATATATAAATATATATAAAATATTTTATTCAGTTTTATAATAATTATTTGACGAAATGCAAATGCAAACCCATTGCTTTCTACGCCAAATGCGTTATAGTTTAACGACGATGACGACTATCTCGACGATTATTGTAGCGTTTACGTTTTTTCTTTGTTTTTCGTATTGTTTTTTTTCCGCCACCAAAACTTGATGTTGTTACTGTCGATAAATCAGAATCTTTTTTTAAAAATTGTTCAGCTTTACTTTGTCTAACCATATTTAAAAATTCAACAAACTGTCTTGTTGTTGGAAAACCACCAATACTTTTTACGCATCGATCTAATAGATCGGATGATAAATACGCACACACGGGTGGTTGGATTAGTTGCTGAGAACGATGTGGATTTTTTTCAACCACATTGCACGTCAAATTCAGCATATTTAATTCTGATTTGTGGTTTTCGCTTTGAGGAATGTAAGAATATCCAGATGCATTATGAATTGGAACAAATTGTGATATGATTCCAAAAACAATCCCATCCAAAGTGCTTGCTCTGCCTCCATTCGTGTATGTCTTTGTCAGATTTCTCATATAAGGTTCATCCTTTGCAATTGCAACATGAAATAGTGTCAACCATTTCAACAGCATGGATACATCTAAATTGGGTGTAAACGCAAAACCTCCTCCGCATTCTGCAAGCAACTCGCGCATTTTTCGCTCATATCCCGTCCCGTCTTTTGCATCAACTTCAGTATGCATTTCGGCGATTTCTGCTGACGTTATTTTCTTTTCATGAATCAGTACATCCGCCCATAACTTCAATACTCGTGCTTGGTATCGGTTTATTACGCTTTGAAAACTTTTGAAAATATTTGGAGAAGAACCAGACCAATTATTGTTCAATGCGTTTGATATCATTTTGCATTTTTGGCGGTTACTAAAATACAATCCACTATATCCTTGTGGTCGACCACCTTCTTGTTCAGTATCACATAAATCCGGTAAAAATGTATTTATAAAGTCCCCACACACGTCAAAATATCTTATTGCAACAGTGACTTCATGCGACACATTTATTTCTCTTCTTGTTATTTTGTCCGAAATTGTTTGTAGTGTTAATTGTGCTATGACACTAAGACCTGGTCTTTGGGCTGAATAATCGGGACGAACGGGTACTCCACACTGCATCATTCCAAATGCACGAATAATTACTCTTTTTATACTTTCAATTTCTTGATCATCAAATATATCAGGATGAGAATTCACAAATTGAATTAAATCAATTTCTAATTTTTCCAGTTTTCCCTTATTATTTTGCATCACTAATCGTGAAAACGGATAAGAGGGATCATCCAGACGCCCTAATTCCCAATATGGCGTTTCATATTCCATTATTTTAATAAATAATTTATATCTTCTTTATATATATTTAAATATTTATTAAAATATTTTTTTATATTTTATTCACTTATTCCACTATTCTATTCTAGCAATCATTAATGCAGCTGTCGCTATAAGCAATTCCCCATTTGATTGATTTCGCATTATTAATCACTTGCGCCCCATTCGGATTCGGGCTGGTTCGCAAAACGGATTTGCCTTTCAAACGAGCCAAATAGCGATCATAGGAACCGTGTTTCATGTCGACACCTTTACTGCCGCCGGCTGACATGCTTCCCGGACGCATTCGCGTCAAAGACGAGCGCGTCGAGTTGCCGTGCGACGGAACGTTGGATCGCGTTACGCCGGGAACGGCTCTGTCGCTCATTTGGTTCCAGTTGACGTATGCGAACTGGCTTTTTGGCGGCGTATACACAATCAGTGCGGATTTATTCATGGTGTATTCGGATGACGGCACGCGCACCGTGTTTTCAATTCGTTTTACATTGTATTTATTATTTTGGTTGCTAAATTGCGGTCCGGTGTATGTTGAATAACTTAAAGCTGTACCGCATGCTCTGCATCCAACGGGTTTTGTTGTCGACATTTATTTAATTATTTTTATTTTTATTATAATATATAATGTATATTAAGGTTATAATAAAAAAATTATAATTTATTATAATCTATTTTTTATAATAAATTATAATTCTCTCTATTATTTCTATAATTTATCCTCGCAAAACAAATTTAAAACTCGGTTGGTCCAATCGTTCGATTTCCGCCTCGCTGGTTAATGTAGTTCACTTGATCCTGGCTCAAACATGCGCACCCCATGCTGTCAGAATACGTGGATGGGCAGCACTCCGGCTTAAATTTATTATCGGCAAAAAAGAAGAGTTCGCCTTCGGGCAAAGGCACCGGAGTTCCGACATTGTCCTTATATGTGTTCAGGCGATTCTTGTTGCCCATTCCGGATGCATACCGTTTGGCAGTTTGAACCCAACCCATCGTATATGAGTCGTCAATATTCAGTTCATTATTGCTTAAATTCACAAACCCTTCTTTAACGCTGGCTTTTTTATCACCAGCTTTTTTACCATTGGCTTTTTTATCATTCATATTTTTTATAGTCATTCCTTCTAAAATACTGTATTGAAAACAGTCACAAAACATGAACAATCCTGCAATCATGCCAATAATAATACAAGCAACTACGATTTCGAGTCGCGCTTCATATCCAAAAAGTTTAAGTTCCATTTATAAAATAACTAAAAATAGACAGAATAATATTGGTTTAATTATTTATACATTTAGAAAAGATAAAAATAATTAAAAATATTGAATTGTTTATTTGCAAAATAAAAAAGTTATTTTTCCTAAATAAATGTAATCCCATGTCACCCCTTCTACATTTTTATCCATGTGGAACACTGGGAACCCCGCGCGATGCGTGTACATTCAGAATGTTATTCGAAACACCAATCAGGTGACCCATCGGAATAGCAATTGCAATAAAAAATATAATTCCGGCTGCTGCTAAAATATCTCCGACAATCGGTATAAAAAACAATAATACAATTGCTGCCGCCATGGCAATCAAAAGAATAATTACAATTTCAAGAATAGAACCAATTAAGCTTTTAATTGACAAGTATACACCAAACAATGTGTATATCACGGCAGTGACCACACCATTCGATTTTCCAAGCATAGATTTCGTCGTAATAATGGTTTCGATTAGAGGTGTCATAATGTTAAGAATCCGAGACATGATATCCGATGTAATATCGGTAACCGAATTTCGTATTTTATCTACTATTTCGCGCATGTCGTTCACAACCTTCATAATCTCGCCAACAATTGCAGTAATAATACTTACTATGTAATGCACAGGTATTAGCGCAATATCGGTAATGTCGGTTAAAATATTTTGGGTGCATTCTGCGAAATTTTTTTCGGCGTATTTCATTTTTGACATGTTGGCAGGCGCATTGATCATTCCGGCAAACGGCATAATGTTCGGTTTGCATTTTTGATTGTTCCAATCTGCCCGTATTTGTTCAATATTTATTTTAATATGAATATACGTAATGACGAGTATAAATGAAGTGCATATAATGATTGCGAAAAAAACATACTCGCCGTATCGTTCTAAATATGTTTGATTTTCATAAATCTCTAATATTTTATCAATCATATTGGACGGAAATGGATTGCTCATACCCATATTTTTACTTTAAAATTTGTATTTTAATTCTTTAGAGAAAATAGATGGCTAATATTAACAAATATTAAAATACATGAAATGTAAATTTATTTTCATTTATTTTAATATTAAATTTAAGAATTAAAATTTTAATTTTAATTTTTATATTATAATAATATATAAATATAACATTATAGAAAATTAGAAAATATGAAAAATTTACGAAGTGGTCATATGAAAAATTTACGTTTTAATTTTAATACAACGGTTATAACGGTCACAAACTCATATAAAAATGCAGATATTCGGGGAGAAATATTTAAGGAGGGTCAAGATCTTAGTAATTTAGATTTTACAAATACACAAATAAATAGTGCATCATTTAAAAAGGCAATCCTAAATAATTCAGATTTTACAAAAACAGATAATACTGCTTACGGTATACCACCAAATGTTACTTTTAAAGAATCGTCACTAATAAATGTAAAATTTAGAGATTCTTATCTTGAAAATTCAGATTTTACAGAAGCAAATCTTACGGGTGCAGATTTTACAAATGCACTACTTAGATCTGCAAATTTTACAGGAGCAAATCTTACGAATGTGAATTTTACAAATGCAAAAAATCTTTCGTTTGCAAATTTTACGGGAGCAAATCTTACGGGTGCGATTTTTGAAGGTGCAGTTAATATTGGTTTTAATACAAATTTTACGGGAGCAAATCTTACGGGTGCGGATTTTACAGGTAAATTAAATTTTTCAAATACAATTTTTACGGGAGCAAATCTTACGGGTGCGGATTTTACAGGTGCAAATCTTACAGGTGCAAATCTTACAGGAGCAAATCTTACAGGTGCAAATCTTACAGGTGCAAATCTTACAGGTGCAAATCTTACAGGTGCAAATCTTACAGGTGCAAATCTTACAGGTGCAAATCTTACAGGTGCAAATTTTACGGGAGCAAATCTTACGGGTGCGGATTTTACAGGTGCAAATCTTACAGGTGCAAATCTTACAGGTGCAATATGTAAGGATTGTATTTTTAATGAAATTGATTTTACAAATATAGATTTTTCTGGTACATTAAAATTTGAAAAATCAGGCGGACCCGACGAATCCAAATCAACAGTTAATAACATTACACAATTAGCAATTCAAGGAGGAGATACGGTAGACGCAATTTGGATAAATAATACTAAGTATGGGGGTGATGGAGGGAGCAAATCACAAACAATTAATGTAGAAAATATTGTATTCAAAGAAATTGTTTATCATTATGATGAATACCGGGGACTTCCGTATATAATTGTTTATTTAAAAATTACAACATCAGATAATCAAACAATACAAATAGGAACAATACGTGATTCATCTAAAAAGCAAACATTAAAAAATGTAAGATTAGATGGTATAGAAGTAAAGTATGGACTATATTTGGATAGGTCTAATTTTATACTAAAAAAATAATAAATAATAATGAAACATGGTGGTAATAGAAAAAGATGAAAAACGATTATAAAGGCAAAGATATCGTGCGTTAAATATGTATATTTTGTAATCATTAACGAGTTAATGTAACATAAGTGAATATATAAATTATGATATAAACATAAATATAATTTACATAACACATAGTATAATGATTCTATTAAGCTTTGATGTTGGAATAAAAAATCTTGCATATTGTCTACTTTCAATTACTGAAACCGAAAACAGTAAACATTTTATAGAAATAGTAAAATGGAATATTATTGACTTGTCGTGTGACCACGTGGAAGAAGCAGAAACAAAAACAGTAGAAAAAATTCTAAAACAGTGTTGTAAATGCAAAAAGACGGCAACTTGTTGCACACATTCGAATACCATGTTACCAGAAGATGTAAAAAAGTATTGCAAAAAACATGCAGAAGAAGCGCAACTACCGATGCATCCAAAACTTCTAAAATCCAATTCGAAGAGCGGGCACGCGCCGTATATCGTTCCGCTTTCTAAAAAAAAAGTATCCTGTAATAAAATCAATATTGTCGATCTCGGTAAAAATATAAAGTGTCATTTGGATGTCATTTTCGCAGAACACATGGATAAAATCGATGCAATTCTCATTGAAAATCAAATTGGAAATTTGGCGGGAAGAATGAATGTGCTACAAGGAATGATTTCGCAGTATTTTATTATGCGGAACATAACAAAGATTGAATTTATATCGGCAACAAACAAGTTGAAATTATTCAAGTCGGTTATAAATAAAAAAAATGATACAGGTGGTGAAGGTAATTTGGATAATGTTTTAGAAAGTGAAAAAAAATTATACAAAATGAGAAAGGATGCAGGAAAAATGGTGTGTAGGTCTCTCTTGTCATTCTATCCAATGTTGAATGAATGGATAGCAAAATACGATAAACATAAAAAGAATGACGATTTGGCGGATTGTTTTCTTCAAGGATACTATTATGCGCACCTAAAGTTCAATGAAACAAATCAATCTGCATTCGAACTAGATACATTTTTATCCAGTTTTCAACAAGTCGTGTAACTAAAATAATTTGGATTCATGCTTACTTGGATAGAGAGATAGAGAGATTTTTATATAAAAAATTATATAAAAAATTATATAAAAAATAATAATAGTAGAGAAAATTGATAATATAATTATTATGCGTATGACTTAAAAATAAAAGTTGTAAGTTAGATATTAATAAATAAACGTAAAAATATGGAACCAGAAGTAATTGATTTAGGATCTTTGGATATTGGGGACGGTGGTAACAGTGGTAGAAAATCGTCAAATTTTGGAGGAGGTTTAGAGTTGCTTATGAATGACAGATTTAAATCGGGAGGAGATAAAAATGCGTCAACAAATATACATTTGGACGATATTACAAGTTTGGAAGATGATTTACGCGACATGGATTCTTCGTCGTCGTCAAGAAACGTGAAAGAACTGCGCTCGGACTTGTTTGGATCGGGGCCTTCGCACTCATCTTCGTCCTCGTCGTTTCATGTGAATAAACACGATTCCCTGTCAAACAGCATTGGGGGTAATAGCAGTAGTGACGATAATAATGGTGGCACGAATAACGGCGGAATCGGTGCATCAACGGCGCTATTTGACGACGATAAGCCGACGTGGGACGGTTTTGGAAAATTCAGCAATGTCCCATTTCACCCCGATGTGCCGATTGATTCGCATCCGCAGCTGACGAAGGAAGAGCTGCTTCGAGAGAAGTTCAAGTACATTAAAAAATTAGAGGATTTGGAAAAAAAGGGAATTCGACTCACGAAAAAATATGATATGGAGTCGTCTTTATCAGAGATGAAGGGGGAATATGAAACACACGTGGAAGAACGAGAGCGCAGAAACAGTGTGAAATTCCAGGGCAAAATGCTGATGGCATGTATTACGGGTCTCGAATTCTTGAATAACAAATTCGACCCGTTTGATTTGAAATTGGACGGATGGTCGGAGCAAGTGAATGAGAATATTGATGATTATGACGATATTTTTGGAGAGCTGCACGAGAAATATAAATCCAAGGCAAAAATGGCGCCGGAACTCAAGCTGCTATTCCAATTAGGCGGAAGCGCCATCATGCTGCACATGACAAACACCATGTTTAAATCTGCCATGCCGGGAATGGATGACATTATGCGTCAAAATCCGGAACTAATGCAGCAATTCACCCAAGCGGCAGTATCTTCCATGTCGAATGCGACGCGCGGCTCTTCTAGCGGTAATGGAGGTGGCGGTGGCGGTGGCGGTGGCGGAGGAGGAGGCGGAGGAAGTGGATTCGGGAATTTCATGAGTGACATTGCCGGCCTATCGTCATCTCGAAATGCTGCCGCGACACCGTTTTCGCACCAACCTCAATATAATCCGGCGCAACAAATGAATATGCCGATGCCAATGCCGGTTTTGCCACAACGCCCCCCGCCCCCACCTATTCAAACCAAGGGTGAAAATGCACCCCCGGCTCCCAGGCGCCCAGGCGACTTGACAAATACAAGACCAGATATCTTGATGGGTCGCGGCAATATGTCGCAAACGATACAACAAAGTTTGCGACCAGAAATGAAGGGACCTTCGGATATTTCATCCCTACTTTCTGGATTGAAGACAAAAACAGTTACGGTTGATAACTCGGCTTCAGCAGCAGTAGCAGCAGCCACATTAAATGTAACAATGAATAAAGACAAGAATTCAAATGCTGGCGGAAGCACGATTAGCGCGTCGGATTTGAATGAAATGAAGAATGATAATTTTCCGAGCAAGAGTAAACGCAAGCAAAAATCAGAGAGAACGTCGATCAGTTTGGATATTTAATTGGGGTTTTTACACTTTTTTATATTTGAAATGCACATTAAATATTGTAAAATAATATAAATACATTTTATAATATTATTTATTATAAAATATATTATAAAATATATTATAAAATATATTATAAAATATATTATAAAATATATTATAAAATATATTATGAACAGGGTAGAAAAAATGAAAACAATTCAAAATGAGGCATTAGAATTATTCACCAAAAAAAATATTGATTATGGAGACGCATTTGCCAAATATGGAGTTATCGGTGTTTTAATGAGGATAGAAGATAAATTACAACGTTCTATGTCTATCACAAAAAATGGAGTAAATTTAATAAACGATGAAGGAATTAGAGATACGTTGATTGATTTACATAATTATTCAGCAATGGCATTAATGTTATTAGATGAATAATCACGGCTTTTTAAATATAAAGAAATATTATAATAATTGAATTGTAATAATATTTTTTTTATATTTAAAAATAATATATAATAGATATTTAAAAAGGATTGCCTGTATGATTACTACGATTATCGATGGAAAAATATACGATATAACAGATTTTGTAAACGTTCATCCGGGTGGGAGAGAAATGATACGACTTGCGGAAAACAGGGATTCAACATATTTATTTTGGTCTTATCACATTGACAGAAATAAAGCGAATAAATATTTATCACAGTTGCGTTGTTTAGGACGTGTAAACAGTTGCGAAAAAGAAAATTATTTATCTCCGTCATTATTGTTTACTTTACAAGATAGAGTATTAGAATATGTAAATAACACAAATCAAAAAAAGAGAGGAGGAGGTAATATAACATCAAGAATATTATTTTTTAATCTATCAACTTTTTTACTAACATATCTGGTTTGTTTTTGTGGACATTGGTGGTTGTCTTTGTTTTTAGGTATTTCGCTAGCATCTTTTGGGTTATGTGTACAACATTCCGCAAATCATGGTTCGTTGACGGATAATAATACATGGAATGAATTTTTTGGATACTATAATGACATTACAGGAGCATCATCTTTCATGTGGAAAACACAACACAATTTGGGACACCATTTGCTACCAAATGACATTGTTCATGATCCGGATACGTTTTCTAATTATCCAATTACGAGATTTTCTGAAAAATTTAAAATAAAAGAGTGGCATAAGTTTCAGTTTTTATACTTGCCATTAATTACTGGATTTATGGGATTTGATTATTTTATTTCTGACTTTTTACGTTTTATAAATGGTTATCATTGCAACGTTCGGAGTCCAAAAAAAACATTAAAAGATGTTATACTTTTTTTTGGATTTAAATTATTGCATGTATTTTTATATTATTTTATTCCAATATATAATTTCGGTCACTGGTGGACTCCGTTATTAACAGTGTATACCGGATCAACGTATCTTTCATTTCAATTTTTAATAAGTCACAATACAAGTGAAATAAATAAATATAAAAAAAATATACATGAAGATTGGGCAGAGATGCAAATTACAGAATCTTCAACATGGTGTGGTAAATCCAAATCGATTAATTTTTTAACAGGTGGGCTTAATTCGCAAATCGAACACCATTTATTTCCCGGATTAAGCGACCAATTATATCCACAGATTCAAGACATTGTTATCGATGAATGTAAAAAACGAAATATAGTGTACGTAAAATATGACAGTTTTTATGAAAATCTTTCATCTTGTTTAAATTACTTTTATAACATTAATAAAATTAAAAATTAATAAATAAATAAAATAATAAGTACCGTTTCTTGTTTTGCTTATTATTTATACTTTCATTTTTATATATTTTATCTCTACTTACTTCATTTATACTTCGTCTATACCTGTTTTTGCTTAGAAAAAATATAATTTTTATAATAAAAATTGCCAAATAAAATGATCATTGAAAATTGATATAACATTTGAAAGTATGCAAGTTTTTTATACCACACATTTTCTGTATTATATATAAAAATAATGGGATGAATAATTAAAATAATAAACTGCATTATCTGCATTCTTGTAATCCACGATTTTATATATCTCAACTTGTGACTATAATTAAAATAAAAATACATGACTGTATGCACTATACTATTCAACATTGCACCAAAATATACAGAATTCACATTTTCATTGTAGAGATAAAACCAAATAAGTCCAATGCTTGAATGATGGTACGTGTGTAAAAAAGAAAGTTGTTTTCCAGATACAATAAGTATGGCAGTATCTATAAAATCTACAACTTTTGAAAAAGCATGCAATAGTATAAAATTTCTAATATATACATTTTCATTGAAATCATTTAACAATAGAGGATTGTCTACATTAAAAATTGTTATACCATAAATGGACATTGTCAAACTTAATAACACTTGAAACCAATTATAATAAAATATAAAAGATTGAATGTGTTCTTTTTTAAGCGTGGATATATGTTTTGATGCCATAACCATACCAACATAAAGAACATGAATCATGCCAATAAATAAATTTAAATGAAAATAGGATAATAACGATAAAAACCCAAATAACCCAATAGAATAAAATCGAGATAATGAATGAATATTTTCCTTGTTACTAATTTCTACTGGTACATTGCTTCCACTTGTTCTATAAAAACATTCTTCCCATTTTACACACACGGCTGCATAGAATTCTTCAAAACTATTATAACTAGATGCGTGGATCGTATCAGATACAACAATGTCGCACGTAATATTATAATTAAACTGCATTTTTTTTTCATTAAATATTTTATCTTTATTTTTTACGTTAATAATTTGAACAGAATATCCCATATTAAATATTAAATTCAACCCTCCCCATTTTAATGGTATGACATCATTTGTTTGGTTTCTTGTTCCTTCTGGATAAATAATAACTTTTTTTTTATTTTTATGGATTATATTTTCAAATCCTAGTTTTAAACGATCTTTCACACTACGATGGTTTCTTATAATAAAATAAATACAATTATTAAACATTCCATAAATACATGTAAAAGGAACTGCAAAAAATGCAGCAACTCGAGAAATATAACACCCGTTTCCACCAATAATATAATTATCCATAAAAAAATCAACAAAACTTACGTGATTGAATAAATAAACATCTACATTCGGATTGATTTTATCTACTTCACCTGAATATTTTACATGTGTTGAATCTGATATATGTTTAAACATATTTTGAGTATCTGTTTTTCCAAATATGAATTCAAATAGTATATTGTATAACATAGTGCATTGTATTTTCAATAAAAATAACATTGCATTCGGTATCATTTTAATTCATGTATACAATTTACATTTATAGTTATTATATCTTTAATATCATTTTTCAACTTTTTATTTTATTTTTTATACATTTTTCTTGTTCGCATTCGACTCCGATTCCTAAAAATTACGTTTGTCGCCGCGTTTGTTCTATTTGTTCTGTTTGTTCTATTTGTTTTTGTAGGAGTATGTGTTCTCATTCTTTTCGTAGAAGTTTTATTATATCCCGATGTTGTTGTGGAGGCGGTAACAGGTGCTATTCCTTGCAATACTCGTTTTTTTATTTTGGCACTTAAATCTTTATTATTTTTTATATAATCAACCGCTTCACTCAATACTTTTTGGGCTTCTGCATCATCGTCATTATTTAAATCTAAAAAACTGTTTCGTTCTTTTGATTCGTAAAAATCTCCGCTGTGTACAATTTCATTCAACTTTTTCCGCAACACGCTATTATGTGGCATCGATGATCGAAGTTGGGCAGCGACGCCTTTTTGATCAAAAGATGTACCACCTAAATAATAATGTTTGCGATTTTTTTTATTAGAACGCGTATACTTCATCTATTTTATAATATTTTATTTTATAAAAAAAACTATATAATAAAATAAGTGTATAAAATATTAAATATTAAATATTAAATATTAAATATAAAAATAATAAATTAAAAATAATAAATCAACAAAAATATGATAACTATTTTTTCTTTTATACCAAAAGATTATATTAAATATGATAATAATAATAATAATCCGACCATCTCTCTAATTTCGTCGATTAAAACTTCTATTTTAAATCAAACATATACAAACTGGGAACTGCTGCTTGTAACAAATGTTGAGAATGTGTTGATAAATGGAAACGGAGAGAGTAATGATCCAAGAATAAAAATTGTGTATACTTCCGACTCATATTTAAATTTGAACACGCTATTCAAAATCAACAACAATGGCGATAAGAATGACAATCATGACGATGGAAATCATGACGATGGAAATCATGACGATGGAAATCATGACGATGGAAATCATGACGATGGAAATCATGACGATGGAAATCATCGAATGAATCCGCGATGCAAATACATTTCATTTTTTGACTTGGAACATGATGTGTGGAATACGAACAAATTGCAAATACAATTCAATTTAATGGAATCAAGCGATTATGATGTCATTGGTTGCGAAACCACATATTCGACACAATCCATTTCTGCAGTTGTTCCGCGAACCATAAAAAAATCGGAATCATCATTATTCACATCGTGTCCTTTTTTATTTTCAACTGTATTGATCAAGAGAGAATTATTTCGACACTTTGATGAAACAGTTCTTCAAAATGAATGCGAAACAATAAAAAATGTTCATAATTTCACAATCATAAATTTTGAAAGTAATACATTAATGTCGCAATTTCACGCTTTACTTCTTTATCTCACACTTGTTGAGCGAAACATTTACTGTATTCATTATTCGAATTCAATATCAAATAATAACAATAATAATAATAATAATTCAACTGCATATACTGGGCGCGTTTTTGATCATTCTCTCGTTGAAACATCACAGCAATCGAAACTAATATTTTTTCAAGAACACAAATCGTGCGATCATTTATTTTTTGAAAATGCAAAACTCTATTTTGAAGAGAGATTCATGAGAATTCGATTCTTCTCCGATTTTTGCAGTTCTGAAAATTGCAAACAAGAATACGAAGAAATATGCAGAGTGAGTCAAATGGGTGATTACGGTCCAGACAAGCGCTTGTACATTACTTTAAATGAAACATATACGCACGCAATTCTATTGAACTGTCCCATTGTTCCAACGATTTCTGTTCCTCCGGAACGCGTTCTCGGATTGGCATTTGAACCCATCCCGTATTTGCGACTCTCCTATGATTTTATTCATTTTGCAGAAAAGTTTATAGGTGCTGGACTCTATTATATTGGTCACATTCACCCAAATTTAACCGGTGCGGTTTTTAAAGAGCATCATGGATTCATGTGGCACGTTCCTCCACCGCAAGTTCCGCCGAGCTTGGAAGAAAAATATGATAAGAGCGAAGCAAGTCAAAGAAATAAAATATCGATTATTGTATCAAAGAAAATGAAGGCACCGGGCAACGCGTACCGCCACAAACTTGCAACATTTATATTGATAAACAATCTACCAATTGACATTTGGGGAAACGGGACAGAAATGCATTCAAAACGGTTTCCAAATCATAAAAATATAAAAGGGCCGTTTAAAGACAAGGAACCGTACGAATCGTATGCGCTAAGCATTTGCATTGAAAACTATCGACATCCGCATTACTTTTCAGAAAAAATTACCAACTGTCTCGTATATAATACAACTCCGGTTTATTTAGGGTGTATCGAAATCGATACATATTTCCCAGGACAAGTTGTTCATTTGACCGGAGATATAAAACATGATGCCAATATGTTGGTTCACATGTCAAAAAGCCCGTCAAACTATATTCGAGAGATAAAGCACGATGAAAATGATAAGAATGTTTTGAACTTGTTAAAAAATCTGCCCTGGAAATGAATGAATTGAATTAACCTGTTAAAAAATCATAAAATCGCCTAAATATACAAAACGGGTTCAACAGAAAATATATAAATTGAAATATTTTATAGTATTATATTTTTTGTAGAGTTCGGACGGACACACACGGCAACGACTGGACAACAATGACAACAACGGCAATCGGTTACACACTTTGTGTAATCAATGGCAACACATGGAGAATTTATGACAAAAATGAATCCGCACAAAAAACAAAAGAAACAAAAGAAACAAAAGAAACAAAAGAAACAAAAGAAACAAAAGAAATGCTAGAGCATTATTATTTCTATGATGATGCGTCAAATGTAAAAAAGTTGGCATTGGGCCAAGGCATTAAAAAGTCATTTCCACACCACCATTGTCGGATGAGGGCGTCGCTTTCTTCAGCACAAGCCATTCTTGATGACAATTGCCCGCATCGATTCTATGCATCATACACACAAGTGTTTCAACCAGTAGGATGCATTGATTCAACAGACGCTCTCACTCGCATTCATGATGCTAACAATGAAGGATTTAAAACGCCGTTTATCGAACTCACGGCTCATCAAAAAAACTACTTGCAAGCACAATCTGCAATGGCGGGACTCCTTGTATCGCGTCTTTTCGGATTTTCATCTGCGAAACCGCATACAATCAAATGCTTGAAAAAACATGCAGACCTTACTGCAAAATACATTCACTCTGCGTTTGCATCAGAATGCTTGATTGGAAACAGGTATTATTATAACCTACCTACAGTGTTGAGTGAAAAAAAGAGCGTCGTTGGCATTGAAAACAATGTATTCAAGAACATTAAAGTAGAGGATGCCACGCGTGAAAAAATTCAAGAAAATCGGGCGCAACTTATTGAATTATATAATTCAAACATCGAGCGCCTGGAGAATGCAGTCAAACAGTTTAAGCGCGGATTTCTTCCAATTCAAACGATTCGAGAAGATTCCGAATTCAACAAATTGTTAGAAAAGTTTTGGAAGCTGCAAAGACAGTGTATGAAATACCGAGAAGTTACTGATTCTGGTATGAGCGCTCATCAATCATTGTGTGAAAGAAAAAACATCACATTTGACCGCAAATACATAGAAGTCGTTATTTGCAATCTTGTATTTTCCTGTCAAGCAATTTGTCCAAGGTTGTTCAGCTATGACGTTGCACACTTGTTTGACAATTGCGCAGGATCTTATGCAAGATACGTTAAAGTTGTAAGAGATAAACAATTGGAGATGTGCAAAGACGGTTTAATTTCGGCATTTCTTGCATTTTCAGCCATTGAACCCAAGATGGTTTCTAGGACCATGGCTCCACATATGGAGGAACAAAGAGAATGGTGTTATCCCGAGTTTTCAAATTACGGATTTCACATTCCGTCACGCGATGCAATTTTCGGACAACTACTTTCCAAACATCGTGTTCATATTCCGCGACCTGTCAAAATTGTAAGAACATTCTTCGTAAATGGAAACAACAAGGACTGTTTCTATCTTCCAGTTCAAGAAGCATTTGATGAGTTGCTCACAGGGAAAAAGGTAGCCAAAGAAATGTGGGAAAAAAACAAAAAAAATTTCATACAAAATCATTAAATATATAAAACACCTTGGTCTTGGTCCAAGCGAATTCGCGGGATGAATTCAAAAATGCTTTTTTCTTTTTTTCTTTTTTTCTTTTTTTCTTTTTTTCTTTTTTTAATTTATCATTTTCTCTCTAATCTCTCTATGACGAATATGACAAACCTTTTATAAAAATCTACGAGTTCTGAAATGTAAACTTGTATTTTTATATTTGGTTTATAATATTGGTATTTAGAGAGATTAGAGAGAAAATACGAAAATACGAAAATACGAAAATACGAAAATACGAAAATAGAAATAAAAAAAATAGAAATAAAATATTATTGTAAAATTATTTATATATTTAATATATGTAAATGAATGAATGAATATAATTAAAAATTTTGTAACAGTTCTATTTCTTATCATTGCACTTTATTGTATTGGATGCATTTGCATATTATATCGAGATGCATTTACAAATTTATCTCTCGATGCAAAAATGAACAGTTTTAAAAATCCAAGAGCCATGTTTTTGCTAACACCTTTATTGTTTTGGGTTGCATCTAGATCATTTCTTTTTAAAAATGCCAACGGGCCTTTAAATTCCAACATTCATAATTTATTTAGAAACGTAGATTTCCCGAATTATTTCAAGACCGATTTCCCGTTTACTTCTATTTTAGCACTTATTGCAAGCAGTTTGATTGCAGTGTATGCTGGCGGAGCGCTAGGGCCTGAAACGCCAATAATTTACATGTCTATGATATTATTATTATACGCGCATTCTCTCTTTAAAACCGTGTTTAAAACTATCACCTCTGAATTAAATTTTGAAAGCGTGCTATATTTGGGATATGTTTTCGGAATTACGCTATTATTTCGTTCTCCACTGGCATCATTTGCCTTGTCGATAGAAAAATCATTGCGCGAAGGGTCTTCGAACATGGTATCGAATATCGTGTACTGTTGTATCGGCATACTTGTTGCGTATGCTATGACCAATGATAAAACTGGCAATTTGTTTCAAGAAACCCCTGTTCAGTTCACGTATAACATAACCCATATAATTCAGTATTTATTTTTAGCCGTGATGTGCGGACTCGTTGCATCCATTCTAATGAAGACGATGACGTTACTTTTTTACGGAGTGCGTTCTTTAATAAATAAGAGTAAACTGCTGCTGCATTTGGTTCCAATTGTATTTGGTTTTTGTGTTGCTGCACTCATAAACTACTCTGACAATGCAATAAGAATAATGGGAAGCGGAATAAATTTAGTGAATTGTGAATTAAATGACACCTGCGCATATAATTTCAGCATTTTGTTTCAGTTTCTGTGCAATGTGATTTTGACATTTATTTCGGGGTGTTCGGGAGGACATAAATTCGTTTTCATGTCAATTGGGGGTGGAATTGGAAGTTTATACGATAATTTTACATCCATTCCGCATATTCAGTCCATCATTATAGGTATTACAGCATTTTTTAGCACCATTTTTGGAAATCCAATTTCATCTGCACTTATTATTCTTAAAACTACGAATTTGTCGTATGAGTCGCTTCCAATGTTGATTGCAGTATCGCTCACTGCTTTTCATGTGTTTAAGTATCTAATAAAATAACGTTCTCATGTATAAAATATAAAAGTAAAAGTATTAAAAAATGGATATAGAAAAATTAATTTATATACATATACATATACATAATATATATATATGATTGATATGATTGGACTGGGATGGGCGACTTTATATACTACTATCATTGAAAAATATGATATTTGTCACAATGAAACAATATCACATGAAATAAAAAATAATGATAATAAAAAATAATGATAATAATAAACAAATGAAATGAAAGTAATTTAATTTAATATACCGAATAATATATAAAAAGATTTCATAGATACATTTATATAATATATTTTATATTTCATATTTTATAAATAAAAAAAGACAAGGGATATAAATAAAAAATGCAAAGCGCACAAGAACAACAATATGAAGACGATGTCGAATATACCCACAATTATGATAACGATAACGATAGTAATCATGATAATGTAATCGTAAATAAAAAGGCATCATCGCAAACCCCGTTCACCGAATCTCTGAAAATGTTGAGAGATAATATTGAAGCGCTTCCCACGTTTCATCAAATCGAGGTTTTGCGAATCCTTTATAAAAATCATATTACATTTAGCGAAAATAAAAATGGCGTTTTTTTAAACTTGTCATATGTGAATTTAGACATAATTCATAAAATTAGCGAATATGTGACATTTGTTCAAAATCAAGAAAGTCAAATGTGTGAATTCGAGAAGAAAAAAATGACGCTTTCAAATCAATATTTCAAATAATATTAAAGGGTTCCACTTAGTTGATATTATTCATATTGTTTATATTATTATTACAACAAAAAAAAATGAAATCAGAATTAGAGCAAGTGGTTGACTTACTGCAAGAATATGTTATTCGTTTAGAAAAATCGTCACTAGAAAAAGTGAAAACAGCACCAGTTTCAACGCCAATTATAAAAGTTGAACAAATAGAATTGAATGAAAAAAAAGAGAAACAAGAAACTCATGATGACAATGTAAATTCTTATTTGTTTTATATTACGAGAGAGAAGGATAAATTATTTTGGGCATTTTATATCATGTTGAATGGTGAAGATGCGTACAAGTATTTGAAAACAAAATTTGTGACAGAAAAAGAAATAAAAATAGGCGCAGTTGAAAAAATGCGCAAATTGCCAAACGTGTATAAGCAACATAAGTTGAATAAAGTCCGCATTGAGAACGAGTTGTCCGGAGATGTTCCGCTTACGTTGGAAGGATTTTATGGACTCTGTATTATTTATAACATTTCTGCGATTTTTATGAAAAAGAATTGTTACTGCGAATTATACGGTCTAGGGGATTCGTCGGTTACGCATCTTGTTGAGGAAGTGGAAGGTGGATTGGGTATTCATGTTTTTAAAATGAAAGCGGTGTCGCTGGAATACGCAAAACAGATTCGAGAATCAAAATGGCGAACGGAAAATGTTTTAACACCGATTAAATCGATTTCGTCCTATACGCATGCGGAATTGCTTGAAATTTACAATAAAGTCACGTGTGTTAAGAATATTAATAATAATAATAATAATAACAATAACAAGGAAACCACAGGTTTTACTGAATCATTTAAAGAAAAAAAAACAAAACAATTTTTATATGACCGTATATGCGAATTCTTGAATTAGTTTTTATTAATTTATTATGAATTCATTTGCTAAAATATTTTCATTTTTTTCGGCCATAGTTGCAGTATTGGCGTTGTGAAAATCCGCGTGGTCGTTTGCAGTTGATGCTTCGTTTGTATTTTAACGACCATTTTTTTGACTTTTTATTTTTATTCTTTCTTGTTTGGAATCGTTTTGTAGTTTGATTCCCTCCATTTTGCACGTATTGCATTATGCGACATTGAGCATTTAACGTTTCACCGTTTTGAATATTGTAATCAGCTAAAACGCGTATATGATCCAAACGACCCCTTCTATCTGATTTATAAAGATGTATAGCGCCACAATTTGAAACTAATGATGAAATATAATAGTGTTCGTTTATATAATCTATTACAGATTGAACAGATTCTGTCGTATTTAGTGGAACTGGATATCGCATTCCATTTGCAATTAAACGGATATAAATCAATGGTTTTCCTCTTTCTTCCCCCTCTCGTTCCAACTGTTCGGCATGTTGTTTAGCGCGAGCTTCCATACCTTCGCGCAAAAATGATGTGATTCCGCGCAACTGATTCTGCATGGATTGTTGGTTGAAATCAGATATTTCTTTTAAAGTTGCTTGCTCTGTTTGTTGAGATTGTCTAGTTAAAGTTGCTTGCTCTTGTTGAGATTGCCTAGTTAAAGTTTTGCGATATTCTTCAACAATTTTTGGAAATTGGTGTTCAATCAGCTGTAAAACATTCGGGGTTGGTTCAATTATTTTACCCAACGTTTCAAAACGATTGCGTTGTAAGTTTAATTCAGTCAAACTAGGCGGAAATTTTACGTCATTAAATGATTTAAGTTGATTGTATCCATATCCCATCCTATCGTCGCCCCTTTCTTCACCATTGCTTAAATCCAATTTAGTTAATCCAGATGGAAATTGAACTCCGCTCATGTGAATTAAACGGTTATCATTCAACCATAGTTCTGTTAACCTAGGCGGAAATTGAATTCTGTCTAAATTATGTATATTATTCCAACCCAAGTTCAATGATGTCAATGTTGATGGAAATTGAATTCCTTGTAAAGATTCTATATTATTATGATCTAATTCTAGCGTTGTTAATGTTGATGTAAAATTTGCCCTTTGTAAAGAATTTATTCCATTACTACCTAAATATAATTCTGTTAAATTAGGCGGAAACTGCACTCCATTCAAATTTGTTATATGATTATTGCTTAAATGTAAGTGTGTCAAGTTAGGCGGAAATTGCACTCTATTTAAATTTTGTATTTGATTACCGACTAAATCTATCTTTATTAAATTTGTGGGAAAACGCACTCCTTCAATGTGTGTTAAGCTTGCATTATTCATTTGTAATGCAGTTAAACTAGGCGAACATCTATCTAAATATTTCTGTAATTTGTCAGGATCGGATGGCCATACGTAATTTTCGAGAGGAGGTTGTCCTTGTCCTAGTCGTAGATGTGTCCCATGCCAAGAACGTGCCATTTAAAAGATAATTTATTTTTGATGATGATTAATATTATATTTATATTCATATTAAAAAAATTAAAAAAAATATTTTTATAATAATTAAATTAATTATTATAAAATTGAACAATATAGAATTATCTAAATAAAGTATATAATAGCAGAGAATGTCTTCTTCAAAGCGACATGAAGAAAGAGAAAAAGGTAAAATAATAACCGCGAAAGATAAGGAAAAACAAAATGAAGAAAAATTAAAATTCGACACGATTGTGAAAACATATTTAGATGAAGTTAAAAAAGCATCAACAAGCGAATCGTCATTGTCTTTAGATCCAGAATTAGAGGTTCGTTTTGGAACCATGAGACAGTCCGCGCCCCTAACCAAAGACAATGTCACCAATGTAATTAAAAAACTCAAGTCGCTCCAATTTCAACAATCCGCCGAAGAATACAGTTTAAGAATCTTTTTAAATGACTCCGACGTCCGTGTTCAACTCGACGGGTTTTCAAATATACAGAATTTCTGCATCGATAATTCCATAGCAGACAAGAATGCCGTCATGGTGATCAAACGAAACATGGAACATAAAGTGATTCGCGAAGACGGGTCTGAATTCATTTCCGATGTTCGCCCGGTCGATAATACCGATTTCGATTTCAGGGTGTCGCTTCAAACGGAACGAGAAATCGGAAAAGATGAGCGCGAGCAAATTGTTGCCAACTGGAAATCTAGCGGAAAAAACTTCAGATACATTCGAAGAACCGCGTTTATGCATCCCGATTATCCGGTTCGAATTGACATCAGTGTCGTAAAAGACACATTTACACCGTCGAGAAAATCATACGGGAATTTCAAATCGGCAAATGTGATGCGAGGTGAAGACAAGTATGAAGTAGAAATCGAAGTGGTGAATTCGGAGGTTTCCGCTATGGGATTAGAATCGCTATTAAAAGGGCTGAGAGAATGCATTAAAACCATTTTGTCGGGAATACAGTCCAGCAATTTTCCGATTTCGAATGATGAAATGCGTCAAGTTCAAGACGAGTATTCGAAACTGATTTACGGCGGAGATGTTCGACCGCCGTCTCGGCTCGCATTTATCGGACCGTCATCTGTCACACTTCAAATTAAAAATATTGCACCGGTTGGGGCATACAAAATGCCGAGCATTCGTAAAAACTATTCGGTGACAGATAAAGCGGATGGTTTGAGAAAACTCCTCTTCATTTCGACCGGTGGTAAAATGTATTTGATTGATCCGCTTTTAAATGTTCAATTTACGGGCCTGGTCGTTGATATAAAGGCGTTTCACAACACATTGTTCGACGGAGAGCACGTGTTGCACGACAAGGGTGGCGCATTCATCAACTTGTATTTGGCCTTTGATATTTACTTTCTGAAAGGTGAGAGCGTGCGCGAACGGAGTTTTTACACGACGAATAAAGAGCACGCGGACAAGTCGCGCCATTCTGAAATGTTGAAATATATTGCAAATATGGATGCGAAACCGGTTTTAAAAAGCGCAAAAAGTTCGCTGACAGTTCAACCCAAGCGATTTTATTTCGATGACGGAGAAAGCGGTATCGCGGGTATAGGTTCCATATTTGAAACAAAAAGCGGTGAAGAAAACGCGTCGGAAAGAATCTTTGCTCTATGCAAGCAGTGCCTGGAAAGCGAATATAGATATGTAACCGATGGTTTGATTTTAACGCCGTGTAATACGGGAGTGGGTGGAACAACGCCGGGTCAGGTTGGTCCGCTCGACCGGAAATTCACATGGGCACTTTCATTCAAATGGAAGCCGCCGCAATACAACACGGTGGACTTTCTTGTGAATACGGTGAAGGACGATAAAACCAATCGTGACAAGGTCGTTGAAAAGATAGACGGCGGATCAATAAGCGGAATCAACATGCTGTCGAATAGACAAGTTGAATCGTATAAAGAGCTCGTGCTAAAAGTGGGATTTGACCCGTCGAATCGGTCGAATAAAATCATTCCGAATGCGTGCGCTATGATTTATGAAGGCACCATTGATAAGATTTCCGGCGGTTCGGGCGAATACAAACCAATACAGTTTTTGCCTTCAAATCCATATGATGCCAGCGCTGGACTATGTTTAATGAAACTCAATTCAGATGGTGACATGGTGACGGAAGAAGGCGCGGAAGTGTTTGAAGATTTGACGATTGTGGAATTCAAGTATGATAAGCCGGAGAAACGGTGGATTCCGTTGCGCATTCGGTATGACAAGACGGCAGATCTGCGAAAAAACGGTAAAAATTTTGGAAACGATTACAAGACGGCAGACAGCGTTTGGTATTCCATTCACTATCCTGTTACGGAAGACATTATTAAAGGCGTGGACAAAAATATAAATTACGACGAGATGAGCAGTGGAGATGTTTCCGGTTCCGGCTCCATAACCGAAGTGTATTACAAGTCAAATAGTAGCAGTAACGCAGAAAGGTTGACCGAGGGACTGCGCGATTTTCACAACAAGTTTGTAAAGGCGGCGTTAATATACGAAATGAGCAAGGCGGGAGACACGCTGATTGATTTTGCGGTTGGAAAAGCGGGCGATTTGCATAAATGGAAAGAGTCGGGACTGTCATTTGTTTACGGAATCGACATTTCGAGAGATAATATTGAAAATCCGGCAAACGGGGCATGCACGCGATACGTAAATTTTGCGAGAGAAAATGCCGGGAAAATGGATGCCGTCTTTGTGATTGGAAATAGTAGCAGAAATATAAAAGACGGCGCCGCATTTTCGGGTTCAAGTCAACTTACGCGCGAAATATCAAACTCCGTATTTGGAAAGGGCAGTGTGGATTCTTTAAAAAAGTTGGGACTAAACGGAGTAGTGGCGAATTATGGAAAGGGTGAATCCGGCTTTGACATTTCATCGATACAATTCGCAGCGCATTACATGTTTGAAAATGAAGACACGCTGAACGGGTTTTTGAGAAACGTGTGCGAATGCACAAAAGTTGGCGGAGTGTTCATTGGAACCACATTTAACGGAAAGAAAGTGTTTGATTTATTAAAACGAAATGGTGTGAAAAAGAACGAGAGTTTCGTAATGTTCAGGGGCGGGCAATCGGAGTCATCCAAAAAAATAATCGAAATTGTGAAAAAGTATGACGACGACCTGCGATTTCCTCCAGATGAATTCAGTTTGGGATATGAAATCCAGGTGTGGCAGGAATCCATCGGCAACTATATTTCAGAGTACCTGGTAAATTTCGAATACCTTGACGGCATGATGTCAAAATATGGGTTTGAACCGCACCATCTGGACAAGGGCGACATTTTCAGAAAGAGTCGCGCGTCATTTGAAGAGTTGTTTAGAATCATGCGCGAGAATCATGCTTCCAATTCGCTGTATGCAAAAGCGCTTGGAATGTCGAATGAAGAAAAGACGCTGTCCTTCTTGAATGACTACTTCATCTATAAAAAAGTGAGAGATGTGGACTGCGCCAATTTGAGACATGCGGTGGTTGTTTCGAAAACGGAAAAGCAAAAAACGTTTGCCATTCACGACAAGCAAGGACTCAATCATACGCGCCTTGTGGATATTTTGACAGACCATAAATGGAAACAGGTGGATATTAAAACGCCGAATGCCGATTTTGCGTGGGTGGGTGCGACTGTTGGCGGCGATTTTCTGCGGTATGAAGAAAGTATTTATGAAATCAAAACCACGCTAAAAAATCTACTGAAAGGAAATGGCGTGAAAGGGTTTAGCGCGTCTGATCCCGATTATCCGTATACAAAGAATGTCATTACAGACAAGGCGCAGCTTTATATGGAGATGAGTAAAAAGTGCCCCGAAATTTGCAAAAAATACATGGCAGAATCGTGGTTTTTAAGCGACGAGAAACGTGTGGCGGAATATAGCGAAGCGGACGATGGAATCCTCATTATTAAACCGCTCGGAGTTGGTGCGGGCGGAGGCGAGGGCATCGTATACGTGACAAATAAAGAAGAGCTGGCAGAATTTACAAATGCTGTCAAGCGACGAAAACAGTCGAAAGATAAAGGGACAAAGGACTATTTAGTTTCAAAATATATTCGAAACCCGATGTTGATTGAAGGAAAAAAGTTCCACTTGCGCATGTATTTTATGGTTTGCATGAGACCGAATCACAAGTCGGACTGGTTTTTGTTTGAAGAGGGCAAAATCATTACAGCCGAACTACCGTACAAGGATGCGGATTACATGAATAAAAAAATTCACGACACGCATTTCAAGTCGACCAAAAAGAATCGACTGTTTCCGGAATCGAGGGAGCTGGGAATAAGCGACAAGGAGGCAAAAAACATCATGCAACAAATGCGCGAAGTGTTGCGGTGCGCGTACGACGTGTATAAACCACATATTGCGACCACGCGCGAATCGAAATACGGGTTTGAAGTGTTTGGATGCGATTTCATGGTTACGAGTGATGTCGGCGTAAAATTGTTGGAAATTAACGCGCGACACGATTACGGTGTAAACGACGTGAAGAAGGAAGCGCCTGAAGTGTACGAACGTTTTTGCAGTGATTTCTGGGATTGGATATATAAGCATGCAATTGAACCGGTATTTACCATTGATTTCGAAGGAGAAGAAAAATATGATTCAGAGCATGATCGGGTTGTATCGATTATTGAAAAAGGATTTCCGTTTGTTTCACGATTTTGGACGAAGGATGATGCGCAGTCGGCATTTGATCTTATTAAAAGCAAAATTGCGGATGCATCGATTGCGACGCTTAGAAAAGAGAACTACATACAAAATACGCCGTATGATATATTAACAGGGAATAAGGAAACAGAAGAAGTGAATAAATTTATCAGACAATATATTGGTGCAAATGATAATTTGAAATTGAATTTGTCAAAAGATAAAAATGGTAAACGTACAAGTTATCTCATGTTACAGTTTGATAAAAGCAAGGGTGAATTCGTTTCTATCAAGTCGCCGGACGAGGTCGTATTAGATAAAGATTACTTGCTCGTGGACTACTTCACGGAACCTTCAAAAATTATGGTGCGTATAGCCAAAGGTGAGCCGTCACTGGAAGAACATTTTACGAAAGGAACGCTCATAGAAAAGGCGGTGCGCGCCTTACGACGCAAGTCGCTGGAAATAACGGATGAAAATCTGCACGATATAATTGTGAGTCAATCGGAAGGGGCGGATCGTAGAGAACAGGCGTTTAATATGAAGATGTCAAAAATCGACGGAAAAGAAAAGAGGGTGTACTTGGCGAGTGCAGAAAATATGTTTGTTTATGTTATGATTTGGAAGCTGTTGTTTCCGTTGCTGGAAGATTTATCAAGTTTGAAGATACTGGATGGGGCGGGAGGATACGGCAGTCGTTTGATGGCGGCAATTATGCTGAATGCAACGTATGTTGGAGTGGAGCCGAATCCGCTTTCAACTCCCGGGTTTCAAAAAATGATTGAAATGTTCGGTTCACCCGAAAAACAGAAAATGTTGGAAGACGGTCTTCCGAATGCAGTTGGGGTTGATAAATTGCCGCCAGGGTGGGCCGATGTTGTCATGTTTAGCCCTCCGATGTGGGGGAAAGAAGTGTACAATGATGAAACGGTAGAGAAGCAATCCACCAACATGTTTAATAATGAAAAGATGTGGCTCAGCGAATTCTTGTATGCATCGATTGAAGTGTTGTGGAGTCGACTTCGTGTTGGCGGGTACATTGTGTTTCAAAGCGTTCGCTACGACTACATTGGCGAATACATGATGAGAGAACATTTTACGAAAGGAAAAGATGGTGAATTTAGAGGAATTATATCACGCGTCACAAGCTCGGGGAGATACAAACCGAATTGGGTGTGGCAAAAAGTAGACCCCTCAAGTACAAGAGAATTAGAAATGAAACGTGACGAAAAAGTTAAAGAAGAGAAAGAAGTTGAAGAAGTTGGCGAAAAAGAAGTTGGAGAAGAAGAACCTGCGAGAGAAGCGACGGTGACAGATTCAACACAAGATAAGCCAAATCCTCCCAAAAAAAAAGTTATATTCGTAAAAAGAAAAACGTTGAAAAAAACATCTTCTCCGGATTCTCCTCTTAAAAATCAATAAAAAAAATAAAATACGATGTAAAAGAATATAAACAGTATAATTAATATAATTTAATTTAAAATAATAAAAATTGAATTAAATTAAATACAAAATTATAAATTATGAGTATTTTTTTATTACCCAAGATTCTAGATAATAATATTGGAGACAATGATGGCCATGATATTTGTTTTAAAATGATAAAAAATGTTCCGAGTGTAATAGTTTCACATTCATTATATGACTCACTTTGCCAAACTAAAATTAAAATAGAAAAAAATGATTTTGGTTGGGACAATTATAAGAAAATAACAAACCCCTTTGAATTTATTCATACCATAATTCCAGGTTATAAAACGCAGGTAAGTAAATTAACACCACTTTCAAGGTCTTTTTATAAAATGATTGAAATGTCCACTATTTTTAATTTGTGTAATAATAATACAGACACAAATAAGTATGATAATGAAATAAAGTTTCAGAATTTATTAAATGATTATGTTCATAATTTATCAAACAATGTACGCCACATGAATGATTTTGAATGGTATTTTAACGACAGTTACTATTCTGATATTTGTGGAAATGGAAATCCAAATGAAAATAATATAAATAGAGGAGATGTAAATTCATTTAATAGTGGTAATAGTAGTATGAATAGTAGTAGTATGTTTAAAAATAAAAATACGGTATATGAAAAAAAAGAGAAAACAACAATTTTTAAAAATCCTCTTGAGTGCAATGAATGTAAAAATGAAAATGTACAAAATGAAAATGTACAAAATGAAAATGTACAAAATGAAAATGTACAAAATGAAAATGTACAGATATCATATAATAATTCAGAATTAAAAGATAATTCGGGTTCAGAATTAAAAGATAATTTGGAAAATAAATTTAAATCTTTCCATTTGGCAGAAGGTCCGGGTGGGTTTATCGAAGCTGTTGCGCACATTAGAAAAAATAAAAAAGATGAATATTACGGTATGACGTTAGTAAATAACGACACAAAGTGTCCTGGATGGAGAAACAGTAAAAAATTTCTGGAAGATAACCCAAATGTAATTATCGAAAAAGGTGTTGATAAAACAGGAAATTTATTATCACGTGATAATTTTATTCATTGTTATGATAAGTATAAAAATAGTATGGATCTTGTTACAGGAGATGGTGGAATCGATTTTTCTGAAGATTTTAATAATCAAGAATATAGTGCAACAAAGTTAATTATTGCTCAAGTAGTGTACGCACTGACATTACAATCGAATGATGGAAATTTCGTATTAAAAGTATTTGATACATTTTCAAATGCCATTATTGACGTTTTATATTTACTTTCTTCGTTATATAAAAGTGTATACATCATGAAACCGCAAACAAGTAGAAATGCAAATTCTGAAAGATATATTATATGTAAAGGATATAATTTGAATGAAAATAAAGAAAGGATTGATTATATTATAGAAAAAATATATGATAATTTTGATAATTTAAATTCAAGTTTATATATTGAAACAATTTTTAACTTTAAAAACAATCGAACTTTTATTTCTAAAATAGAAGAAATTAACATAATTATTGGAAAAAAACAAATCGACAATATTCTTACTACATTAAATATAATGATGAATAAAAAGTTCGATAAGATGGACTATTATAAAAAAAAACATATACAAAAATGTATAAGGTGGTGTGAAATATTTGATATAAATTTCAATAAAAATCTAAAAAGTACAAATATTTTCTTATCATCTACAATTGAAAAATAAAAAATAAAATAAATACTACAAGTGGAGAGAAAATCCAAATAAGATGGTTAGCAGTTTACTGATAAATATTTGAATGATAACGAATGATAATTATTTTTTTAGATATTTTTATAATAAAAATAATTATTTAATAGTAAAACAAAACAATACCTGATAAAATTATTTATTCAATTTATTAATTTAATTCATTATAATATAATTTGATTTTTTGTTAAAAGACAACTTAAAAATAATACTATGAATATAATTAGCATGCAAACAACCCTTCAACTTTTATACAAAACAATTAGTGGGAGTAAGAAAAAAGAGCGATTTGAGACAATTCTTGAACCATTACAGGCGTTAATTCAAATTGCACTTTTATCATACTATCCGATTGGATCAAAAATAACAATACAGAATAATATCTTATACATTCAATCACCATCTTACAGTCAATCTGTAACACGATGGTATAATAATGATACACAAGAAGATTTATTTTATTTATTTAATATTTTTTCTAGATTTAAAAAATTTTACATGGATATAAAAGTAGAGAATGCAAAATTATTCGAATTACTCATAACTCTGGCTAAACATGGAATAAATAATTTGATTCGAACATATAATCAAACCGATAAAACACATGTTTTGCACACGCTTCAAATGTATAAAAATATGTTGGACGGTACGGTTCATAGTTATAACCACCATGTCATAGCAAGTCCTGTTAGCATGCTTACGGAATTGAATCATTCGTCATCGTCATCGTCATCGTCTCTATCAAACACGAATATACACGGAGACGTACAGTTGCATATACGTTCGGACAATCGTGTGAATACTCATGACAATAAATGTAATAAAAATAAAAATGGTTTTCATGATAAGAAAAATAAAATTCCTAGAACTGATAACGATAATAATGATAATGTCTCTCTAGAATCGACTGATAATGAAAAACTATTAAATAAGAAAGAATTAAATACCGTGCCCATGTCTTCATTTACATCATCTGCGGCGTCTCCAGAAATTGATATGGATGCAATATTTATTAAAATTTCAGATTTATACACACATGAAATGTTTGAAATTATTTATAATGCATTTATTGAAATGGGGCGCGATGATACAAACTATATGGATTATGCAAACGGATTAAACATGATGTTGCATCCGATCAATATTCGAATTAAAAAATGGATTGATGAAAATATCGTATTTTAATATTGTAATTTCACTAGTAATTGTTCTAGTTTTTCATTTGTCCATTTTTTTCATTCATCGATTTTTTTTATCTTACTTTTAAGTTCATCTAATACACTATTCATTTGAAAATTGCCATTTACTTTCATTTTATTTAGGGGAGGAAGCGGGAGTGGAGGGGGAGGAGGCGGCGGATATGCATTCGAAACGTGTTCTTCATTTTTTATGCATTTGCTGCTGGAATTATTATTACTATTATTAATATTATTCAATGACAATGATGAACCACATAAAACATTTTTATAAATATTATTCTCAATTTCTAATTTATTTTTTTTCATTTTTACGGATTGTATTTTCTTTGATTGGTTTCGAATCATTTCATTTGCTACTTCCAGCTTCATTTTTAAAACGGTATTTTCTGATCGCAGCTCATAACATGCTTTTTCTTGGGTCCTAAAAAGTATTTTAAATTCTTCCACATTGTTTGTTATGGATGCAGTGTCTGAAATACTATTATTATTATCATTGTTATTATCATTGTTATTATCATTGTTATTTTTATTTTCGCGCTGTTGTTCTTGTTGGTATTCTTGGTCTTGGTGTTCAACCAACCTTTTGAATCTGAAAAATGAAGGATACATGCAACACCACATAAATTATTATAGTAAATAAATAATAAATGCGTATACCTTTATTATTTATTAATTTTATTTATTTATAAAATAAAATATCAAAGCATTATTTAATTTATAATTTTCTAGTAGCCCAAAATGGAAAGTTATGACCATGAATATCCCATTCAGGATAAAAATATGTTTCATCATCAATAACTTCTGATCCTATTTTTTTCCTTAAAATAGAAAATATACTTTGATCGTGTCTATTTTCTATAAAAGATGAATCATTTATGCTATTGCTTGGTGAGTCATCAATAAGGTTATATTTACAGCAACCATTATACCATTCTTTAATTAAATTTATTGTATGATTACATTTTTTTAAAATAAATATGCCTGCCAAAAGTTGTTTTGTTTCCAATAAATCATGTGCGTCATAATAATTTATAATATCCATTTTACACCATTTTTTTTCGAAAAAATCCAAATTAAAAGACAATATACCAAATTTACTCTTATTTACAATATCAAAATATTCCAATAATCTTTTTCTACCATTTAGATTGATAGTAAATCCTGCATCCACATAAACTAAAATATCATTATCGTTCATTTCTTTCATCGTATTTTTTGTTAAATACGACTTCCATAACCAATAACCGTACCCTCTTTTATTTTCTGTTATAAAAGTTTCATGTTTATTCCAAAATTTTGTATCATTTATTAAATTTTTTTCAGTATATCCAATTATTTTATCAAACATTTTTATTTGTTCTGCTTCAGAACATACTCTGTCTACTGCACTATGATGATTTTCACACGGACCTCCAAATGTAATAAAATGAATTTTTTGCGTATTATTATGACTACTATCACCACTATCACCACTATCACAACTATTACAACTATCACAACTATCACAACTATCACCACTATCACCACTATCACCACTATCACCACTATCACCACTATCACCTAATCTATTATAATGTCGTTTATCGTAGGTTTCTTTAATTCCAGATATCATTTCAGTATAACCATTATTGCATATAAACTCAGTTTTTCCATCATAGTTACAAATTGCACAGTTTATATTTTTATCATTTGGTCTATTTATAAGTAATTTATCATAAACACTCTTCATTGGTTCGATGTTTATTCCATTCCATTTATTATTTTTATGAAAATATAGTGTGTTATTTATTTTTACTCCATCGTGAGCACCAACATCAACGTATATTCCAGATTTATACCCTTTAAATACATTATTCTCCAAAAAATAATCTTGTTTGTCTTGTGAATAATATACGGCATTACTGTTATTACTATCATTACTATGACTAAATTCTTGTAATGTTGCATGATCTCGTTTTGATTCTATTATATTTTTAAGAGTTGGAAAGAATCCAAGTTTTGTAAGAATTTTTTGTTTTTCAGCACGAATAAATGGCAACCTTTGTGACCACCAATCTTCTTCTATTGCTTTTTTTATAATGCATTTGCTTCGTTCCATATCATTTAAATCTAGTGCCACATACGCTCTTGAATCAATGTATTCGGATAAGTTAGGACATCCCCAATAAAAACATAAACATTCACAAATAATCGGTTCCCATATTTTTTCAGTTGCATAATCCCATTGTTCACTATTTTCACACATAAAGTAATATTTGTATTGAGTAAGTATATTACTTGTGTTATCATTTGGAACAATTCCTTTATAAGAACGAAAATTATGGTAATTTTCTTTCCCAAATACATCTATAATATTGTCATATTCTCCATTTTCTAAAACATGAATAAATTCAATGCGTTTTTTTTGACCAATAAAATATTTTTTATGACTCAATATACAAGCAACTTTATTATAAATTTTGTTTGTATCATTTTTATTTATAAACCGCCACTGGACAGGATTCAGTTTATTATGAACATACAAGAAATCATTTGGATTAGGATGTCTCCATTTACCCCATGTTTCTTTCATAACATCAGGTTCCATTGAAAATACAAACGTTTTTTTAGGATCATAATATGTAGAATCATCTTTTGGCATGTTTATGATTACATAATAGTCAATATCAGAATCTTTATCCGTAATTTGTATATTTTCAAAAACATCTAAATTGTTTGGAATCATGAGTTTAAACTCGTCTATTAATTTCTTACTAGTATCCCAAAAATTCCCTATAAATTTAACACGTATAATTGGTTTACTATTCAAAAAATGTGCAGAATAATAGTTTTTTTTAATATAAATTCCATCATTACTACTAAAATAATGTGATGGTTTTAACTCTCCAACGTCTTTCTTAAAAAATCCTAATGTATTCACTGCAACACAATGATGATTATTCAATGCTTCATTCAAAAGTTGCATTATATTTTCTCTCTTTTTATAATATAAATCATTTCCTATTATATCACGACCAACTATAAATTCGAATTTATCTAATAAGCATTTACAATTTATTTTTTGTAACCCTAATTGATATCCTTTATAAATTACTATAATTTCATCTTTATATTTATCTATGAATGCATCCATTGTATCTTTTATTTTATTTCCATTTCCACCTAAATAATCGTCCATATACATAATCCCATTGTTACGTAGTATTTTAAAAGCATTTTCCATATCACTTTTAATATCTTCTATTTCATGACTACCATCTATGTAAATAAAGTTATATGTTTTACTATTATTTGTAAAAAAGTGATTAGATAATATTTTATGAATGCGTACTTTATCAAAATGTTTACTTTGTTGTATGTTATGATCAAAATGTTCTTCTACATTATGATTAGTCAATAATTCTGTATGGTCATTAACAAAATCTACATGTCCACTCAAGAACGGATCTACACAATCCAATGATGAACCGTTGCAACTTAAAAATTCGTTTGAAAAGTAAAGAGACGCCTGACCTTCATAACACCCAATTTCCAAAATATTATTTACTTCTTGTTTATTTAAATATGTATGAATATTTCTTTTTAATTCACTTGTATGAAACCAATTATTAGTATATATTTCATTTGTCACTAAATTTGCATCAATATTTCTTCCATTTTCATTCACATTCTCATGGTTTAAATGAAATAATATTTCTTTTGTCCTATCAATATCCGTTTTTAATAAACATTCTTCCTTCATTAGATCAAAACCACCTTGGTACATTGGATGAGGAAAACTATCCATCATATTAATTAATTTATTTTTTTCTAATCCTAATAGCCACATGTCTAATGGTTCATTCATGAAATCTTCAGGTAAATCATTTATTATAGAGCACAGTTTATTGGCGCCTGACGGACTAATGATGTATCCAGCTGTAGTCCTGTATAATGGCGTATGAAATAAATTATTAAAACTTTCTATATAGTTTCTTTTATAAAATGTAGAACCGACATGTTCAAATACAACATTCTTTTGTTGATCTAATAGTTGATGCGAATCCATATATGGTTTAGAGTTGAAATCATATCGTGGCGTCCATTGTCCAGCAACGTATAAAATATCCCAGCTATTTGTTGCATTTAAATCATTCAAGTTATCAAATACTGATTTCAATTGTGTAAACGTTTCTTCATGAACCATTATATCATCTTCAAGAATCAAAGTAGGTTTTTTAATTTTTTGCCATATATCATAATGACTCAATTTACATCCAATCTCTCCACGAATAATCGACTTGTTGTCTATTTGTTTTAGTAAAAATAAAAACCGACTATAAGAAGATAAATTATTTCCGTCAACAGCAGAATATCTCTCAAAATTAATTTGTAGTTTATCCATACAATAATCAAAACGATCTTGTCTGTTATCTAGGTTAATTAAATAACAAGGGAAAATTTCTTTATTATCATTTTTATCATTCATGACAATATCAGCGCCACTATTCACACAATCGCCATTAATAAATTGTTCCTCATTGTTCAGCTCATATGCATTCTTTTTACTCTCTCGAGATTCGGATGTAAGTTTTCCAATGTGAATGCTGCTCACATCGTTGAAATACGCAGACGTGTATCCCGCCGAATGAAAATACTTGTCTGCATAATCTCTCTCGAAAAACGTATTCGGAGAATCAAAATTACCCAGCGAAAGAACGGTGCTCGTTCGAATGACCGACGGCCTAAAACTAAAATGAGGCCAGTATGCGCAATTTGACCCACACAAGTTTGCTTCATCTTTTATATGAAGTTTAATGTTACTATCTTCGTCCACCAGTTTTCCGCCGACGAGGTTAAAGCCGTTTATCACTTCAGCGTAATTCTTATTGAACAGTATTTGATGAATTCCGTCGGATTCATATCTCTCAAGAAATGAAATGGAATCTGTAACGTAACTGCGTTTATTAATAAACAACCAGTCGTCTTCAAGGTGTAAATAAAATTTTGGCTTTAGTTCGTTCAACTTGTTCCAAATAATATTCATACTTTGTCTGTGCCCTTTCTCTCCAGAATTTTTAAAATAAAAGTTGAAAAACGGATACATTTTCATCATTTGTTCTCTGTCTTCATCGGAAGAGTTGTCATCCACACAAAAGAAATACGTAATTTTATTAACGTCACTACAATTATTCAGAAACGAATTGATTGTTTTTTTAAACAAGTCGAATCTTTTACACGACGTTATTGTGAGAACAATATCGTGTTTGACATCATCCGTTTCTTTATCCAGATTTGTCGTCAAAGAAAGAATCTTACATGAATCATAATGCGTCAAAATGGGTGCAAATTTATCTTTCATTTTGTCGGTAATATCAACAATGTGTTTTTTTAAACTTCCAGTTTCCAAGTAAATTTGTTTTACGAATGCAAGGTAATCATAAAAAAATGGTAGATTTTCAGAATCGATAAAATTGAGATAAAACTGAAGATTTGAAACAATATTTTCTTTTAATGAACTACTCAGTGCATTCGCATATTTAAAAAGGGTATGAAACGACGGAATGACAAGTTCGTGTTGATTTACGTAACAAGCAATGATTGTAAATTCATAATCAAGTAAATATTTATAAATATATTCTGTAACAAAAAGTTTATTAAGAAGGTTGCGCGTCTTATTCTTTTCAATCCAGTTGTAATAATGAAGTGCCAGCTGAAAATTTCCTTTTTCACGACAATGTTTAATAATGTAATAAATTCCTTCGCATCTCTCTGGATCTGCGTCAAAAGATAAAGCCCAATAATAAAAAGCGGATTCTATATTGTTCATTTCCGCATAGAGTTGTCCGATTGTAATGTACGAATAATACACTTCTTGATTCCATCCGCCGTGACTGATTCTTTTTTTATACCATTCGATTGCTTTTGCAGCATTCCCGGCATCTTTATAACTTTGAGCGCAATAAAATGAATATCGCACCATAATATCATCTTTTAGTTTCGCCGCTTCATCGTACGCCTTTTCTAGAATTAGCGCATCGTCTCGATATTTATTTGGGTTATTGCTTCTTGCGCCGGATTTACCCGAAATAAGATGATAATTTCCTTCGATGTTTTCATATTTACAGCTATAGTTTTCATTCGTGCAAATAATGTATTCATGCAATACGCCCATAAATTTCCAACGCAGCGCATTATTCACGAGTAAAAGTCGAACATATGAAAAATTATCGCCAAATTTAAGGTGATATCCGTCCAGGTTCAACTCTTTTGGTAAGACAAAATCTCCAACAATTCGATCGTCCGCATCAAATATCAACAAGTAATCTGTTTTATTAAATGCTTTTGATAATGCATCGCTTCTGTTAAAACCAAAATTTTTCCACTCAGTTTCATGCAGTTCTCCTTTTATATTTTTACTTTCAAAAAAATCACGGATAATTTGTTTTGTATCATCGGTCGAACCCGTATCAACGATGACCCAGTAATCAAAATGGACGTAATTACAAAGATTTTCAAGTGTTGAAGCAATAATGTGAGCTTCATTTTTTACAATCATATTCAGACAAATTGTTTTATTATTGTGCATTTTTTATACCATTAAATAAATAACAAAACTATATTTAAATAATTTTTATTATAAATATATAATAAAATAAATATATAATAAAAATATATTAACTTGAATCACTTTAATCATTACATTTGGAATCAAGCAACGCGGAACGACCGCTGTATCCATACATTTCTTTCAAAGTATTAAAATTTTTAATGTTTTTTTTAACCAATTTATAACTCCATGTTACACCCATAAAATATAATGCGACAATCACAAATTGAGTGGTCGAATGAAACTGAAAATATTGTGCCTTATTATCATGTGTATATAACGAAAACTTAATAACTCTATAATAAGAATACCATAACAGTTGAAAAAATTCGGACATAATGTTCAAGTGCAAATAATTTCCATATTCTTTATGTAAATGATATGAAACGTAGAGCATAATATTTGATGTTTCAAGAATATTGTATCCATATAATATTTGTTCTTTACTTTCTCCCGTTAATGATAATTTCAATAAATAAATAGTTATCAAGTGGTGGATAATAAATGGAAAGCGTTTCTTGAATTCATTTTTTGACTTTAAAATACATGTAAAAATGTATTTTAGATCATACGTATAATATCCAATGCTCATGTGCACCGCATAATCCAAATTATAATCGTAGTTGTGATGAGCCATAAATAATAGACAATGAATCAAACTAACAATGTTAATAGATATTATTTCTTGTTTATATTTTGATATTTCATTTGTAATGGTGTTCCAAAAACAAATGAGAGGAATAATGTAGCCAATGTTAAACATTTTATTATACGACTGTAATTAATGAACTATTAATATATAACTAATAATATTTAAGTAGTGATTTTTTATATTAAAAAATTATGGATAAATTATCCGATAAATTATATATAAGTAAATAAATAATAAAATAACAAACTAATAAAATAACAAACTAATAAAATAACAAACTAATAAAATAACAAACTAATAAAATAACAAACTAATAAAATATAAATGGCAACAGACCCAAATGGAAATGCTTGCAAAACAAGCTGCTGTGTGTTCAATTATTATACACAAACCGTATATAATCCAAATCCAACACGCCTATGGTCACGATTTGGTTACGTGTGTCCATGTCCTCCTGGACAACCGTCATGTTCTACCAACTTTATAAAACTTGATGAGCGAAGAAAAGCTGAAATTTTAAAATATAAAGCGAATAGCAGCAACATTACAAAAAAACAACAGTATGCAAATGCCGCAAGCAATCGTTGGCTGACAGGTAGAAAGCGATGCTGGGCGACACAAACCGACACGTACACGAATCCGAATACAAGCGCACTGAAAAGAAGTGGAGACGTTCTTGAATGCAATAATAATAACGTCGGGTGCACGTTAACGAGTAGCGCCGACGTTCCTGGAAAAATTCAAACCCTTTGTTACGATCCGACAGTTCCGCTGTATAATTATAAAGTGACAAGAACGTACAAGTCCGGCGGAACAAAGTGGCCCCAGTATTATGGACCGGAACCACCTCAACCTCAACCGTTTCAAAAATAAAATGTAAATTAGTTTAAAAAACAAGTATAAATTATTTTTACATTTTATAAAAATGGGAAATAACATATCTTTAGAAGAAAATGAAAATGAACATGAAAATGAAGATCAAGGTATTCAGAGTCGGAGTAGTGAGACCGAAATGAAAGCGGTTTCCCCCGGAGAGAATTCAAATAATGAGATTCAATCGACATCGACTACCGTAAAAAAATTGAAAAGGGTTCCAAGCGATGCTGTAAAAAAACGAAAGGCAACCTCTAAAAATTGTAACGGGACTGCATATAAAAAAACAAAAAGTAATAGACGGCGTTAATATTTAGTATATAATTTTTTTTGTAAAATTAATTATGTTATATAGTTGTATAGTTGTATATTAACATTATAATAACATAGTTAATTATTTTTACAAAAAAAAATGTCGATAAAATCGAAATCAAAATCAAGAAGTATGGTAATGAAATCAACTATCGATAATTTAACTGTAATTGGAAGTAGCATAATACAAATTCAAAATCAACAAAGAGTTCCATCAAATGATGAAATTGGACCAAACGCAAATCTTTCTAACGCAAATCTTTCCGGTAGAAATCTTACAGGTGCAAATCTTACAGGTGCAAATCTTACAGGTGCAACTCTTGTAGGAACGATTTTTACAAATTCAAATCTTTATGGTGCAAAACTTATAAAAGCAAATTGTTCAGGTGCATTTTTTGTAAACGCTATTCTTACAAGTGCTGATCTTACAAATGCAAATCTTACAAATACGAATTTTTATAATGCAAATCTTAGTAATGCGACTCTTACAGGTTCAAATATTGAAAATGCAAACACACTTACATATGCAAATCTTAGTTATGCTATTGGTTGTAGTAACAGAAATTTTAGGCATATTATATTTTTTTCTGTAAATTTTTCAAATGTAGATCTTACAGGAACAGATTTTACAGGTTCAAAACTTTCAGGAACAAATTTTACAAATGCAAATCTAACAAATGCGATTTTTTGTCGTGTATATGGCGAAACTGCAATTACACTTACAGGCGCAAAATTTACAGGTGCAATCTTTATAGAAATGGTTAATTTCACCTCATTAATTGGTTCTACAAGTGAAAATGATATAACTAACGATGGGGGCATCACTCGAAGAGTAACACCAAATGATTCAGAAATTAAAGCAGGAGGTGACATGAAGTTTAAAGATCTGAAAAATAAAAATCTTACAGGTTTTGATCTTACAGGTGCTGATCTTAGAGGCGCGGATCTTACAAATGCAATTTTTACAAATGCAAATCTTACAAATGCAAATCTTACAAATGCAAATCTTACAAATGCAAATCTTACAAATGCAAATCTTACAGGCGCTAATCTTCGTGAGGCAGACCTTATAAATGTACAAGGCACCGGAGCGAATTTTACTAATGCGATTCTAATCGAAGCGAATCTGTTTGGTTCAAAATTTAAAAATGCAAAGTTTATCAGAGCGGATATGTCAAGTAATGAACGTAAAGACATGATTACTAGGTATGTAATATATACCACTCTTTCAAAAGTAGATTTTACAGAGACAGATTTCACTGGTGCGAATCTCCGTCGTGCTAATTTTTATTCACGCCGCGGTGTGTTTTATAACTATGTTACACAATATTATGAAGAAAGTAATTATACAGGACAAACTATAGCTTACAAAGCGAATTTTTCAAATGCGAATCTTGAAAGTGCAAACATGGAACTAGTATCAGCTTCCAGATCGAAATTTGATAACGCAAACCTTAATGGTGTAGGATTTTATAAGGCACGATTAAACGAAGCAACCTTCATAAATGCAGATATGACAGATGTATCGTTACCTGGTGCATTACTTTATCGCGCGAATTTAACAGGTGCAAAACTTGGTGGTGTTATAACAACTGATCCAGAAACAGGATTTTATCTGTATCAAAACGGGATTAGTAACGCGGCCATATGTCCTGATGGTCGTACAAGTGATGTTTTTATAAACTGTGGTATTTTTTAGTAAAATAATTCGACTTCTAAAATTAATAATAATAATATAATTATAGAAAATATATTATTGTTTCCAAGACGACATGACATTTATAATTTCCAAAAGTATAAAGTATATAAAGTGTATAAAGTACAAATAAATATGTAATTACTTATCTTCAATACGAAAACTAACTTTTTCATCGTACCAGTTACCCGACAAATACGGCGGCATATTATTTTTCAAATCTGACGTGTTGATAGTGGTATTCGGTCCGCTTGAAACAATCGAATTGATTTCGGATGTTCCAATCGATGAATTGTAATATTTCAAGTCGGATATGTAGCCATTAAAACCACCATTTTGGCAAATGAACACGTCGTCATAATTTTGATTGGGAACGCCGTCCGTAAACATTTTTCTTTCTGTCAAACGCCCGTTAATGTAGACATCCAATTTGTTGTTTGTGACTCGAATGACAACATTAAACCACTTGTTAATCGGCATGTTGTCAATTACAATTGGAGCATTTGTATCTGTATTGCACCCCGGAACAGTTGTAGAGTCCATTACTATATTAAGTGTATTGGCACCGCTCAAATAAAGACCGGGCGCGTTGCTAGAAAAAGATTTATTATAACACGCGCCTAAAGAATCGGCACTAAACATACCTTTGCTAAAAATGTGCGACCGATTTGTAGAAGACGCTGTAACCGGTTTAAGAAATATCCATATCGACCACGTGAACTCCATTCCTTCTGATTCATTGACAGATCGAATGATTGGCATCGACGCTTGTGAAGACGGGTCTTGGCTAATTACCATCGGCATCGTCGCATCCGCGATTCCGCTCACCAGTGTCATATTCTGACTGGGGGCTAGCAACCACGACAAGAGAGAAATGCAAATGCGTAAAAGAATAAAAAATAGAATAATTACAAGTAACAAAAATGCAGTTTTTGCAATAAGCGTATTCGATTCCAGAAAATCTTTCGTTCCAGATACGTCAGACGACGAGCCAAAAGAAGATGTAAATCGGGAAAAATAAGACGACTGCGGACCCGATGATGACGACGACGCATTTGAATCGTAACCGCTATTAGATGGTGATGATGAAAAATAAGACGGAAAACTAGAAGAAGACATTTTTATTTTTATCTATAAATTAATAATTATATTGGGACTACTATTTTTTTTCTTACTTAATTAATATATACCTAGAATATATTATATAAATTTATAATTATTATAATATATTTTTACCAATTTTTACCAATTTTTACCACGTTTACTTTTTATTCCTAAATAATTATTCATCATGAAATGAAATTGGTTAACGTTTTCTTGTAAAATTCTTTGTTTGCACCGATAAAGGAGAAAATGTGGTCCACGGTTGTGAAATCCTGTCATGCAAATATGGTTTTAATGGTTCCCATTGCAAGTTTTGTTCGCAAAAATCGTCCTTATAAAATGGCGTGCCGCACGACGACCCCCAAATACCCATGAATTTCAATTCACGCGCCAAGTCGCTGGTAATGACTTTACCGTCTACAGCTCCTCGCGGCGCATACGGTTTGGGACGATCGGCCTGCGACATGAATGCACGGTCATCCAACTCATAATGCGAGCACACCGTGCGCGAACACAGATTTATTTTATTCAAATACACATCATAATGGTCCGCTATAATTTGCTTCGCCACATGTTCGTCAATTGCACCCTTGTGTTCGCGCATGAGTTGTTCTAGGCGAACGCGGCGCGCGCCCTGGTGTCGTCGAATGTCGTCATATCCGCTGTTCACACTTTCCAGGTTTCGTATGCGCGGATCGTATGCGGCATTAAATCCGATAAAATAGCCATTTTTTGTTCTCTCGACCGGCGCATATTTGAGCCCAAGTTCAATCCTCATAATTTCATTCGTGTTGGTATCGCCAAAATACCACGTGGACGCATAATCGCCGGAATTGTTTCTTGTTAAGCTGGCCACATAGTCATCCAGCGTGTTTCCATATTGCATGGCGTGTCGAATTCGGCAACAAATCGGATCCCTGTTTTCATACGCGTTGAATCCGCCGAGAGTTGTCTCGGTCCCAAAAATGCCGCTACTCGATGTGAAAAAATCAGTGCCGCTAAATATATAGCCCGGAGCGCCTTGAAACATCATGCGATGACCGCTTGACGGCACAACTGTTATAATGATATTAAAGTACTGACCGTCGATGAAATTATCAAACGTGTTGTGAGCGCAAACAATCTTTCCGTCCTTTGTATAAGAACCGACCGCAATAAACGAAGAACAGCGATCGTCGGCGCCTTTGCCTTTCCATTCAGACCTCATTCTCGTGACTTTAGCTTCATCACTACCGCCACCCCCTTCCCCGCTTATTTTTGAAAGTTGAGAAGACCCGTATGACCACGTTTTTAGCCCTTCCATATGAATATCCAACAACTTTTCGTACTTTTCATTGAGCGCTTTGTCGTTTCGAGCTTCCAACACTTGCGACAAAGATGCATACAAGTAATCCAAACTAACAAAACAGTTCCACATCACGACGAAATCGATGGACTGACCCGACCCTTTTGCAATACCCTCCATTTCTTCATACAGTTCTGGAAAATTCGTTTTGATTTGCGGTTTAAAAAAATCATTTGATATTTCAATAAACGTTTCAAGGGGTCGCCCATAATCTTCGTATAAACTGTATTTCAACATGGCGCGAACTTCCTCCAATTCTTTTTTAAGAAGTTGACCGTGGGCGTATCCGCGAGAATAAGGCGCGCCTTTGATTGTAATACATTTCCACCCATTTATTTCCGTTTTTACTCCATTTTTTAGTATTTTTTTCACGCTACTACTATATTTATTTTTTACCGATTTCTTTATGGATTTAAGATTCAATAATTTCCTTATTTTTTTATTTTTTTTATTGTTCATATTGTTCATATTGTTCATATTGTTCATATTGTTCATATTGAACTAAATCTAAATATATGTTCCTTATATTAATGATATAAAAAATAAAAATGTAACTACATTGAAAAATTATAGTCCAAACTGGCTAAAATCGGACATGACGGGTTGTGGCAAATAAGAGTCGTTTTGTCCGGAGTAGTTTGGAACTTTCTTGCATTCAAATGCCGGTTCCGGACACCTTGCGCACGGCGGACAAGGCGGACATTTCTCTTTCGAACTTGGACACGCCATCACGGTAGGGCACGCCGGACAAACCGGCGGAACCACTTGAGATTTCAAAATGTACAGGTCTTCATCGCCCGGCGGAATTTGAGATTTCGACACGTCACTAGAACTAGAACTAGGCCTAGAGTTAGACATTTTTCCGCCGCTTTTTCCCGCCATTAAAATATTATCATTTTCAACATTTGGATACTTGTTTACATTTCCGTAACTGTTTATGTTGTTGTCATCGTTGTCATTGTTGTCATTGTTTACATTTCCGTAACTGTTTACATTTCCGTAACTGTTTACATTTCCGTAACTGTTTATGTTGTTGTCATTGTTGTCATTGTTGTCACCGTTGTCGTTACTACGATGCGGTCTAATTTTTTTACCTTTTGCAAGTTTTGAATCCGAGTATTCAACGGTTTCTTGGTCTAAATTTCTATACATGTCGTCATAATTTGAAAAGTGTTGGTTCTTGATTTTTGAGTTGTCTTCAGGGTCAGGGTCAGGGTTCATTGTTTGGTCTTGTTCTTGGTTACTGTTTTCATACCCCTCGCGCATGAAACTTCCTAAACACGAAGAACACATTAAAGCCAACATGAGTATAATAAAAATATGAACACCATCCATTTTCATTTTTTTTCACTAGGAGAGTACTTTATTAAATGAATATATATTTATAAATATATATTTATTAGGAAAAAATAATTCGTAATTAAAATATTATATTATTAATTCATTTTTAAAACATTATTAAAATAAAATTGAATTATAATGTGTAAAAGTTATGCGCTATAAAGCGTTACACCGCCAATCGCCGACCATAAATAATGCTTGTTCTATGCTTTGATACAGAGACAACCGGATTACCTGAAGGGCGACACATTTCCATCTATGAAACAGCCAAATGGCCGCACATTGTTCAATTAAGTTTCATGGTATATGACACAGAAAAAAGAGAAGTGGTTCAAGAATATGATGAAATTATAAAAATCGGAAATAGTGTTGAATTAACTCCTAAAAGTGTTGAAATTCACGGAATTACGAGAGAAATGATCGAAAAACACGGAATACCAATTGGCCAAGCACTGTGTGCATTCAAGCGTGCTCTGAATATTTCCGACTGCTCCATTGGACATAATTTGTCATTCGATAAACGGCTGCTCATCGTTGAATCCATTCGAAACAAGGGGTTTGACTTAAATGATGACTCAATCGTTCAACTACATTTCGGAAAAGAGTATTGCACCATGCTGAACTCGGTCGACGTTTGTAAAATAAAAATGCTTCGAAAGGACGGATCAATCTATTACAAGTATCCGACACTGCTGGAGCTACACAAGCATCTATTTGGATTCAAACCTCATAATGCACACAACTCAAAAGTTGATGTCCTCATTTGTCTCCGCTGTTACTGTAAATTGGTATTCGAGTATGACTTGTCAAGAGAAAGTCGCCATTTTCGAAGAATGTTTCGAGAATTTTGCACCATATCGTCATGAAAATAAAAATATATTATATACCAACACCACGTGTGCCATTTATCCGTTTATTCTTTTTCTCTTCTTTTAATAATATTTTTTTTAATTGTGTTAATGAGGAACTTCGTTCGTTATTCAGCGTGTGAAGATGAAATAAATGTTTAACCTCTTTTACCGGATTAATGAATGTATTTTTTACAGAATTCACAGTATACACTCTTGTATTACAAGCATACTTTCCCATTGCCAAATAAAAAATATCTTCATCCAAATAAATACGATAATTTTTAATGCTTGCATTATTTAAAAATCGGTCTTCTATGACACCATTAAATGTAATTGCTTCATGTAAATAACCGTTTTCTAAAAATAAATCGCTAATTGCTCCAGCAATAGATATACCTACCGATATATAATAATATTCATTGGTAGGATATTTTTCTTGGAACTTTATAATATCTTGCAAGTCGTTTCTATATCGTTTTAATTTTCGTAAATCAGTTTTTAAAATTATATTCCGTATTCCGACGCTTACATCCTTAAATGAGGCGGGGTCTGTATCTTGTATACCAACAAGAATAATTTTTGGTGTTTCAATATTTTGATAAAATCGCAATTTATTATATTTTTTTATTAATTTAAATCCTTTTAATTTTGGAGTGTTCCACATTTCACTTACTAATTTTAATAAAAGTTTATACGAAGGAAATGAATCGCTCGGAACATAGGTTTGAATATTCGAATAATTTTCTTTTTTTTTATATAATGCAGAGATTACATTTGTAATCAATCCTTTGTTTGCCTCATTTTTTTCTTTATTTTTCATTATATATATATATAAATTTATATAATTATATAAATTTATAATTTTATGAATTACTAAATTATTATGATGAACACATGGTGCATGTATTTTCTTCTTCATCTTGATAAAAATGAAGATTATCATTATTATTTTCATCATTGTTTTCCGCATTCGTTGACGTTACTGTTGTCGTCGGCTCAATCGTAAACTGCTGCGCTTGATGCTTGGGTTTCCTTCGCAAATAATAAAGCCCCGTTTTTAGCCCTTTTTGCCAAGCATAAAAATGCATCGATGTCAACGACTTGTAATTCGGCTCCTCCATCCACAAATTCAAACTCTGACTCTGGCAAATGAATACCGCTCGATCCGCCGACATGTCAATTACATCCTTCATCGGTATCTCCCAAACCGTTTTATACTTGTTGCGCACATGCTCGCTTAAATGCGTCAAATGTTGCACGCTTCCGCGATTGGCAATAATATTGTTCTTTAGTCGCTCGTTCCAAAGCCCCATTTCAATGAGCTCGCGCATCAAATACTTGTTCATCACTATAAATTCACCCGCCATCGTTCTTCTTGTATAAATATTACTTGTAATCGGTTCAAACGCTTCGTTATTTCCAAGAATTTGTGACGTGCTCGCGGTTGGCATGGGTGCAAGCAGCAACGAGTTTCGAAGTCCGTGCTCAATAACGGATGCTTTTAACGCAGTCCAGTCATAGCGCGTGGTTCCAGGATTGTGTTCCCACATGTCAAACTGTAAAATGCCGTCCGATGCAGGCGACCCTTGAAATGTTTCATACGGCCCGTGCAGCTTCGCAAGTTCCATAGACGACTCCAGCGCCGCGTGATACATGGTTTCGAATATTTGTTTATTTAACTCCTTCGCCTCACGACTAGAAAATGAGCAGTTCATCATCATAAACACATCGGCCAGGCCTTGCACTCCTATTCCAATGGGACGATGGCGCAAGTTGCTTTTTCTTGTTTTCTCAGTAGGATAATAATTAATATCAATAATTCGATTCAAATTATAGGTTACAATTTTCGTTACCGCATGCAGCGCCTCAAAATCATAACAGGGTTCCGAGTCCCCAAGTTTGACAAATTTATTCAAAGCAATGCTTGCCAAGTTGCACACTGCAGTTTCAGTATCATCAGAGTATTGAATGATCTCTGAGCATAAATTTGAACTCTTAATCACTCCCAAATTCTGCTGATTCGATTTTTTATTGCACGCATCTTTATACAATAAATACGGCGTTCCCGTTTCCATTTGACTGTCCAAAATCTTAAACCATAAATCTCTGGCATTTATCTTGCCCTTCTCTCGTTTTTCGCTCTCGTAGTGATGATATAAAGAATCAAAATCGTTTCCGCACATGTCTGACAGACCGGGACACTCGCTCGGAGAAAATAAGCACCATTCTTCATTTGCTTTTACCTTTCTCATGAATAAATCCGGAATCCATAGCGCATAAAACAAGTCGCGCGCTTTCAATTCCTCATCGCCGTGATTCTTTTTCAACTCTAAAAATTCGCAAATGTCCGCGTGCCACGGCTCCAAATAAATTGCAAAACTGCCGTTGCGACGTCCGCCCTGGTCAACATATCGCGCCGTGCTATTAAACACGCGCAACATGGGAACAATTCCGGTCGAAGCACCGTTGGTTCCGGCAATTAAACTGCCCTTGGCTCTAATGTTGTGAATGTGAAGTCCAATTCCACCCGCCCATTTTGATATGTGTGCGCAATCACTCAACGTGTTGAAAATTCCGCTCAAACTGTCCTCCTCCATGGCAATCAAATAACACGAACTGAGTTGGGGGCGCAGCGTTCCCGCATTGAACAGTGTCGGCGTTGCGTGCGTAAAGTATTTTTGGGACATTAGGTCATACGTTTCTTTTACTCGTTTCAGGTCGTCGCCGTGTATGCCTATCGAAACGCGCAACCACATGTGCTGCGGGCGTTCAATTATTTTTCCATTTATTTTCATTAAATACGAGTATTCCAGCGTTTTAAATCCGAAATATTCAATCAAGTAGTCGCGATTATACTGTATCATAGTTTCAAACACTTCTTTATACTCTGCAACGATTTTCATCAATTCATGAGATACCAGGGGTGATTGAACAAACTTGCCATTTTTATTTTCATAAAGCGTTTTTATCACGTTGTAAAACGAATCACTCGTATTTTTATGATTATTGGATGCGGTAATGTAACTGGCAAGAGTTATATAATCAGGATGCAGTGTGGACAAAGTTGCGCATTGTTCCGCAGTTAGCTCGTCAATTTTCGTCGTGGATATTCCGTCATACAATTGGTCAATCACTTTAATGATGAGAGACGAATAATTTATGGAAGTAATGGCTGCCATTTTTCCCAGATTTTTTACGCGATTCAGAATTTTATCAAATGCGATATTTTGAAATGTTCCATCCCTCTTTTTCACGCGCATTTCCTTTTCTTCTTCTACAATTTCTCTTCTAGACATAAGTCCAATATTTGTTTCACTCATTTTAAAACCAGTGATACTATTCTTTGATAACTATTGTTTAAATTTATTTTTACTCAATATTATTAATATTGTTAATATTGAAATAAATTTATAATATTAATAATATAAAAAATCATGTTTAAAAAAAATAATATAAAGTAATGCATTATTCTATTTTATAATCAAATCAAATCAAATCAAATCAAATCAAATCAAATCAAATCAAATCAAATCAAATCAAATCAAATCAAATCAAATCAAATCAAATCAAATCAAATCAAATCAAATTAAATAATTAAATCGAATTAAATAAACAAATGTCGCCCCCATCATCGTACGTTCTTAAACTATTTATTACAAACAAATCTTCTTGTTTGAAAGCAGATTCAAATCCAAACTACCACGAACTTGTAAAAATGTACAAGGAAAAGGTGGAAGCGCATAATAGTAAAGTGCGCGAGTCCCAATATGCTGATTCCGGTTTTGATTTGCTCATTCCATTTGATTATTCCGAACATGAAAATGGTTATACCGAAAATCGCATTTCAAATATGACATTTCGCGCTCCGCTGGGTGTAAAATGTAGCATGTTGCGCATCGATTCGACAAGACCACTTCTAGTTCCATGCGGATATTACTTATATCCTCGTTCCAGCATTGTAAAAACACCATTTCGACTATCAAATTCGGTTGGAATTATTGACTCGGGATACAGAGGGGAGATTATGGCCGTCGTTGATAACATTGACTCCGCAAATAATGACATGAAAGTGTGTATTTGTAAATACATGACTCCGATGACACGAATGTTTCAGATTTGTTCACCAACACTGGAACCGTTTTTAGTTGAAATTGTAGACACCGAAGAAGCGCTTGGATCAACTGAACGCGGTAACGGCGGATTCGGTTCCACAGGATTATAAAAACATTTATTAGACATTTACATATTTATTTTTTAATATAAATAAATATTTACATTAGAATTTATATTAAAATTATAAATTTATATAAACGTATTGTATATACCTTTACAATGTCAGTTGCAACATTAAAGAAAAAAACATTTCGAGGAGGCAATCCGCGCGTGGATCCGATTTCCGGAGTTGGAAACAACGGATTTTCTTTAAACGGCTGTCTTCGCAACATCGGAGGAGTCGGGCAGTTTCGGATGGTCAGCAATGTAACACGCACTCTGTTTCGGGGAAACACGCCGGTAGGATGGGGCGGATGCTGTGGGACTTACCCGCAATACATTGCAAATTCGGGAAACTGTTGCAAAATTAATGACTCCTCCATTGTAAAATTGTCGACCAAAAATACAAAAGGAATGTTGAACGAGAAATATTTAGGAATTCTTCACGGTGCATATCCAAACACCTGGGTGAAAGACGATGACAACAGTTACAGAATTACCGACACGCAATCTCAGTACATTGAGTCGCTAACTTGGAAAACCGGATCGTGCAAGTTTCAAGCAGACAAGAGCGCAAACACGACTGTGGCAGACGCAGAAGCGTGCAAGTGCGCAAAAGGCAAATTTTACCACATTGGAGGCAAAAAATACATGTTTTATAAACCAACCACGAAATTTGTGGGAGGTTATACCACACAAAACCAGTACATTACAACCGGTGGTGTTGCAAAAAATAACGATTTGCCAACGCCGGCATGCGCAAGACCGTTTCCATATTCTTTGTCTCACAACGGCTGTGATGTCAATTATAATACCATTGAACAAGCCGCCGGAAAAGGTTACATTTTACCTTTGCCTTGAAATCGTTTTAATTTCTTACTGTATTGTATCTGCCACAACTCCCGCATTTCATACCGACTCGACTATTATATTAACTTATTGTCACCCTTTCATACACGTCCGTATCCGCATTTTCTTTGTTTACGCCGACGCCGTCTTCGGTATTACAACTGAACTCAACAACCGTCGTTTTAACTTCTTGTTCTTGATCCCGTTCTTTGTCCTGCCTACAACCCAATATTTTTTTCGCATTCAAGCAGTATTCCCCGCTTCGCAATTCGCGTTAAATACGCATTCTTGTAAAAATTTTTTCAAATTATCAGGTAAGCTTAATTTGTATAAAGCATCTTTACATTGTGATGAAATTCTGGAAGTACTATTATTATTACAAACTGGTGGATAACCTACACCTACACAACCAAAATAAAGATATAATTGCGTACCTGGAATAAATACCAATTCATTAGTATCCCGCTTAACATAAAAAATATTACAAAGTGACGGCAGAGCCGCTAATTGAGTGCCTACATTTGGTGTTTTTTGTAGGCCAGTCGCTCGCATACGAGAAGATCTCAAAATTTTCATTTATTTATTATATATATGTTATATATAAGTTATATAAGTTATATATAATAAATAAATCAAAAATAATATGACCACACCATATTTTTGATTTCAGAAAAATAAATGACCGCGTTTTTGTGTTACACAATCAAATAAATTTATTCTTTACGTGCAGAACGACCACGGCGGGAAGTGCGACCACGACGGGCAGAACGACCACGGCCGCGACCACGACGGGAAGTTTTGGATTTGCTATGCTTTGCCATTTTATACTAGTTGTTATATATTCTCTAAAGAAAAAAAAATAAATTCAATTAAAAAATTATATGTAAATAATTAATTAATTATTTACATGTTTTATTTAAAAATGCCTAAATAATTGTAATTTGTAATTTGTAAATAATAATGCCTAAATAATTGTAATTTGTAATAATAATGCCTAAATAATTATTTTTTAAAAAAATATTCCTTAAAAATATTCCTTAAAAATATTCCTTAAAAATATTCCTTAAAAATATTCCTTAAAATACCTTGTAAAAACGCCTAAATATATTCAATCATTACCAAATCGTGTCACTATGCCAATACATTCCATCACCTTTCTTGATATGATAAATGCTTTTAAACAGCTCTAAACGTGCTAGCGGACAATTTGCTCGATATTTATCCAGCGGATGCGGATTGATTTTGAGTTCAGTTGGAATGGCTTCTTTTGAAACAAAGGAGCGCCACTGATATGCAATGTACATGAACAGCGTTTCAAATGACAATTTTTTAATCGGAATAATGTAGTTGTCGGTAATCTGATAATCTCTCAAATATTCCTGAATAATAGCCAGTCCGGAAATATCTGCTAAATTCTCCCCGACCGATAAAGAGCCGTCCATCTTTATGCCGTCTCGCGCCGCAAAAGTTTCATACTGTCGTATCACGTCATTCATCTTGGACTGAAATATTTTATGGTCGTGAGGCGTCCACCAGTTGAATAAATTACCCTTATAATCATACATGCTGCCCATATCATCAAGAGAATGCGACAATTCATGACCGATTGTGTATCCAATATACGCCAAATTGTACTCTATACCGCGCTCGTCGCCGTCCAAAAACGGTTTTTGAAGGTAAGCAAGCGGCAAATAAATATTATTTTTCGTGGGATCGTAAAATGCGTTCACAATGTACGCCTGATTCCCGGCCAAACTGAAGTATGTGCTCCAGTCCACCATTGGTAAATCAATATAGTGTTTTCCTTCCGTTTCAATAAGCACTTTAAGTCGCCATGCATTGCACGCAATAGTGTTTCCCCATGCATCGTTTTTAGAATATGTTATGTCGGGGTCAGAAACAAGGTACGGCGGATGCGCCATATCCACGCGTATGTGTTGCAGCTTCAGAAGCGCATATTTTTTTGTTTTCGGACTCATCCACTTGTTTCTCTCGATAATTCGCATAAACACCGTTTTCAAATCGTATGCCAAATTACTCGCCCATTTAATGTATGCCCCGTTGGCATATTTCTTAATATACTCCTCCGTTAAGAACGTGTTGAAACAATATGAAAGCCCGAACACCGGAAATATTTCTTGTGGCCACATGCTTGTCTGCCCTTTTACAAATTTCCCAAAAAAATTGAAATAAATTGGTCGCCATGCCCGATGAAACTGCATCATCTGTTTAAAAAAACAGTAATAGAAATACGTTTGCCATTTTTTAGAATTCCAACTTTCTCTAAGAATTCCGGTAATTTTATGTAAATAATTTAAATTGTCAGTAATAAAAAAACGAGGCGCGGTTTTAAATCCGAGACCCTTTGTCAGTTCGTCCCAATTCAAGTGATATGTTTCATACGCTTCCTCCGCACTAACAACATTATAACCGTCTTCAGCTTCTTTCACGCTCGGATCATACGAATTCATAGCGTCAAGCATTTGTTTTTCAACATCGATCACGTCTTGTGGATCAAACTTTTCGTCGCCCCCTTTTCCAAATGCCAATTCAAATACGGTCGAAACAAACGCCTTGAACCGTTTATTAAACGCCCTTTTATACTCGTCTTCGTCACCGTCACCATTTTTATTGTTATCATTTTTATTGTTATCGTCATTGTTTTCATTGTCTTCGTAAAGTTCGTCATTGTAATAAGACAAAAACGGGGAGTTAATATGACACCGATTAATTTGCGAATCTTTTTCGTCCGTTATGATGCTAAAAGAAATGGGACAAAATCCCGCCATTATTTCATTTTGATTCATATGTATCAAAAGATCTGTGCACGTTTTGTTTTTAAACGTGTCTTCCAATTCTTGCTTTATTTTAGCCCAGTGTCGTTCGCATGAATCTTCATCCAAATTCAAAAATGATTCATACACGTTTCGTATCATGTGCGACTTGTGGCTTGAATTTTCCGACGTGTATGCCTTTACAATGTCAATGAGTTGATAGTAAACTTTCTCTTGAAGTGTTCGAAAACTATCAACTCGAGTATAATATTTCTTCATTTTTTTGTGTTTTTTTTCCTTTTCTTTTAACCAATCATAATTCACATACGTATAAAAATCATCTTTCGGATTGATGTGTTTTGGCGCAGTCGGTTTTTTAAATGCGCTGATGAGTTCTTTTCCTATAGTATTATATTTTGCATTTTTTAATCGCCGTGCATTTTTTTTATTTTTAAAATAATTTTCAAAATTTTCTTCAAACGAGTTGTTCACAGTAATACATCCAACTTTATCATCGATTTCAATTTTTTCAATATTTCTCATATTAATATCATCATTGTCATCGCGACTCTTATTGTTCATATTGTTCTTATTGGAATTCTTTTTATTTTTTCTTGTTCTCTTATAATTTATTTTCATATTTTATAACTTTATTTATAATTAGTTATAATTTAATAAAAAAGTACACCTTAATATTATAATATATATATATATATACACTTAAAACATTATTTAAATATTATTATTTTATTTAATTATTGTATTATTATTTTATTTAAAAATATGATATATTTTATTTTAGATAACATTTATAATAAAAATGTCAACAATGGAATATTTTTACGGTATAAGAATTTTATATCATGGTTATTAAATAATAAAAAACATGTAACACTTGTAACTAGAAAAATAAAAAACATTACTTATCCAGAAAATCTTACTGTTAAATATATACCGTTTGTAAAATGTATAAATTACTCAGAATTATATCTACCAATTTTTATTAACATTTCAAAAATTATATCAGATAAATCTACTGTTGTTACATTATTAGAATATTCTGTATTAAATTTAACTATGTTACCAAATGATGTCACATTAATATTGGGTTATCATACGAATATTCATTTATATGTAAGCAATTTTTTTGAAAAATTAATGTGTTTTGTAAATTCAAAATTATTTACGTATTATTATATAGACCCAAAATTAATTTTAATCTCTGGATATTCGTGTAATTCTATTATTGAAAAATATTTACCCAACAATAAAAAATTCATTTGGTATGATATGAATAGTACTTTTTTAGATTATCCCATAATAAAGTATAATTATAATAAAGAAAAAGAAATAAATATGATTTATACTGGTAGAATTAGTTGTATTCAAAAAAATATCGACACCCTTATTGAAATTTTGTATAAATATAATGAAACATATGGTAAAGCCAAGTTAACATTATATGGCAACGGACCCGATATAAATAAATATAAAAATAATGAAATCATTAATTTTTATGGGAATGTAGATCAAGATACGCTTTATAACGAATATAAAAAATATATCAATAAAAATGCAGTGTTTGTATTTGCTTCAACGACGGAAACATTAGGAAAATCTCCAATTGAAGCATCATTATGCGGATTACCGGTTTTCACAGCTATATCTCCTGAAACCCCTTTTATATATAAAGATGGTATAAATGGGTATACATTTACATCAGTGAATGAATGTTGTAAAAAAATAAATAAATTTATTCATTTGCCGAAAAATGAACAAAAAAATATAATGAAAAATGGTAAACGTATAAAAAAATTTTTTGATCCAAATATTCATTCCATACTTTATAACCAAATTATAAAATGATTTTAATTATATTTTTGTAACAAGTCGCAAAAATACTTCACCATATGTCATTCCCCTGTGAATATAGTGTATCCGCTTATTATCATCTGAACACAAGTCAAACCAGCTAGTATAGTCGGTTGTTTCGCTTACACACGACACCTCGTTTTTTATTTTGATGTATGACTTTTCATCCTCCAGTTTTCGTATCATTTGTTTCACGCATATTTTTAAAAAATCGACGAGTGATGATTCGTCGTCGATCGTCTCGTTATATTTTTCCCAAATGTTTCTAAAGCCGAGAATTTCATCGGGATCGCATTGCTGGTCTTCCATGCAAATGTTTACGGGATAGTTGCACATGACTCCGCCGTCTATATAGCAGCAAACGCGCTTGCACTCCTCTTTATTCTCTTCTTTATTATCCGCCGACGTTTGAGTTTCAACGAATATTTTTGGAGAGAAAAGAATTGGAAATGCGCAGCTCATTTTTATTGCATCCATAACTTTAAGCGACGGGTGCGTTTTATAGCTCAGATTTACAAGCTTGAACGTGTTTAATTCAACCGTCATAATATGAATTTCTTTTTTATTAAACTGGTATAACTCGCCAAGAGTTACATCCAGCGTCAAATCTTTCGCCAAGAGTAAAGGTTTCATAATAATGTCAAAAAAATCACCCGACATGATTCCTTTATTTGTGTAAACATCCAACACATCATGAAATGTTGAATTTTTTTGTAGTATTGTATCCCACGGGCATTTTATAATGTAATCATCAATCGTTTTCCAGTCGTGGTGCAATGAGAGAATCACGCCAAATAGCGCCCCAATCGATGTTCCGTATATCGACTCAATGTTATCCATGGACCAAAACCGTTGTTGTTCAAGGTATTTTGCTGCCCCGTACGATAAAAGTCCTGTAGGACCACCACCGCTTATCACAATGTGTTTGATTGTCATATTTTTTTTATTTTTAAAATGTCAAATGTGTGCCAATTATTTATTTATTTCTCTCTACTATTTTAATGTCGGAGTTTTTTAATATATTTTTATCTGTGAATAAATATACGAATTAAACTAAACTATTGCATTTATAATATAAACAAAAAACAAAAGAGAACATTTTAAAAAAATATGGACAACTTGTTTTATTCACGCGACGAAGAAGATGAAGATGTAGAAAATGTGCGAAAAATAAATTTAGATGAGCTGTATGACAGAAAAAAAGAAAAAGATTTACAGAAGCTGCAAATATTTAACCGCATATTGAATCGAGTTCACGAAAAAATTAAAATGACATCCAGGCAAAAATTAAACAGCAGTTTTTGTTGGTATGTTGTCCCCGAAGTCATGCTGGGATACGTGAATTACGATCGCGCCGCATGCATTTCATACATCCTCGCAAAACTGGAAGAGAACGATTTTCAGGTTCGATACACGCATCCCAATCTCATATTTATAAGCTGGGGACATTACATTCCCACCTATGTGAGAACCGAATTTAAGAAAAAAACGGGCATTGCAATCGACGAACACGGAAATCGTAAAGACGAACACGATAATACAACCGACGGGACCGACGGTGGCGGCGGCATTCGCTTGATTACCAATTCCTCTAGTAATTCTGATAATGGCAACCTTGACCACGCTTTGCTAAACCGAAATAAATCCATGACAATAGGACCCAATGCAAATGTTATTATTAAAAAGGAATACAAACCGATTACAAGTTATAAACCTACGGGAAATTTAGTATACAGTAATGATTTCTTGAAAAAAATTGACGAGAAAATAAATAAATAAATAGTTATAAAATTAAATAAAAAATTGAAATTTATCTAATAGAAGAAGAAGAATAATAAACCAAGCAATGCCGAGGAAAACAAAAAAAACGAAAACTCTTTGCCCTGATGAAGAACCTTATGATAATAAACGATGCATTCTCCTTTGGAAGCGCGACGAATATGGTCTTACGATTCTGACGATGAAAAATGCGAAAAGGTCCGAGTTATATGAGAAACCTATATTTTATATTCCGCTAAGAACATTTATGCGTTGTGGCGCATTTTGGTCGGCGCTCCATTTATGTACAATATTCTGGGAACCGAAACCTTATAACATGGAACGATCATTTCAAGAAACGGAAAAAATAAAGGGCGCATATCTCATCGCCTTTGCACCCGATATAGCGCCAATTTGTAAGGGGTGGGCTAAACAACGCATCGACGCGTTACACGACTGGCCTCGTGATCCAGAAGCAGAGGAAGCGTTTGTTGAAATTATCGTGTTTCAGGATTCGCTCAAAGATAAAATCATGGATGCAATTAAGGGACACGCATTACAAGTCAAGTTTTCCGAGACGGATAAAAATGGCATTTACCATGTTTCTGAATCCTGATTATAAAAAATGTTTAAAAAATAAATAAAGAAATAACTTGATATAATTACATAATAAAAATATAATTAAATTTATTCTTATTATGTGAGTTTTACATTTTCTCTTATTCAAAACGCTTATTTTTTATAAATTTTTGACTTGTAACCTTTTCTAGTTCCGGTAAAATTATCTGTCTCGTTATCTGTTAAAGGCATCGGTTTGATTCGGTGATAAGTTTTGTTTTCGCATATATTGATTATTTTAGCTCGATAAATATAAGTATTTTCGTTTATATAGTGTCTATAATGAAATGGAATTCGTTGACCACCCAAATCGACTCTTTCTATAATAACAATGTCATTTACTTTCAATGTATTTGTCGCCATGTTTATGACTCTTGTGTTTGGAGTTGGACCATATATCAGAAATATAAATCAATTTTTTGAACAAATTAGTCAGTATTATATACAAATATTATATACAAATATTATATACAAAATATTATATACAAATATATATTATAAATAAACAAAGTAAACAAGTTTAGAAAAAATGCCATACACGCTTCGAAAACAAAAAAACAGAGGGTATAAAGTGTGCAAAAAGGGAACGCGCAAATGTTTTTCTAAACGCCCGCTAACAAAACGCATGGCAAAACGCCAAATGCGCGCCTTATATTTACACGAACGAATGGATAAGTCGAAATAAAATAATAAAATCTAAAATACAAGCCAATTATAAAATTATAATTATTAATTATATAAAAATTGAATATTTTTTATTTTTTTAAAAACCTAGTAACCGGAAACTGCATCGCATCCATGACAACCGTCGCTGCTTCTGCTTATCCTCGAAATGATATTCGTTCCATATTTAATACTAAATCGTCGTCGTCATCATCGTCGGAATCAATATCCGTTGTCGCCGTTGTCGCACCCATCAAAGAAACAAAGCCACCGCCAGCTAAAAAGGTTGAAAAAAAGACGGAAATTGACTATTTATGTGACGCATACTGTAAAATTATAAAAAACGGGGATACTGTAGATAAAAATCACGTCAAAGAAATGTTATGTCGTATTGTAGAACATTTCAAAATACGACCAAAAAAATTATACCGTTATTTCCATTTTATAAAATATAATTCAGGAAAAAAGACAGCACTAACACTAGAATTATTATTACAAAATCCGTTTGAGTTTATTTCGTTTCAGAATCAATTCATTTCATACAAGGATGCAATGAATATATGCCAGGAGAATGGCACTTTTCCGGAATTACGCGTTCGGATCGTGGCGTGGATATATGACTATTTCATCGGAAAACAAAATAAATATTATATTTCTGAAAATGATTCTGAGAAACTTTATACTGAATTTTTAAGTGAATTCATAAAAGAAAAGTTAAAAGCCGAACAAATACTGTTTGGAGGAGAAATACTCATTCAAATGAAATTTGGGCAAAAAATATTTTACACAACTCGAGAATTTATAGAGCATGAAAAAATGATTGGAGACATGGTTATTGACTTGTTTTACAAGGACGGTGATGACGATAAAGACGATGAAGACGTGAAGGCGCAAGAAGAAAAAGAAGAGGAAGAAGAAAATATACAAGAACACATTAAAGCGTATATTAGAAAACGAAACAAGGACGATTTTCAATTTGAACCAGAGCAACTAGAGGCAATTCATAAAGGATGCGCATTAAAAAGGGGAGAGCTTTTGAACATTACGGGTCCACCGGGAACCGGCAAATCAACCATTGTAAATTGTATTATAAACTATAAGCTGGACCGCGATTCCAGTATTGCAATCATGGCTCCTACCGGACTTGCACAAAAAAATCTCAAAAACACGTGCAAATACGACTCAGTGCATGACAAGAACAAAAAAATCATATTTTCAACACTGCATAGAGCTATTAATTTCACATTTGTTCAAAAAAATGGAGGCATAAAAAAAATGGATACAGATGCAGATGCAGATAAGAAAAAAGAAGAGCTTGATTTTGAACCCGACATGTTGATTGTGGATGAAGCATCCATGGTCGACTTGGACTTGTTTTACAAACTCTTGAAAGCGTGCAAACAGTTTAATACTTCGCTCATCTTGATTGGAGATGTAAACCAGCTACCGCCAATCGGTCCCGGAATACCGTTTGAATCCATTATAAACTCGGAACTGTTTCATACAACAAGATTGACAAAAATTAAACGCCAGGATGGTAACTTGAGAGAAGTGATTCAAAAATTAAATACGCCAAACGGACTTGCATCAAGCGATTTCGATGGTACAAGTTCTATATTTATCGAAGCAAAAACATCAGACCAAATTGAAAAAGCGGTAACTGAAATATATCGTCATGAGTTGGAGCGTAATCCGGATGCCGACATTCACACCATGTGTGCTCAGAGAGAAAAGGGGGTGTTTCATTTAAATCCCGTGATTCAGAATTTGAAAAACGGTAAAAGTGCGGAACTTTTCGTAAAAAAATATGATAACGGACACCAGCATCAATTTTATGAAGGTGATCTTGTCATGCGAACGGAAAATGACTATAAAGACGAAAATAATGTGCGCGTCAACGGAGATGTTGGAACCATTCACGAATCAAGAGTCAAGGCAAAAAGGTTTGGAAGAGACGTGTATGAATATCGATACACGGTAAAATATATTGGTGGCAATGACAGTGAAAAAACGGATGAAGAAACGAATTTGAGTGTAGAAGATGTTCGCGATGCATTTGTACCGTTTTACGCAAGCACTGTGCATAAAATGCAGGGACTTCAAAAATCGACCATTGTATTCATTGTTTCGCCGGAGCATTCCTTCTGTTTAACCAATGAAAACTCAAAAAAATTGGTCTACACGGCAATATCGAGATGCAAGGCCAACTTTTACGTAGTGGGTGATAAGAACTTGTTTACAAGGTCGCAACAGTCGAAAGGGACCACTAGTGTTTACCCTACACGATTCATGAAGGAATTTAACAAGTATGATTTTTAAATGGAATCGAAGGAATAAATTAAATATAATTAAAATATATATAATTAAAACATTATAAGTACTTGTAATAAAGACAATATAAAATATAAATGTATATAGTCGCGTATAATTTTATTTTTTTTTATTCAAGGATATAATAATCATAATAATCAATAAAGATATTTTATTCGGATTATTTACATTTTCTAATTATCTCTCCTGTCTCTCTATAAACCAACATTTATAAGGTAAATAAAAATAGAAATGGCAACATTAGCAACATCCACCCTTTCTCCAGAATTCTCAAATTCAAAAATAGTTTGCAATAAAGAGGATGTTATTCTTCTCAAGGAAACCGACGATTCTAACAAATATAGAATCATATTTAATGCACATAATTCAAACTTCCCAATCCATTCCATCATTGGATTAAAACTTTATACGCTGTTATACGAACTCAATCGTGACGTCATTCACACATTCAAGGTTGTAAATGAAACAGAAACAAGCATTGAAACAGTGACGTTATTTAAACCCTTTGGAAAGGATTTTGGAATCTCTCCAAAAGCGATGCACACTGTATCCATAATGCATCTTGAACCAGACGCCTGCACATGCACATTTAACAGTGTTGATATTCAATCAGATAGTAGTGCAAATAATGCGGTAAATCACATTCCAAAAAAGTACGAACGCATTAAATCGACGCATTCTAAATTAATTGTTTATTTTCTCTCTGCGAATGACTTACAGTTTGATTTTACATTTAAATTAAGCGACGATGATGGTGATCAACAAGAAGAAGAAGGAGTGTGTCCGATCTATATGGAAAATTCTGTCGCTCTAATGATTAAAAAAATGTTTTGTAGATTAAAAGGATTTACAGAGAGAATGGCATAAATAATACTTTGAAAATGTATGTAATAAAAAGTATAAAAAATAGTAATAAAATATAAATATATTAAATAAATAAAATATTTATATTAAAAAGTATTTTAACACTTCATGATGAATAATAATATTATGGGGTATATGAGTAAAATATTAAATAAATTTAAAAATATAATGAACGATAATACGAATGGTTGTAAAAATGCGTGCAAGGCAGCTGGTTCATATCTATCAGCAGCTTATATTTTAATAAAAGAAACGATTCGGTATAAATCTAACCGCTATACGTATAATGAATACATAAAACAGTTGGCTCTCATGTTTTCGAGAGAAAATATATTTTTTATTAAATTTTTTCAAGCTGTATGCACAACAAGTCATCCGCTTTTAACAGATGACATTTTACAGTATTTAAACACATTTACAGACAATGCGCCATATACCACTTCAGAAATAGATGTCGAATCACTGGAACGTTTGATAAAAGAGCACTCCGTTGAAATAAAAAGACCATTTGTTCCAATTAAATCGGGCACAATTTCTCTCATATTTGAAGGGACTTTAAAGTTGGGACAAGGGCAACAAGGGCAAGGGCAAGACCAAAGAGAAGAATCTGTTATTATAAAATGCAAACGCGTTGGGATTGATGATAAAATTCAAGATGCAATATTTAACATGAATCATTTGATTTCATTTACAAGATTCGTTCCTCATATAAAAAATTTGAATGTTCACGATATTTATAATGAAAACAAACAAAGTATACTCGACCAACTTTCTTTTCATAAAGAAGTGCGTAATATTGAAATATATTATTCGAAATGGAACAAGCCGGGTCTTGACTACATTAAAATTCCAAAAGTGTATTCTGAAATCACACAACAACTTCCGAATCTTATTGTTATGGAGCGCATCGTTGGAAATACAATATATAATATTGATCCAGAAGATAAAGATCGGTATGCGAAACTGTTGGCAAAATTTAATTTCAAGAGCGTATTTTATGATTCCATGTATCATGGCGACATTCATCCTGGAAACATATTTTTTATTAAAGAGCTGAAAGTGAAATCAAATGCGTCCATTAACGATAGTGACGACAGTGACGAGATTGATGATAATGACGAGATTGATGATAATGACGAGATTGATGATAATGACGAGATTGATGATAATGACGAGATTGATGATAATGACGAGATTGATGATAATGACGAGATTGATGATAATGACGAGATTGATGATAAT